TATGTAGTCTGACCGAGCGCATCCTTGAGATACTTGTAACCTGCGAGGTCTGTGATATTCTGCTTCAAGTCACCATATATCTTGCTAGTGATATAGGCATTAGCCAAACCAAGTTTGTCATAGAATGCGCTGTATGCGGACTGAAAGTTGGTGAACTTCGTTCCCACGGCAGAGACGATAGCAGCCTTGCCGTTAGTATCAGCCTTATTGTAATTTGTAGATATATCTGAGAGATACGTAACGAGTTCCGTCTTGGCAGTAGAGAGAGTAGTGAAAGCAGTATTAAGGTCGGTGAGTTCTTTTGTACTCTTTAACACCTCTGCTCCCTTCACTTCATTGTACGACTTCTCGGCAGCTGCGAAAGCATCTTCAAGTCGCTTGGAATCCTGCGCCATTGCAGCAATCTCAGAAGGCTCTAGGTAGCCATCTTTGACGTAGCTGTCGAACGTCTTTTTGTTTTCGGTAACAGTCGTTCCGAGGGCGTTCAAGTTGCTCTGTGTCGTCTTAATCTCTTCTTGCGCCTTCTCAGCAGCTTTCTGGGCTTCCTCTGCCTTCGTGTCATCGGTATACTTGCTAGCCAATTTCCAATCGGCAATATCGAACTTTTCGCCTTCTGCCTTGGCGGTGGAACACTTCAAGATTTCGTTCTTGTAAGTGCTACCATCGTTCGGATAGGTTGCGTTCACCCACATATCGTTCACATCGTATGGTGGAACTGGCTGAGAGCCGAAGATGCGTCTCTTGGTGTTGGCGGTAGCTTGCGCTCCATTAGCCTTCTTATCCGCAGCGGCTGCATCTTTGAGTGCTTGGCTTGAATCTTTGAGTGCCTTGGTCAGCTCCGTATCTGTGATGATAATCCACTCATAGGTAGAGCCATCCTTGGCAAAGCGGTATGCCTTGCCCGTCTTGTTGTCGTAGTAAAGGTCGCCAAGATGGGTTTCTTTATCCTCATCGGTCTTCCAACTGATGGCTGGAGCATTCTTCAAAGTAGGAACGCCGTCATAGAACCAAGTCTCAATAGCTCCGTCTATCTGGTTTTGAAGGTCGATAATCGTCTGCGATTTCTTGATAATGGTCTCAACGGCATTCTTATCCAAGCTCTTCTCGGTGATGTACTTATCCAAGGTCTTTCCATCGTAGGTGGACTTTATATCCAAGTCTCCCTTGATGGTTACTTTCTTCGTCTCGCTATCAAACTTGACATAGGAATCACCCTCGTAGTTATTGGCACTAGTAGGTCGGTCTCCGAAGTACATATCTCCGTAGACGTGGAAGAAAGCCTTGTTAGTCTGCTTATTCACACCATATTCCACATACTCCCTATTGGCAAAGGAATAGCTGTTGATGCCGTGATAGAGGCTGATGGATGGCGAATAGGTATCTACCGCCGAGAAGATAAGGCAGTTCTGACGTTCCACATCGGTTCTATTACCGCACTGGTTGAGCACATCACCTTTAGCAGGAACATCGCTTGCCGTAGCGCAATCGGTATCAGAGAGGTCGATATAATGATATTTCTTTCCTTCCAGCTCTACAGGGTCTTCATCACGACCGATTACAAATCGCCAGTAAAAGTGATTGCCAGCCTTGTGATAAGTGCCCTTGCGAACGTTGAATGATTCCGAGCGCACCTGGTCGCCAACAGCGAAATCATTATCCACGGCATTGCCTTCCTGCTCTGCTAAGAAATAGCAACGATAAGCCTTCTGTGACACATTATTGTATGTCACAGTAACTTCTTCTACCTTATGAGCCACCACGCCACCAGCAGGAGAGATTATCTCCTTACCACCGATGGTGGATGTTTTATTGATGACCAGCTCCTCGAAGATAGCCTTCATTCTTACCTCCAAGTAATCTGTGATGAGGTGTGAACGACCTTCTGCATCTGTAGTCCACGAGCCTCCGTTCTCATTGTTGGAGTTACCGATAAGCAATCCACTAAAGAACTTCTGCACCTTCTCCCAAGTGATAGTGCCATGGGCCGTATCATCCTTATCCTTGGCAAGGAAATGCTTCACACCGAACTGACCGAGATAATGAGGGGTAACTACGGTATCGTCGCTTGTTTCCAGGGTGCCGTTACTGTCAGCAACGCCCTTCAGTTTATGCCCACCCAGGAAAAGACTAGTTACGCGAGCTACATTTGCCGACAATTCATTAAAGTTTGCCTTCAGAATCTCCTTGAGGAAGGTGATGGTATCTGATACGGAATTATACCGCCACCATGCGCCTTCTCCACCACTGGCTATAGCCTCGTCGGTAGCCAGTTTTCCGCAATCAAAATGCTGTTCCCATTCTCGCTTTCTGGTATTGTCGGCATCGGTCTTTACAGCAGATATGATACCACCTGTAAAGATATAGTAATAAGCCTCGTTACCTATCTGCACACCTTCAGTTCCGGAAGATGGAATAGTCTTACCGTATATATCTATCTTCTGACCAGGGAACACGACGGTAGCCTGGTTATTATCGGTGGTAGACTGTCGTGGAATGGCGATATACACATACTTCCGTTTGCTATCGGGGAAGATAGAAGGATAGGCAGCAAGCGTCCAGCGCTGATAGTTGTGACCGGCATCATAGCCCAAGCCTGGCACATCGCTCATATAGCATAGGACTGAAGCGCCCGATACTACACTACACTGGATGTAGTCAGGCTCTCCCATCGAATTTAGCTGGATAGAGAGCGCAGTGCTCGAGATCCAATAATTTGTATTTTTTGCTTCTGTTGTCATTTTTTTGTTTGGATTTTTATTTATTTATAAGGCAAAGATAAAGGTTTTCGCTTTTTTAGTGGGGACAAAAAGAAAAGGTAAAAGAGTAAAAAGGTAAAAAAGCCTAGCGGGGTAAGAACCAGCGATAGAATCGCTGGGAACGGAGTCGCAAGGCGGTTAAGGTTCTTTTTACCTTTTTACTCTTTTACCTTTTTACCTTTAAATGGCGAAGGGGTCGCCGTTTATACCGAGCTTTGCGGTAAAGGAAACGGAATACATATTCCTGTTGGTATCATCCTTGATGGTTATCTCGTCTTCAAGATTGATGGTACAAGGAAGCCAGGCATCATTGGCTTTCAGCCATACGTGCTCAGACATCAGGAACTCATGGAGATACCACTGCTGCCATGCCTTGGTGAGCGGGTCACTCTGATAGAGCCAACTTTCACGATCATTCTGCTTCTGAATAGCCGAACGGGAGAACTCATTGAAGGTTTCCTGAATAGCTTTCGTATATTGCGTGCTCTCGACACTCATCTTCTGAGAGTAGGATTTCGGCACGCTGATACTCTCCAGACAACCGAAGCGGTTAATGAAACGGAAGGTGGTACGGTCTTCAGCTTCAGAGGATGGTTGAGCATAGATGGGGTGTCCCTGAATGCTCTGCACACCTTCCTTCGTGATTTCCTGTTCTTCAGATGCAGGGGCGGTCAGTGAGCTGCTGGTGGCTAGGTTCTGTGCTGCGCTATATGATACCGGATAAACAAAACTCTCGCCTACAACGGCTATTTCGTGGGCATCAGTCGGTTTGCAGGAGAGAAGGGTGACTGCCTTCGTTACGCCCGATTTCAATCGTTCTATATCGCTGAAGGCTCCGGCTATGCAGCGAAGGTTGGTTTCACCTTTATTCTTCGAGCCATCAGCTGGATAATAGACCTCGCCTACACCGGTATGCACCTCGCCGTTGTTATCCATATACTCATCGTAGGCTTTGATGTACCAGCTTACCACGGGGTAGGTGGATGGAATGGCAGTATACTTGTAGCTATCCAGCGTTATGCGGAGAGCAGAGGATATATCAAGCGATACATCACTTCTCTCGGTAGTAACGGGGATGGTGAGCTTATTGGTTTCGTAACTACCCGTACCATCATCAAAGTTCACTTCTACGATAACCCGATGGAAAGATGGCTTTGTAGCCACGGAGGGGGTGATGGTAAAGGTTATCGGGTTTCCGGCAAATACAGAACCCGATGTGAGATTGATTTTCTGTGCCATAAGAAATAATTTATAATTTATAGTTTATAGTTTATAGGGCATTCTTGCTTGAGGGCGCTAGCCTCTTTAAACTATAAACTTTTAATTGTTAACTTTGCGCTCGGCGAGCGCAATTACATCGGAAACGAGCTTGCAATCTTTCGCCTCTTCCGGGGTAATCTTGATATGGAACATCATTTCCACCTGCTGAATCATATCGAGAAAATCAATAGATTCCAGCTCTACCTCGTCACGGAGATTAGAGGCAGGGGTTACTTCGTGCTTTACCCATGATGTTTTCAGGCTGTTCACGATAGCGATAATGCGAGAGGTTATTTCTTCTTTTTTCATATTACCTTTTTTACCTTTTTACTTTTTTACTTTTGAAATGACAAATGAGGAGTTTGTACCTCCAAATCCAAAGGCATTACAGAGGATATGATGAGGGGAATAATACTTAGGGAGCATCACCAGGTTCAATTTCGGGAAGGCGTTCTCCTCGGTAGTGGCTGCATGGAACAGACGACCGTATGTAAGCATGATGGTAGCTTGTACGGCTTGCGATACACCTGCCATCCAACACTCGTGACCCGTCATACCTTTTGTAGCTACTACGTTCGGACAGATAGGGAAAATTCTCTCTATTGCCTTTGCCTCGGCTTCATCGCCCATCGGTGTGCCGGTAGCATGAGCAAGTACTACGTCTATCATGCCTTCATCCAAACCTGCATTCTCGATGGCATTCAGCATAGATACTTCTTCCTGATAACTATCAGGGGTAGTGATAGCTTTTCCATTGGTAGAGAAGCCATAGCCGGAAAGGGAAGCGAATGAATGCACCTTCTCTTCTTTCAATCGAAGACTATCCGATGGTTCGAGGATGATGCAGGCTGCGCCGCCCGATGGTGCCAATCCGTTTCTGCCTTTACCAAACGGCTGCACTTTATCAGGTGAGAAGACACCGAGGGCATCGAAAGCTTCCATGCAGTATTGAGATCCGCATTCCTGCGCGCCAATCACAATTACCATTTCAGTCTGTTTGCTATCGAGAAGCATCTTTGCAAGACCAATGGCATGCCCCCCTCCGGCACAGGCTGCGCTTACGGTGAGCGATAAACCATGAATGCCGAGGATAGTAGCTAGGTTCATGCTGATAGTGGAATTAAGTGAACGGAATAGGGTTGTTACCGGAAGTCTACGATTAGAGATGTTCTTTTTTACGTGAGAGACCACAACTTTGCTTTCATAACATTCTGAGTCGTTACTTACGATAAGTGAAACATTATGGTTTTCAAGAAACTCCTTACTGACCTTTGCTTTCTTCAGCGCCTCGAATACCGTATCGAGCACATAAAAACCATGTGCAGGCATACATTCGTATTGCGCATGGGTAAGTATATCCAGACACTCTGCTTTCCAACTAGGTACATTGCCACATAAATCGGAATTGTATTTATCGCGGCATTCGTCGTGATGCAATCCGCATTTACCCTTATAGAGGTTCATGGCTACTTCTCTTGTACTTCTGCCTAGGGCAGAATGAATACCAGTTCCGGTAATCAATATCTTTTTATCCATTTTTATTTCGTTTTTATATTATAAAACATATTTTCTATTTAAAAGCTTTTGCCCTTACAGGGCGACATAAACCACATTCTATATACCCAGGGTGTTGCCCTGGGCTAGGAGCTTCTGCCCTTACAGGGCGTACACTGTTAACTCAACCTCGCCCATTCCCGTCTTGGCATCGATGGTGGTATTCACCTTGTCTATGAGGCATTTCATACCGCCTATGTTCCACCATTCCTGCCAGTGGTTCGGTATATCGGCCACTTGCGCTACGGTAGTGGTACATCTCACCATAAACTTCTTTCTGTTCAGAAGGAAATAGGCGTAGGGGAGGACGAAGGTATCAAATAAGCCGCGGGAACGGACCTTCTTCACCACCTTACCATTTTTATCTACCTCATCTTTATCACAAAGTACTACATTTTGATACTTCGGATCACTTAACCACGATGGTTCCTTGAAAGCACGTATCTTGAGCGAGAATTTTTCACCTTCGCCCGTTCCTTCCTGAATACCATTATAGTCAAATTCATTGCCCATCATATCCAGTGAATCGCATGCCAGGGCATACTTACCAGATACGGTACGCCATTTGGACGTTCCGAAGTGGTCGTAATTATAATCGTAAGACTGGCGGGTAGCATCGCTACCACCACCTCGCATCAAAGCAACCGCATATCCCCAGCGTGAATCATCCTGCAACGGAGAATTGCCATCATCGGTGCTCGACGGGTCGTAGCTTTCTACGAGTGATAGTGTCTGCTGCATGTAGAAATCACAGAAAGCAGTAGAGATAGTCTGATTGATAATCTGTTCCACAAACTCATGCTCCATATCCTCATCTACATAAGCACAGAGGATAGGCAGACTATCGGCGATGGTTACACCATATTTCTTGCCGTTGTAGGAGTCGATTGCCTCGTGAGAGCCATAGGCAGCTTCTATCTCCTTGAAATAGTTCACATCATTGAACGGAACAGGAGTAAAATCTACCGAAATATCGTGAATGAAATCTTCGTTCTCATCGCTGCAATCTCCATATTCTACACCCTTAAACTGACCTACCTCAAAGAGTACCGGTTTCAAGTCGGCTGTCGTGGTTGCATCACTATTCACCTTTACGCGATAAGCGTTGCCAGTCTTGCGGTCGATATAACAATGCTTATCTCCACTACTCAGATTATGGAAGAAATCGATGTAGTCGAGATTATAGATGGTGGAGTTATCGCCACTATCTGGCGCAGGGTAATCGATGTAATCATAATCGGTAGAATAACCCATGTTCTTGTTTCTACGGCTATCGAGTACATTCTGACGCTGATCTTTTGCATCACTCTCTGCAGAATAGCGCATACGCACACCTGTAATCTTCTCGGTCATCGGGACCATGGAGTGGATGTTGGCATGAAACGTTCTTGCCTCATTACCGCTCTTGCGCAACACATCACGGGTAAGATAAGCTGTTACCTTCTTCTGCTCGTAATCATACGAGAACTTGATACCAAAGGCACTTTCAAGAGATGAGATTACGGTGCTTACGCTCTCATCAGGGAAATTGCCGCTGTTGGCTACCATATTAAGCACGTTTGCCTGTACCTTGAACTTGCTGATTTTTGCCTCGATGCTGATACTAGTAACCTTGCCGCCATCATCGCGAACCTCACCAACCTGTATATGCTCGGTGGTGCCTTCAGGTGTGTGGAGTGTTAATTCCTGCACGTCCTTATTCTCTGCCTTTACGATATTAATCTTTCCACCGCAACCACGGCTTTCCAGCCATGAATTGATATGCTCCTGGCTTTGGAAATAACCCGTCTTGATTTCGCCAGCTTTCTTCTTCTTGGCGATGACTTCGGCATCGTCTTTTCGGTAATAAGTACCATGGTGAGGGTGAAGATTAGGTTGTTTTGCGCCTGTAGGATCTTCCTCGTCGTACTGGTAACTGACGGTATCGTAGCTGCATACGGTCGTGAAGAAACAAAGATGCTTCAAATCCTCTATCTGCATTAAGGCTCGCTTATCGAAAGTTACACCCAGATAGTCAAAGAGGCAATCGAGGAAATAAAGCACATAGAAGCAGATACCCGACTGCGGACGTTTGGCATCCAATACCCAATAAGGGTAAAGGTCTTCGTTCGTCCAGGTACAGTCTTTCGTACTAATAACACCGCTCGCCGTCTTCTTGTCATCATCAAGACCATGATGTTTGTAACAGATACGGGCGTTGCAGTAAGCGGCTGCCCTGCCCGCGCCATCGGTTTCGCCATAGGCAGCAGCAGTGTTTATATAGTTACCGTTATTTGCGATGGTAGGCTCATTTACTGTATGGTTCTGCGGATAGGAACGCTCTGAGAGCTTATACGCATCACCTTTATAATGCTGGGTAGATGTGCTTGTATATTCCTTACAACTGGCAGGATAAGAGAAACCGAGTGCTTGCGGTTCGAGAACCTTGCTTACGCTTACGTGGGCGGCTCTGATTTCGTGGTTTTCCGTCTTATCATCCTTATGCTTACCTCCGGTAACAAAAACATTTACCTTTACCACAGGGTCGCTCTCTATATCCACCCTCACATTACCGATTTTCTCACCGATGATAATCTGGTCCTTTACAGGAATATCACGGCATTGCAGGTCGCTGATTAGCTCGCTGAAGCTCTGTGTGCTGGCATCGATGTTCATAGAGAGTGAATCGGTTATTTCCTCATCGTCCTGCATGACCAAGGTACCGCTACGGAATGGCAGTCCGTCGGCATGAATGCGAGTAGGCAGGTGCTCCATATTCACGGCTTTCATGGCGGCATGAATATCTTCGATGTTCTTTACCAGCCATCGGTTGCCGTCCAGCGGAATAGAGAAAGGATAGGAGAACATTTCCGTATCGTTGAACACGGGGTTCTGGTCCTCAATATCTATTGAGAAATCATCGGGCAAAGATACCGGCTTGTCGTTTATTAATATAGTAAGATGTGAGTTCATTTTCTGATTTCTATTTTTGCTTTATCGTATAAATCTATGAGGCGATCGGTGAAGGTATCAATGGTTGCCGTACCAAAAGCATTGATTTTCTGGTGCCCATGGTCGTGAAGGGTGCCATCGGTGATGAAGACTACACTCTGGTCGTAGCTTTCTGCCTCGCTGCCAGTTACCAGGTGGGCATAGTTCCTGGCGATACCGTAACCTGCCTTTATGGTAGCCTTGCTGCCATCCAGGAGTTCTACCTTGCAGCCTTCGTTCATTACGAGGGCGGTAGCGGCATTATGGAGAATGACGTGCGCCTTGCCTAAGACGTATATCTTTCGGGAGGAGTAGAGGTGGATTTCCTCGTCTGTATCGCCTACGAGGACGGTACCGGTGGGCGAATCCTCGTTATAGAAGATACCACCCTGGTTAATATCTGCCTTAAACTCGGGATATACCGCCTTGAAAGCATCGATTACCTGCTGCGGTACCTCGGTGATTAAGCCATGCCAGTATTTGCGCCATGCCTCGCACATTTCCGGAATACTCTGCGTGCTCTTGAAAGCATGCTGAGATTCCTGGCAATTGCCGCTCTGGGCGAGGATATGGACGCAAAGGGTCTTGAAACGCTGCGTGCGCTGTTCTGGGGTTTCTTTATTCTTTGCCATATTGCTTTTCTTCTTTGTTTATAGGGCAAAGATAGGAGGTTTTTTCTTATTAGAGGGGACATAAAAATGTTGAATGTTGAGTGTTGAATGTTAAATTAGCCTAGCGGACGCAAGGGCGTATGCCTAATTCAACATTCAACACTCAACATTCAACATTACGCATAGCGCTACGCTTCGGGATCCTCTTTGGCTTCTTCTATAGTTTTTGTGAGAATAGCTTCATAGCCGGAAAGCTCCTCTTCGGTCACGATGTCAGAGAAATCCTGGCGAAGTTGGTCTATGCGCTCCTTGATGCCTTTCACTCTCGTTTGGGTAGATGGCTTATCCTTGCGAAGGATATACTTGATGCGAGCATCGGCTTCTGCCTTGTGCTTTGCGGCTGCATCACGAGCAGCCTTTACTTCCGGACGGTCGTTGGCAATTTTCTCGGCTACCTGCTCGGCAAAACGAGGGTCGCGAGACTGCGCCTTCTCATAGAATGGCTTAAACTGGGTACGGAGGGTCTGAGGGTCCACGGTAAAGGTTTTCTTTACATAGGCGATATATTCAGGGTCTCCGGTCTTCTCGCTTAGTCGCAGATAACACTCGCCCATCTCTCTATCTACAGCCTTGAAGATTTCCGGAAGAATATCGCTTTCGATTTCTACGGCTCTTGTGGCGAGAGGGGCAATCTCATCCTCGGTGTAGACGGCACTTTTGCCTTGAGAGATGGCTTTCTCGTTGGCTTCAGCCCTGGTCTTAGCCTGTTCTGCCTTGCTTGCCATCTCGCTGCGGAGGTCACGTACGGTGTTCACCTGCTCCTGCAGGGCGGTAGAGAGGAACGGACGCAACTGCATTAGGTTGGGCATGGTGGCAGCGATACTTTCGCCGTTAGGGTTGGCTACGATACCATTATAGGTAAGCGGCTGCAGGGTGGTGTCCGGTTTCAGGCTAGGGAAGAGAGACTGCTTCGCATCTTCCAGGGCTTTCTTTTTCTGAAGTTCGGCATACTCAATCTGTTCCTGCTTGGTAGGTCTGCCCACACGTCGCTTGTCGGTAGCAGATGATGCAGCGTTAGCTTGAGAGTTGCTGTAGCTGTTGAGATAGGCGATCATCTGTCGGGTACGGCGATGATAGTCTTTAAACTTACGTGAGTTCTCAATAAATGAGCGTGCGTTACTTGCACCCTCCAGTAGAGACAATCCCTGCTCATAGGCATCCTTCTGTTCCTGGGTAAGCATTCTTGCGCCGATAGCTGGCTTCAAGATGTTGATGATTTCCTGTAAAGATAAATTTTCCATAAATCCTTGTTTCTGATGTTTATTTGAAAATTAAGAATATTTTTTGCCTGTTTTAGGCTTGATTCCCGATTGAACGTCAAATTAAGCAGTTTTGAAGACGCTTGATGCGACATTAAACCGAAAATAAGCCTTTTTTAGCACAGAATAGGTGTTACAAAGATACGAGAACCTTTTTGGTTGTTGTCGTAACCTTCGATGCCGTCCCTGCTATCCGATGATGAAGCGATGGAGGCGTTACTCGTCGATGATGAAGAGGTACTGTCTTCTGCGGCACTCTCAGCTTTGGCTGCATCGAGTTTGGCTTGCTTCTCGGCTTCCTCTTTCTTCAGCAACCGATGAATGCTTTCCCTTACGGTGATGGCATCATTGTGCGCGGTGGAGCGGGTAAGCTTATCGAAACTGATAACTGATGTACGCTCCTTGAGATAGGCAGCTACAAGCTGACGTGCCTTCTTCAGCATCTTGTCGTTCTCATCAGCCTGCAAGAGGCGAGGAATGAAATCTTCGCCAAATGCTTCTTCCAAATACTCACTCTGAATAAAAAGCATATCAGGGATGAGACGCACAAACTTATCTCTGTTGCCGTAAATATCGAGATACGGCTGCAAAGACTCGCAGGTAGGGAAAAGCAGATCTCGATGGTAGTAATAGTACTTACTCTCCTGCCAAAGGGTTACGATTTCCTCTATCGCTTCATGCCGTTTCTTCTCGGCTTCGTCTGCATCATCTTTGCCGCTATCGGTTCCTTCATCTGTTCCTTCTGTACCATCGCCCGCTGCCTCGATAGGCATAGGAGTATTCACTTCCTTTGCCCATCCCTCCAAGAGGGAAAGCAGGTTATTGAGCGAGGTCATGGCCGACTGGCGGTAGCTTTCCTTGCCCTGCGCTATCTGCTTGTCGGTGGCTACGGCATAGTCGTTGCTGGAAGCTACGTTGATGCCGGAGCCATTCACAGAAAGTGCTTGCTTCTCGATGTTTTGCGCCATCGCATCATTCACAATCATGCGCTGCGCATAAAGCAGAAGCTCATTCCATGGGTCGTTGACGTAGGTACCATCAGCAACCGCATCGCAGAATATTAAGGGTTCTATGCTTGCATACTGCTTGCAGAGACGGTCGTATAGGGATGCTCCCAGGCGAGGCTTCAAGAAGTCCTTTTCGCTATTGTCGAGCATACCCTGCAGATTGGCTACCTCGTCCACGGCATTGCTGGGGAGGTGAAGCCTAAGTTCTTGATTCGTAAAGAGTATCATATCCTTATTTTTTTACCTTTTTACTTTTTTACTTTTAAGAGGTCTCTTGTTTTGCCACTCCGGTCTTCGAGTTATCGAGGGTAGTCAATACCTCTCTGTCTATCTGCCATACCAGATGCTCATCCCAATCGTTGAAGCGGCTCAAAACTTCCAGTGGGCGTATCATCAACTGCTGCAATGGGGCAAACTGGATTTGCTTTACCAGGAAACGTTCTCTCAGGTCGGTACCGCCCGATGATGCCGTATCGCCAGGAGTATTACCGATGAGCTTTGCATCAAGACCCATGGCAAAGAAGATGATACTACTTATTTCCTGCAGCTCGGTCTTATCGGCATTTGCCTGATCATTTGCCTTGGTTTCGATTTCCACGATTTCCCAAGCCTTGTGTTCCTTTCCATCGCTGCCCGTGAAGGCAGAGGAAATGAGCGCCTGACCTGCATTATCGGGGTTAGAGAGCCAGGTATTGATAGAGGTAAAGATTTCGTTCTGAATCTCGCCCTGGGTTTTCTTTTTCTTCTCACCCTGCTGCTGATAGAGCCTGCTGATATAGTCCTGATGGATATAGATAACTCTACCGATGATATTGCTGTTGCGCTTTCGGGTGAGGCGGTCATCTACGATGGTGAAGGCATACTCGAAGATGCTGCCGGCAAAGATGGAGTGCCAAAGGGCATCGGCATAGTACGGACCACCGAAATCTCTTGGCGACATGATGAAGCGGGTAGGGCGTTTCTTGCGGCTTACCTGCTTCTGACGTGCCTCACGGATATTGCGCTGCAAATCCTTCACGGCTGATGTGGTAGGGAGATAGGGGATAGCCGCTATCTTGCGGTCTTCCTCTTTCTGCACGCCGACGTATTGTGTAGGGTCGAGCCATTGATTGCTCACGTAGGCATAGTTGATGCGGTAGTTCTCGTCCATGCGTTCCAATCGGGTGGTGAAGATGCTGCGGTGCTTCAGACCGATCACCTTCGGGGTCCACTGGGCAGTAGGAACAGCTTTTCCGTTCTCGTCGAGGGAACGCTGATTGAGCTGGAGCTCTACAAAGCATTGTGACATCAGAGCCATATCTCCTGCCAGGTCGAGGAAGGTCTGCATCAGGTCGTTGTTTTCCAGGAAATCACGAAGCTGGGCATTGGTTTCTTCCCATTTGCGGAGAGCTTCTTTCAGAGATTTCATCTCCTCGCTTTCCCCTTCATCGGAGGATAAGACCTGCGATTGAACCGCAGAGAACGGTGACTCCTCCTGCTGAGACTGCCCGTTCTGGGTCTGCTGCTCGTTCTGGCGCTTGGCTTCGGCGGCTGCCTCTTCCTTGGCTTTCAGGTCAGCTATCTGACCTCGGAGCAAAACTCCGGCACTCTCGTAGGGGATATATTTCTCTGTGATGTTGCCGCCTACGTACTGGGTGTAGTGGTACTTGGCTGCTGGACCGCGACCTACCAGTATCTTCTTGATGTAATCAACTCCTGCTGCGGTAAAAGGCGACATACGGGAGAGCATCCAGATAAGGTTTGGCAGTCGGTTGGCCATACCCCATTCCATAAAGCCTAAGCCTTCGGTACCTACGTCCTTCGGCTTGCCCATGTTCTCGCCGCCACTCGATGCAAAGATAGTGGAGACTTGCTGACGTGCTGCAGAACCGCCTGCGTCGCCACCGCTTGCCGACATACCGGCTGTGGTAAGGAGCATGCTGTGAACGTAGTCGTTCCAGGAAAAGACCTTACCGCCGCCATTTTTAAGCGGTGTAAAGGCATCCGGGCGAACGGCTACATAGCCTGCATCTTTCAGTTCCTCACTACGATTTTGGAGCTGCTGCAGGTTGGTTACTCTGTTTTTGTTTTTGCTTGCCATTTTTGCGTTTCTTTTTATATGTTATCCTGAATGTGATGGAAAGAGAGAAGGGTGGCGATATACGCACACCCGCTTTTCTCTCTCTATTTCTGAGTGTAAAATTAGCGCTTTTTATGGTTTTGGAAGGGACAAAGAGGGGAGGGACCAGCGATAGAATCGCTGGGAACGGAGGCTTTTAAAAAAGTGTACGGATGCCTTTACATCTATCATTTGTTTCTCCTTATCTTTTCCATTTCCTCATTCTCTTTCGACAACCTTTCGAGGTGTTCAAGAACGAGGGAATAGGACTGGGTGTTGACCTGATCTTCTGTTAGGCCAGCATACTTCTGCATCGTAGCGGTGGTGGCGGTGTAGATTTCCATCGGGGTTTGCGGCTTTTTATTATCTACCTTCTGCACCTTGAACACGTGAGGGTAGCGATGGGCTAGGGTGTGCATGATGCCGCTCCACCAGAAGAGGATAACCTGCCAGTTGGCTTCAGGGTATTTGACGAAATAACCTGCGTTCTCGGTGAACTGCTTCGACTCGTAGTGAAAATCATATTTCGTGATGCCTGTTGTCGGATCGACGTACTGAGTGGTGGTGTTAAAGATGGTGGCAAGGAACATGTTTCTGGCACTGGCTACACTCTGAGCTTGCGTCTGGAGTTGTTCCTCGGTGAACTTATTCATCTGCTTCATCTTGACCAGGTTGTTGCTTAACTTGGTATAGGTCTGCATCATGTCGCTAGCGAAACGGTATTGCTGCCAGGAGAAACCATCGAGGTCGGGGTTAGGACCACGGAAGGCTTTTGCGCGACGATACCACTTGGCTTTCTGTCCGATAATCGGATAGGGGAAGCGGGTGAGGAAGTTGCCGCTATCTGCATCCAACCAATCGAGAAGACCTGCGCCCTGAGCGATGTACTCAGGGGAGGTCTTATTATCGGTCTTGGCTTTCGGGGAGAGCCAATAGTTGAGCTGCCAGAGGTAGAGGGGGAAATGGCTACTCTGGGGGTGACCAGCGATAGAATCGCTGGGGACGGGGGCGCAGAGGGAGAGGAGCTTCTTCAAGAGGCTCTTCTTCTGCGGCTCTATGCTTACCAGGTAGTGCTGCTCATTGATAGGCAGACGAGGGTCGGGATAGGCATTGATGCTTATCCCCGCAAAAAGGAAGAAGACGGCTATCTTCACCTTCTGCATATCGAAGGGGTGATAGCGGTCTACTTTGGCTATCTGCTCCTGCATGATGGCAGCGAGGGCTTCCAACTGGGAGGGAGTACATTGGTTCCAGCCCTTCGGAATTGTAAGATTTATTTGTTCTTGCATATTCTTATTTTTTAAAGGTAAAAAAGCTTTTGCCCTTACAGGGCGACATAAAACACATCCCATATACCCAGGGCGATGCCCTGGGCTAGGAGCTTCTGCCCTTTCAGGGCGTGTGAAGTAATACTTGCTTCTTCTGCCATGCAATCCCGCTAGGCTTTTTTACCTTTTTACTTTTTTACCTTTAGAATGGCAGGTCGCTGTTCGGATCATCGTAACCTGGCATTGATGAATAATCATTGCCTCCATCTGCTGGCGGTACATAGGCGGTAGCATTGCCGGCGGCTCCGTATGGCTGCTGTGGGTACGTCTGCTGCTGGGAGGTAGGCTGTGGCTGATAGAGGCTGGCGATGCGCTTATTCATGCGAGTACGGATTGCCTTGAAGAGGTGAGAGTTCTCGTCGTTGAAATCCTGATTTACGATGTCAGGGTCTTTATCCTTATTGGCTTCCTTCACCTGCTCTACGAGCTTGGGGAAATTCTTTGCCACTGCCTTGATGTACTCGACGGAGAACGAAATGTGCATTTCGTGGGTAGGTACGCTCACTTTTGTGTCGCCACGTTCGGCTGCAGTCTGGCGAATCTTATTCTTATACGCCTCATTGAAAGGATAGATGCCAACTCTCAGTTTCGCCTGAGTTTTACTTGCATCATTCTTTGATGTCTCTACTCTAATTTCGTTCACATCGATAGGAATGCAAACGTAAGGACGCTGCTTATTCTTCTCATCGATACCTACTAAGACCTTTACTCCATTCAGAGACAAAAGGTCAACATTTCCATTGTAAGAAGCCATTTTTTTTACTTTATTTATTTGTTAAAAACTTATTTTCTTGCCGCCATTGGCGATGAGACTGCCGTAAATGATCGCATTGAGGCGACGGAGCCAACCTGCCTCGAAGACTTGCTGGCTAGGGTGCTTGGCGATGATGCCGGCTATATATTGCTTGCGGCGAGCCTTGATGCGGTCGAAGAACTGCTTAGGGGACTGGGCGTTGAGCGCCTTGAGGGTTTTGTTGCCCACGATACCATCGGCTCTTACGCCAAGCATGGCTTGCACGAGGGTTACGCCTGGTGTGCCGCTAGACCAGACCCAATCTACCAGGATGTTGGCGATGCTTTGGTCTTTGATGTCATCGGCTTTCCATCGGTTCCAGTAACAGCGGCGAAGGATGGAGATAGCATCGGCTTTGGTGATAAGCTTCACGTCCTTTGCGTCTATGCGGCCATCGTTGTTCTTGTCGTAACCTTGGGTTTGCCAGGTTTTCAATGTTACGCCCATGTTGGTAGGACCGCCCTTGTCATTGGGGTGGTTGACGTAACCTCCCTCGAAGGAGAGGATGAAATCTGCAAGAGGTTGAATCTTTGCCATATCTTTTCTGTTTTATCGTTTTTATTTCTTCTGATGGCAAAGATAGCAAATGCTAAAAAGATGATGGGGACAAAGAAAGCCTCCCTGCGGCTTTTGTAGGCGCAAAGAGGCTTCAAAAAATGTTATCCCAATCTTTTTACTTTAAATACTTGCACTCGCTAGTGCGAAATCCATATCACCTATTTAAAAACAAACTACATCATAGCGTGAGCAGACATATAATCCCATATCTTGGTACAATCGTCTTCTTCGGGTTGCCAGTCTGCATCCTGGAAGTAGAAGAGATAAGCTGCCTTGATGATTTCATCTTCTGTCATATCGCTGCACAGGTCAGCGTACATGGCATTGAAGGCAACATACTTATCCCAATCGTTCACCTTATCATGGAACTTCATGCCCTTGGTGGCATTCACTATCTGCGATTTGGTCCAGTGTGCCCCGGTTCCTACCAATTCGCCATTCTCGCCTTTCTTGCTATACACAAGATGGCAGACATCATGGTTGGCCATTTTCTCGCTGTAATGACGATCATAGAACACTGCGTGCTGGTGACGGAGGATGCACCAGTACAATTCCGGATTTGTTTCCTCCAGGGAGGCGAGGTCGCAGCTCAACTGCTCCATCGCCTCCATCATCTTCTTCTCGGTAGCCACGCCGTGAGCGCGGGCCTGATCTATTAACTGAATATACTTCATCGTCTCTTACCTTTCCTTTTGTTGGTGGATAGTCATGCGATGGTGAGTGTTAACGGAGCATCGCACACGAAAGTCTTGCTGCAGGAGCAGCAGGCTACCTTGACAAGACGGTTTTTCACGCTGCCAAGAGATGTGGTAACGTTCGTGATTGCCGTAGCAGAGAAAACAGGAATGGTGAAATCCTGACTTACTACCTGCGAGCGGGTGCAGCAGGAGCCACAGTTGCAAGGCACGTAACTGATAACACCCTCTACGTGAATGGTTATGAGATATTGCGAAGTACCCACGTTGTCAATACTCTTTACAGAGAACTGAGGGTTGAAAACCGGAGTCTCGTCCACGCATGAAGGAGCACAGAGCTGCTGCGTGATATTTACATCATAATAGGGAGCAGTGGCGGTTGCACCTACTGCAAGCGTAGCCATGATGCAGGCTGGAATTGTTCTTTTATTCATAGTCTTTTCTGTTTTAATAGAGCGACGACTTCACCGCCGCATTAATGTTTCACCTGATAGCCCTGGGTCTTCTCTACCGGAAGGTTCTTCTGAAGAAGGTCGGCGAGTTCGTCAAGATCTTCCTCGTCAAAGGTTATCACACCCTCCAGGATAGAGAGCGGTCCTTTGTAGCGAAGCTGCTCTACCACATCGTGCGCCATCTGCGGAATGCTCTCTTCGGGAATGTTCCCGAAATACTTGGCGAGCATCGGAGTGACAAGCGCATTGACCACAGGCTGAATCATCGGTTCTATATCGGCTTGCAGAGAATAGTTGCCACTCACCAGTCCCATGCTGCCGATGGTAGCCTGGAGAGACTGGAGCATAGGCAAGTGCATCAGATTGCCAGCCGCTATCTGAGAGATGGCAGGGCGTGCCCATTCGGACACCACCGCTGCCAGGATTTGCGAGTTCTTGTAATCCATATCGTTTCTTCCTTTTATCCGAAAATACGGTTACTGATTACAAGCGCATCCGCATCCCATCTGACAAACATTGCCCGATGGAATCATCAGCTTGGTAACACTCGTGAGTGAAGCCACCTGCGATTTCAGCACGTCGATGTTGGCGTTGGCAGCGGCATTATATGCCATCTGCTGTGCGTTGACCGCCTGCTGTGCATCCTTGTTGGCATCTACCTTGTTTTCGAGCTGACGAATCTTACCGTCAAGATACTGAGTAACATCTACCATCTTCTTGTCGGTATAGTTCTCACTCTTCTGGATAGCAAGTTCCGTCTTCAATGTAGAGTTCTCCTGAATAAGGTTGGTCTCACTCTTGGTTACAAAGCGTGCATCCGGATCACTCGGATTGGCAGTCATGCCATTGTTACCTCTACCGAGGTTAAACAAGGATGCACCGCCACCCAGCAAACTGGTAGCCAAACCTGCGATACCAAGTCCAAGGGCGGTATTACCCAATCCCTTGCTGGCAACATCATAGTTGCCATCATTCGTTTTTACCTGCATAGTTTTTTGTGTTTAAATTCTTCCAATATCGGAATCGTATGCAAAGGTAACATGAATGAAGTAAACAGAAAAGTGATTTTCATTAGATGTTCTTGCGGATAAATCATGAAGCAGGAACGCTAATAGACAGATAAGAAAAAGTACAAACGTGCAGAAGTACATAAGTACAATTGTACTTTGGTACTAAACTACATAGTTTCTTCCAAAGCCTTGATATACGGGATGGCTTCGTCCCTGATAATGTCGAGGAAGAGTTGTGCAGAACGCTTCATAGGTACATCCTTCATACAGTGGGCATTGCTCATCAGTTCTTCTCCTATGCCATGGATAGGACGAGCTATAAGGGTAGGGTGGTTCTTCAGATACAGCTTCGGCATAAAAGTAACCAGGTGAGTATCTTCTATGATGGCAAGGTCTTCGTCTGGGTCACTGACGATACACTTTACGCTTAATTTGGTGAGATCGTTCTGCAAATATTGCTGAAAAGTGTTGAAAACACGTTCGCCTACATCGGGCATGATGATGCCGTGCTTCAGCAGGTCATAGTATGTTACCTTATCTTTCCTGGCAAGAGAGTGTGTGTTTCTCATGATGGCACAAAGACTGAATGGGATGCAAGGCTGGCTATCGATGCCCTCGTTGGTATAGGCTTCGTTCATCGTAAAAGCGAGATCCAGCATGTGGTCTCGCAACAGGCGGTTCAGGCTCGTTGCCTTGGAAAATTCGGCATTCACTCTTACGTTAGGGTATCGCTCCATGAATATAAGTGCAGCCACACGGATATAGGGTGCGATAAAGGAACCTACACCGATGCGCAGTTCTCCGGTCATGCAGTTGTTGAGTGCATTGATATGCTCCTTGCAGTCTTCCGCCAACTTCAGTATTTCCTTGGCACGTGGCAGAAGTGCCTCTCCGTTCTCGGTGAGCATGATGCTGTGCGATGTGCGTATCAGCAGCTTGCATCCCAGTTCATCCTCTAGAGCCTTGATGTGCTGACTGATGGCGGATTGGGTGACAAAGCATCGGGTGGCGGCGATACTGAAAGAAAGCGTCTCTGCCACATACACAAACGAACGTAAATGTCTTAGTTCCATAGGCTCTTACTCTTTTAAATACATTATATATATTAAAATTTTATGCTGCAAAAATAAGAAAAATATTCTATGCGGAAACGCATTTTGCATAAAAAAAACTAATTATGGGATAAGATATTAAAAACTGAAAGATATGTGCAGTTTTAAATGCGAAAAGCCCCGGTATCTTGCCTTATTTTACTAAGGATTAATACCAAGGCTTTGATTTATAGAGTAAATTGCCAATGGAAATCATTGGATAGGGGAGCGATTATTCATCGTTTTCGCCGGGCGTAGAGGTTTCATCATTGATAGATGATACCTGCTTGCTCCGCTTAGATGACTGCTGTGAAGCGGAATTGGTATCGCTCTTGTCAGTTCCGCTTACACTTCCCCCGATGTGCCTACACCGTTGCAGAGAGAATCCCAGCCACCTTCTGGTGTGGCAATCTCATAGCGGCCATACATGGTCGGACTGAGGGAACCGCTCAGTGTCACTGTACGATCATCCTCTGGTTTTTTGCCCGTGTCTCCCTTAATATTACCGGAGTCGTACTTGAAATCGTGCTGCTTGTCGTAAATGATGATTGATTTATCACCATCCTCGATGATGTAACCACACTTGAGGTTATTGAGAGCACGAGCCACATACGCAGAAGCAGAATTTACGCTCTCAAGAATGTAGTCCAAAGTCTGCTTAAAGCCCTTTCTGTAGCCCAAGTTTTCCCAGGTATGACCCTGACCGCCATCCTGACACTCGAACTTGAAAAGACCCTTACCCTTCTTGAAGGATGCAGCCGTCAACGCTGCATAAGAATTCTTACCTGCCTCTGGCGCAAGAGGAGCAGCAAGGTCACTCTTGATAAAGGCATATACGTTTACGCCAAGACCGCCGTAGTTCTCCAAACATTCGTTCTCGGAGAGAAGATCCTTGATCTCTGGGCATGTTACAGTTTCTGTCATAATTGTATCTTTTTAATGATTAAACGAAATGGCGGCGGAAGCCATATTCCGCCAGGTCAGGCGACCGCCGCCGAGGATTTATAGAGGACTGCCTTTTTGCCTGTTGGACCAGCGATGGAATCGCTGGGAACGGAGGCGAGAGGGGGTTAGGATTTCTTGAAGAAGGCGGTGACACCCATGCTTGTGCCGGTGGCAGCAAGCTGAATCTTCTTATCCGTAATCTTCTTGTTGCCGAAGCTCCAGTAAGAGAAGGTATCGGTTGTGCCGTCCTCTGCCTCCAAGGTGATAACCTGGTTAGCGGTTGTAGCTACTGGGGCAGTATAAGCTGCGCCGTTTACCTTTACCTTACCATCTGTAACCGTAGAAGCATCCTCCATTGCGGTTGTTACTACGAGGTTAGAGTTGGTATAGTCACCAGCTACATACTCGGCAGCTGCAAGGTCACCATCTGACATCGCAAAGGCGTACTTGAACGGATTGCGGACACCTGCACCCTGGATTGACTGAATCTGGAACTGGATGTCGCGCATATCGTCGTCAGTGCCTACCTTAACGCCTACGTAAGTCTTGTTACCCTCAGAGTCAACTGCGTAAACGAAGTTCTTAGGGATGGTAACGTACATACGATCACCCTCACCGAAATCTGCGATAGGGCAGAGAGTTACACGAGAAAGACCTGGAAGCTTGAAGTTACCGCCGTCCTCGTACTCAACCTTGAAGTTGCCGTGGAACTTGTTAGCGTAACCTGCAGCGATGTACTGAGCTGTCAACTCGCTCATGTAAACGAGAACGTTCTGCTTGCGCAGACGGGCATCCCACTTCAGGTGCCAATCCAAGAAGTTATCGTAAGGAGTAGAGTCCTCGTTGCTAGAAGGCTTGTCAATTGACTCACAATGAATCAAGTTGCCGTTAGCCTCGCTGATAAGACCGTCCTCGATGTCGTGCTTGATACAGGTATGGAAACCATCATAGAGAGCCATAGCCTGCTCTGAAGCTGGTGTGCTCTCATCACCCTTATCAAGAGCGATGTCACCATTCCACAAGCAAGCGGTCAAGTTGTCGGCATAGTTGGCGAGGATAGCAGTAGCAGCCTCGGTAGCGAGAGGGTACTGACCCTGTGCGTTTGTACCAAATACTGTCTCGCAGTACTTGTCGATGTTATCTGTATAATGGTCCCAAGCGAGTTTCACTGTAATTGTGCGCTCCTTCAAGAAACCTACCTCGCTGTTCACCTTAGTGTGAACGTCCTTACGGCGGGTAGTACCGCCCTTACGGAGCAGAATGTGGATAGTACGCTTGTACTGAACACCAGAAACGATGTCGATAGCCAAGCGGTCCATCTCCTCTGCATCGGTGTAACCTGGACCCATAAGGATTTCCTTAGTTACCTGCTCGGCTACGTGCTGCAAGGCAGTAGTGCCAATAAAATCTTTAGGAAGTGTTGCCATAATTTCAATTACTAATTAAAAAATGAATAAGAATGTTTTAACCTGAATACTTAGTGTTATCCTGATGATGAAGGGCTTACTCCTCGCCACGCATAAAGCGCTCGTAAGCTGCCTTACGATCAGCATTGGTTTTGTACTTCGATGGTTCGAACTCACGGAGATTCTGAGCCTTTGCACCTTCACCGTTGTTCTGAGGTGCAGCACCATGTGCTGGCTCCTCACCTGGGTTCTCGTTCAACTCAGCAATCTGAGCATCTTTGTCGGCGATGGTCTGCTGGGCAGTAGCGAGTGAAGCCTGGGCGGTCTTCAACTTCTCATCTACCTTTGCCTTCTCCTCATCAGCCTTTGCCTTTGCATCGTTGAGGGCCTTGATGTCCTCATCGGCCTTAGCCGCAGCCTCTTTCAGGTTCTTAATCTCCTCGTCCTTCTGGGCGATGGTTTCAGCGAGTGCGTCGTGCTTTGCCTGAAGGTCAGCAAGACTCTGCTCTGCTGTGGTGGCTTTCTGCTTTGCATCAGCCACAGCCTGCTCCTGCGATGTAAGATGAGCTTCGAGGGTATCGAGCAGGGGGGCATTCATGAATGCGCCTTCCTCCTTTACCTCAATCTGCTGACCATCCTGCATACCGCAAGCGGCGTTGATCTTTGGATAATTTGCCATATTGATTTGATTTTTGATGTTTGTATGTTGATGATTCTCTTGTGTAGTGGATACTGATGCCTGCTCAGGCTCGTTCTCTTTCGGCTCCGGCTTTTGAATAGAAGCCTCTCGTTTGATAGGCTCGGCTGTACCATTGTAGAGAGCAAAGCAACGCTGAACGCAACCCATAAAGGTGCTCTGGTCGTCCATAAGAATTCCCTTCACGTCTTCAGCACTAAATATCTTACCCTTGAGATGCTTGTCGGTTGCATTAGGGCAAGCCTTCTTTACGTCGGTTCTGAACTCAACACCCAACTCGGCAAGCTCTTTTACGAGTTCCTTATTGTCGTTCTTGTTAGCGATGTCACGGTAAGCCTTATTCTTGTCGAATGACTCTGGATCGTACTCCTCGTGATAAGTCTCATCCGTGTATTTGTCCTTTGAGCCATTAGCCAAAGTATAAAAAGCAGCCATCACACCGATACAACCAACTTCATCTTTCGGATTCAAATAATATCGCTCATCGCAAAGAGAGGCGAGATACATACCTGCACTGGCGCACATGCCATCTACCAGAGCAATAACTTTCTGACCCTTGGAGTGGGCATAGTCGATGGCAAGAGCATAATCATTCTTAGCCCAAGCCGAACCGCCAGGAGTATTGATAATGAAAAGATGACCTCGGCAAAGCGGATGGTCAGCTGCACGCATCATCATGTCGCGATGGTCGATAGAACCATAAGAACAATATCCACCATTTCGGGTAATAGGACCATCTACGGTGAGAACCGAAACAAATGGGAAGTTCTGTCCCCGATCATCATCTTCCGGAAAATCGAGCTGATAGTTACCCTTCACCTGCTTGCCATCCTCGGAAATCTGATATTCCTCCGGGTAATAGGTGTTACCTTTGTCATCCACTGCGGTGACGAAACCACAAGTCCTTTCCGGTTTGGTAAACTCTGTGTGAGTATTAAGATTCTGCTCGATCGTTTTGCGAATGCCATGCACGAAATCGGGGTTCACCATCCACTTCTTTTCGGTCAGAATTTCGTATAGACCTTTCATTGTGGGTAATAAATTTTTAAAAATAAATGTATGTTATCGTTATCCTGAATACAAATCTCCTTACCTTGATTACAAAAGAAGACTCTTATATATTTTCTGACGGCAAAGGTAATGGGAAAACGTGGACAGATAGGGACAAAAAAAATGTTGAATGTTGAGTGTTGAATGTTGAATTAGCCTAGCGGATAAAACAAAAAACCCTGCGATCCTCACGGACAGCAGGGCTAAAATTAATATAAAATTTCGATACTATGAAATATATGTTTACTAAAACTAGAAGATAATTAAGTACTATAAATTTATGATTGATTAAGCAATCGTTATCGGAATAAACTCCGACATCGCCTGACAGATAGCCGTAATGCTACGGGTCTCAGCATCTTTCTGAGCAGTCACGGAATCAGTGATACTGAAGGTGCCAGGCAGAGTATGGCAGAGATAAATCGTGTCATCCTGCTTACGCAAGACTATATAATAGTCCTTTCCGTGCATTTTTTTGATGATTTCGGGTATATTCGCCTTTCCGTCACTAATATTGGCTGTAATCTCGAACTTGAAGATGGTACCATTGCCACCCTCTGAAGAAGTCTGCTTGGCGGTGATGCTATCGGATATGATGTAATTGTCGCCTTCGCTGAGGGCAACATGGAGTGCTTCGCCGGCAAAGTGGCAGCCGGTTATCTGCAATATCATCGGTATGCTGAAGGGAATAGGAACGGAGCTTTCCCGTACAGCATAAAAATAAGCATCGGTTACTCCGTCAAGAAATAACTCTCTGCAACTATCAGGTAATTTCATAACTTTTCCTTGATTTAGCTATTATTTAACTTTTGTTTAGATATAAATTAACATCTATTATATAAGGTGTAAAATCATAGCCACTGCACTTCGTCGATGCGGTTAGGCTTATCACGGCTATCTTTATACTGCATATCCACGCAGGAATAGCTCTTAAAGAAACAGTGCTCCGTACGGAACCACCTGCCGATAATGCGGCGCAATACGTCTTTCTCTTCCTCGCTGACTTCTATACCGTAGCGCATTAAATAACGCTCCAGCATAGCGTTATGGGAACGGGCGATGATCCTGCCATTGGAGGTACAGAAGTCGAAGGTGGAGAGTGCCCATTCCACGAGACTGCGCTTGAAATCGTTGTTGAGTGATACCGCCAGCGCACGCATGCCGTGCGTATCCAGCGTAAAGGTAGGCTTTACCGGATAAACGGTATCGACAACTTCTACCTCACTCGGCAAGCGGATGCAGAGATAATCATCGTGTGAACCCTTGCCGTCGGTAAGGCGGCCGTTGAGCTGCTGCACCTCCTGGAAAGTGAGCCAGCTTCTGGCATCACGGCGCATCACTACCTTGCCTCCTGCAGGGTGCTTGCCCGATAGCATATTGCACCACTGCTGCTGCGAGAAACAGCCGAGGTCGATACGGCTGCTTTTCGCAGGGGCGCTGATAAGCGAATTGCGCATAATGAACTGCTCATGTGAGTAGTTGCTGAACACCACTGGCTCATCCTTTGCCAGGGTGAACTTGGGGTCGCGGTGCCGGAAGAACTGGCAGCGGGAGGTTGGGAGACGGAGATAGATATTTGGCACTTTTTTTGAATGTTGAATGTTGAGTGTTGAATTAGGCTAGCGCCCTTGAGTCCACTAGGCCTGCAACTTGTAAGGAATGCTTACATGTTTATTAATTACTTCAGCGAGAAGCCTTTCTGCTGGGCATAGTAGAGCATGATGGCATCGGTAACGTTCAGGCAATACTTCTGGATAGAGTTACCTTCCTTCGGCTTGGGCATCAGTTTGTCGAGTTTCTTGGTCTGCTCTTCGTCGATGTTGAAGGAGAGCTTTACGGCATCGATATACTTGCCTCCACTATCGGTAGCGCTGATGAAGCTCTCATTGAACTTATCTTTCTCACCGAAGAAGAGATTGATGGCCTCTACCATCTGTTCCTGAGTGAAACCAGGAAGGGTAGGATGCAGCTTGCGGTACTTCTGCGAATAGGTCTGCATACGCTTATCCATATAGGCATTGATACTGTCGGCATACTCATAGTAGAGGGCGTAATCTTTCGATTTCTCGTCTTTCTTACGGGCGAAATCGAAGAAACCGCTCAACTGACGGAGGCCCTGCATCACGCCATCAAACTGCGTAAACTCGCTGGCACCATGAAAGATTTCCAGCATATCGCCCTTAACCTGGGTAAGAAGGTTTTCGAGCATTTCGGAGAGGAACGTAATCTTATCGAGATTGATATTCAGATGGTCTACCTTCTCCTGCATACCCGGCTGGCTGTAGTCTACGTAGTAGCGTGACAGATGACCGAAACTGAGGAAATCGTAAGTTATCTCACTGTGCAGATTTACCTGCACAAGCAGGGCTTAGATGGCATTGGCCAACTTTGCATCTTTTTCCTGGATAGCCTTGATGAGGGGTGCCATCTGAGGTGCGCCCTGCGGTATGCGGTTGGCAGCACGTACCAGTTCGTTGCGGTTGCGCACGGCATCGGCAAACTGAGGATCAGAAAAGATTGCCTCCAGGGTTTTGGCGTATACTTCAGATGGCACATCTTTGAAGTTGAAGGTGTAGATGGTAGGGAGCTGACGGATTTTAGCATCCCACCTTGCCAATGCCTCCATCTGGTGCTGCTTTTTATTTTTGTTTCCCATTACTTTTTACTTTTATTCCTATTTACCATAATGAGCGTTAGAGATAGCGAGTAGTGATTTTACCTTTAAATCTCGAAGTCCTTATCATATTCCATCATTCTCTCGGTAATGATGCGATGAATCAGATAGCCTATTTCCTTGGCGTTAGGATGCGCCTTGCCGGTACTTTCATGGAAGCGGAGGTCCAGGATATGTTTCCACTCCTTGAGGGTATAGGTATAAGCTACCACCGTATAGGTATCGAGAGGAAGAATGCCGCGGGCATCCTGCGGCTTCATGCCCGATTTCAGCAAACGGCGATAGAGCCAGTCAGCTATCTTGCATCCGGCAAGATAGAGGAACTTCTGCCAGCGGGTTCCTTCATGCAACCAGTGCGGACGGGCAATCTGTAAGCCACCTTTCTTCTCCAGGTTCACATAGCGAGTGCTCTGTTCGCTGATGCTATTAGGCGATGTGCGGTTCAGCTCACGGCTGGTACTGATTTGCGTGGTAACAACCATGGTCATGCGGAGGAGATAGAGAGCCTTTTTGCAATCATACTTCAGCGCCTTCTCGATGAACTCATCTTCCTTCACATCGTATGAGTCGAGGATGTCGAGGATTTCGTCATGCTCGGCAAGGAACTGCATGTTGCTGCTGATCCATACCTTCTTATCCTTCACCGCATAATTGATGTAAGGTGAAGCCACGAGGAGAGACCAGAGAAACCTCGGCAGCTTGTTGTCATTCTTGACGAAGAAATAGATGGTACCATGACGGAGCATAGAGCGATGACCGCTCTTCCAGAAATGGTTAACCAACTTTGCAGCCTGTACTTCCCGAAACTCCTCTTTCTTTTCTTCAGAAAGTTTCTCATCAGGCTGTTTGGCTTTGCTCTTGTAGCAGATTCTTCCTACTCGTGCAACCTGTTGAGTGCCGGTCTTCTGAGGCCACCACTCAACACCAGGAATTATCATTTTCATATTGTTTCTTATTTGATGTTTATATATTAAAAATCTATCACGCCATACCGATTGGAGACAAAGGCAAAGATGTTACCTATCTTATGCAGCTTGCCTGATATACCAGCGATGGGTGAATGGGTAGTTATTTTTGCCATTATTTTATTTGTGCCCAGTCTATACTCAGTCTGTACTGAAACGGTACAGGATGTTCACTTTGAACTTACTTTACAGTAAAGTTGGCAATGCAAAAATCCTACTCTTTTATCTTCTTGGCTACGAACGCAACGTAGTCCCAAAGATGAAGCATCGTTCGGTTGTTTGGTATCACATAATCATAGCTGTTGAAATCAATCTGAACACGATACTGGTCTCTGTCGGTACGTTCCTCAGAGATACCACGCTTCTTCAAAGTTTCCGGCTTTGCCGAAACATAGACGGTGATGATCTTGGCTTTCGGACAGCGCTCCATCAGCTCCATCAGTCCTTTCTCGTCGATGACGTAAATGGCGGCACCATCTACCTGTTTCTTCTCCGTCCAATACTCATAGTTTCCGTATCGGGTATAAGCAAGCATTTCGCTTTTGGGAACGTTGCATTCCTTGACAAAATGATGCTCCTTGCCGTCAACTTCACCTTCCCGCATCGGACGGGTGGTGTAGGAACAGAGCACATCATATCCCAGAATATCAGACAGCATTTTTGCTACCGTGTCCTTGCCAGCCCCAGAGGGACCAATAATCGTTATCAATTTCATAATCTTATCTTTATATTTTATGAGTAGTCATCGCCAAGTGAAAATCTCCATATCTCGCCAGCGATGGGTATTTCTGCAAAACAACGTTTCGCAGATTACCATAATCACCCATATTAACTATATATCTTTTCAGTCCAAAATCGAAGTTGCAGGTGAATTCCAAATTGATCTGACGGATGAACTTTTCACCCCCCCCCGAAACCGGACATTACATCGAACACTACTTTCATCCATCGCTGACCATTCTGGTCGAGCCATGACCCCTTCGGGATTTTTACTTTTCTTTTTGCCATAATCTTTAATCTTTTATGTGTTAAAATATTTTTCCTTGCTTGTGGACCAGCGGTAGAATCGCTGGGAACGGAGGCGCTTTCTAAGTATTCTGATATATCTCTTTCCAGTCTTCCCTGGTGAGGAAGATGCCCGACCGCTTGCAGTAGTCGAAGAAAGTTGCCTCAGAAATCTTGTTGTAATTAGCGAACTGGTTCCATCGCTTGCGGAAATCCATTTCATTGTGGCCGCAGGTAGAGTCAGCAGGACGGAAGCGGGAAACTCTTCTCCATAGGTCATAACCCGCCGTTCTATCCACATGGTAAAGCGACATGCCGCATTTCACCCAACCCAGATAACCGCTATTAGCATCCTTTCCGGCACAAATATCAATGCCTTGAGCCTCTATCTTCTCAACAAGGCGCAAAGCTTTGCGATAGATGATTTCCGGTGTGTCCCGTCTGTAGGTGCCCTGTCCGCTATGCGGATAGCTGCCTCCATAGCCAACACCAGTCGGATGGCTGCCACTGAAATATGTGTTGGCATAGTTCATCACGGGCATTGGTGTAGGTACGTTATCGGGCAGTTTGGTATATGGAATCGCGCGTTCATTAATATATATATGCGCAGGATCATCCCATGAGGCAAAGCGCACGCGTCCGATGTTTCCGCAGGAGCCATCGAGCATGATACCCATTGCAGCATATTCATGCAGTAATGCCTTGAACTGCTCTTTGTGATGTTCGGGATAAGCCAGACGGACCAAGCCAAACAGTCCAGTTCCGGAGCAGGAGCGCATCAGCAGGGCTACTTCGGGGCGAAATGCCAACACCCTGCGGATATTCTCGAAATCGGCAATACCCTCGTTGTCCTGAAGGTCAATATCTATCGCCAACCATCCGGTATGCTGCTGAAGGTGGCTTTCTCTTCTGGAAACCATCACACGCTGGCCGGGATGGGTAAGGCTATCGTCCTCGTAGGTAGCGAAGAGACCGCTCAGTGTGGCACCTGGAAGCATCTTCTTGGTTTCGATATACTCCGGCATCTTCTTCGCCTTGCTACCATACTGCTGCCGCATGGCTCTCAGTTTCTCTACATACGGCTTCCATCTGTCCGTAAGACAGAACTCACGGATAGACATCTGCGTGATGCACTCGCCAGTCTCCATATCGACGTACCTTCCGAGTGCATCTTTCGCATCGCGATAGATGGAACATATCTCCTCAAACATACCTTACATATATTATTATATTCATTTTTCGCTGCAAAGATACAAAAATAAATCGAAAAAAGTATAGGTAAGATATATTATATTTGAAATAAGTTATATTTTTAACATTTAATATAGATTTGAGAGGGGAAACCAGCGATGGAATCGCTGGGAACGGAGGCAAGAATGGAGCCACGCAACCCCCGCCAGGCTCTTTTTACTTTTTTACCTTTTTACTTTTTTACCTTTTGGGACCAAAGTCCAAGTTTTGGTCCCATTTTGCCGATTCTGGTCTCATTTTAATTTTATTAGCAGAAATGTTAAAGTCCCCTAATGAGGAAAACGGCGTATTTTGTCCCCCTGCTGCCACACCATTGTCCCACTGCTAGCCCACACTGATTTTTTGCTATCTGCTTATTTTTCAGCAACTTACTATTTTTTGGTCTCATTTTTATATAATTTTCTATAAACAGATGTACGCAGGAGATACAAAATATTTCAGAAATATGTAGAATATATGTAGAAAATCCTGCATTTCTCTCGCTAGCTACCACTCTCCTATACCCCCATAACTACCTTATTGTCTGAAGTTTACGGCATAGCCGTTAATGCTACTAACTTCTAGTTTGAGGTTAGGGGATTTTGTTTTTAGGGAAAAGAAAAAATACACGGAAAATTTTATATATAGGTAGTAAAACCGACGAAAAATGAGACCAAGATATGCTTTTGAGACCAAAATGCCCACTAAATCAAAGGGTTAACGTTGGTACGGAAAAATATTAGCTTTATTACAAAATGGGACCAGCGAAAAATTCGCTGGGAACGGAGACCCAAAGGCGATAGCCTAATTCAACATTTAACACTCAACGTTCAACACTAAAAAAAAGCTGCCTCGCTTCACAGCGAAACAGCCTCGAAAAACAAATAACTAATAAACTTAAAAACTAACAACTAATAATCAACAAAACCTTCTTCTATTTATTCTTCATAAACCGATTAGCATTATGCAGGCTATCATGCAGTCCGTCACGACCATACATGTTAATCTGGGCGTTGATAGGCTGATTGAGGCGCTGAATGAGCGCATTCACAGCTTGCAGGAGCGCCGCATTGCTTGCTGCGCTGGCTGCAATCAGGTCGCCTGCCGCTGACGCGCCAGACGAAAGATTACCATTGCCTGCTTGCGTGCCTGCTGCAAGAACATCACCCACGTTGCCATTATCAAATGCCCTTCTTGCTGAGTTTCTTCCGGAATAGTTGCGGTCGTAGTTGACGAGTGCTTTCAGCAAGCCAGGGTTATTCATCATCATGGCATGAGTGGTTTCACGGCCAATCACGATTTCCGGTCCTCTCTCGGCTACAAGAGACGGCTGGCCGTTCACAGAGGTAGCGGTAGGTGTCGTGAGCATCTTCACGCCCTGCATCTGCTTGCCATCATCCTCCTTTGCCCAATATACCTCGCCATTATCAGCCACAAATGGCTTCAAATCCTGCACGTTACCGCTATCGTAGGTAAGCATACCGGTTACGAGCTTGGTGTTGGTAGAAGGAGTGTTGCTCTTCTTCTTACCGCCGCTGAAAGCTGAGTTGAGTGCCCACTGGAGTAAGCCCATGAGGGTAGCCATCACACCCGCGGCTGCGATAGGACCCGCGATAGGACCCAGGAACTCGAAACACTTAGCCATCGCACCCGCGATAGAGAAGGTTACTTCGCTTTGGGTACGGGCAGCATCAGACTGAGCCATCGCCTCATTATTAGCCTGAGTATTGGTAAGGTTGGTAGTGAGCGCCGTTTCCGTCATAGCCATACCCGCGTTCAAAGCCACCTTAGTGCCCTCACTCTGCTCCTTGTTTCCGGCAGCAGTTACGTCCGTGATATTCTTAACACCCTGGGTAGTTACCTTCTCACGGTCCTTATTGCCCTTCTTTACCTCCTTGCTCAGTTCCTTCTGGTGTTTCTTCTCTTTCTTCAACTGCTCGGCTTTCTCCTTGTCTTCCTTGGATTTGCCGCCACCAGTCTTGAACTCGGTGTTCATCACGCCACCGATAAAGGAACCAGTAATACCGGCTGCAGCATCCATGAAGGAACCGCCACCAGAGATGGCATCAGCTGCTGCTGTGCCCGTTTGCGTGGCTGCATCATTATAGAACGCATCAGCATTGCCTCTGTTGCGATGTGACCACGCATGAGGAGCGCCATTGTCCTGCGCTTGTTTATTCGCCTGCTCGGGGGCAGCAGGGGGCGCATAAGGAGGCACAATAGTTGGACTGCTGGGATTGATAGGTGATCCGTCAGAATTCCAACCGAGAGCCGGCTGCTGAGGAGGCAGATTCTCGAAGTTAGACTGCGGCTGCTGAGTAAGATAAGATGCGCCCTCATCTACCAGTCGCACATACATCGGATTCGCCTTTGTACCGAGATTAGAGAAATCTTCCTTCACGGCATTGGCATTGGCATTGGCTCTTGCTGCATCGATACCAGGCTGTGCTTTCTTCTTGGCTCGCTTGGCACCTGCATCGTTGATAGCCTTCCACATCTGCGTATTCACATCGTTGAGCGCCATATTACCCCACGATTCGAGTATAGACTTCAGGGCGTTTTTGATAGCTTCCTGTGCGCTGCTTACATCATTGCGCATTTCGGCAAATGCCTTGCCTACCTCTGCACCGAAAGTTTCGATAGGCTGCACGAGCTGCTGCATCTGAGAGAGGCGGTTCTTCATCGCCGTTGCCATTTGGTTGACATAGACAAGTTCTGCCTCCTGACGAGCCTTGTCAGCTTCATCGAGGAGCTGCTTGTTACGTGAGTTTTTGAAAACGAAAGCATAATAATCTTCTGCCATCTGCATCTTCATCTTCATCAGCTCCACCTCTGGGTCGGCGGTGAGATCACCGAGACCGAGGTTCGACCACATATTGGTTCGCTTGCCGAAGAGGGCGCTTTCCTGCTGCATCTTGCGAAGAGTTTCCTGGTTGGCGAGATTGCGCTGATTGACCTTCCACATCTGCTCGGCAATCTTCTTTGCCTGGTCGTAGGTCTTTTTCTGCGCCTCGGTATATTCATCGGAATACTGAATGAGCTTGTTGTAGAACACACGCCAGTCTTCCGCATTATCGCCCAGCACGCTCTGAATACGGGCACCCAGTGCATAAGGATCATCACCAAAGAGCATCTGCATCAACAATCCCCTACCCTCTTTACTGCTGACATCAACTGTATAAAGGTTGGCAATTTGCTTTCTTGCCTGCTCGTACATGGCGATGATATGCTCCTTGCGTTTTTCTGCGCGTTCCTCATCCGCTAACTCAAAATCGGTCGGGTTGGCGAAACCCATCTGATTGAAATCATCGTACATGCTCTGCTGCACGGCTCCAGTATAGTTGTGCTCTCGGGCTATCTTTCGCCGAGCTTCTGCCTGTTGAGCCTCCAGCGTTATATTATTCTGCTGATTCTTGGTAGCCTTGGCAAAGATTTCAGACGTGATGGAGTTCATCGGGCGGTTCAGGCTATTACCCAACTGAGCCATCTTCTCACGCAGGGCATCGACGTTATTCTTTTGGATGGAAGCGAGGAGGTTTTGAGAAAGATTCACGCCAGTCTCATCGGTCTTCTCAACAAGATCATTATCCATCGTCTTCTTGAACTCCTCCCAGGTGTTAGCCTGACCAGCGATAGCAAGGCGCACCTGAGCAAGAGCTTCATTCATACGTCTCTTTATCGGTTCTATATAGAATTTCTGCTCTGTCTCATCCCTTCCGAGGCTTACTGCCTGGGATAATTTCTCATTAATCTGACGTTCATAGAAGTTGCGAACGTTATCCATGATAGCGCTTGCCTCGTCCTGCTTCTGCTTCAGTTCATCACGCCATGAACGTTGCTGGTCACGCAATGCCTGTTTATGTTCGCGTGCCTCCCGCTTCGCAGCGGCGATAGCATCATTATCGGATGCTTCATTTTCAAGTGTACCAGGCTCATCTTCTACCCAAGGAGTATAGCCATCAAGATTAACTACCTGATTGAAGTAATCATTGATTTCCTTATCCTTACTTGTTTCACGCTTGGTTGCGTTTTGGAAATGAACGAGCGAAGACAACAGACCTTTATAGCCTGTAGGATTGGCCTTAACGATTTTACCGCTATTATCAGTATAAGTATAGTTTCCGGTTTTCATATTGAAACGGAAACTACCCTGCTTTGCATCTTTTACGTTCGCCTCGATAATCTTCTGCCATATCCAACCTGCACCTGCACCCTTATTGAACATATCCATTACGTTCTTCTGGGTGAAACCGCCTGCAAACAAGCCGAGTTTATCAAGTTCCTTCTTGATACGGTTAGCCGCATTCAGACGATCCATCTGATAGGAAGGCATTACGCTCTGCTTGGCTTCCTCACGAAGGCGATAATAGGTAGCACGCTGAATTTCCTGTGCTAACTCCGAGTAATGCTTCTTCAAATCGCTCACGCTCTTAATCTCGATACCCAACTTAGAGATATACTGGCGAAAATCACGATTGAATCGGGCTATCTGCGTATTTCTGGCATTCTGCGATACATTCAGAGCTTCGAGTGTAGTTTTATAAGAATGGAGTTTTCGGGTAAGCGTATCAGTTTGAGATTGCGCTTCTTTCAACTTATCTTTCCAGGCATTAGCCTTGCGTGCTGCCTCTGCTTGCGCAGCAGCAGCCTCTTTATCTGCTTCCACAAAAGACCATACCACTCCTACGGCGGTGAGAATCGCACTTGCAATAGCTACATAAGGATTTACCTTTGCTGCCGAATTGAATAATGTTTGCGCAGCTGCCGCAGCTTTTATTGCCTTACCTAATTCCCAAAGAAACGAAACGGCTTTATAGATACCCAGAGCAGCAACATAATTGGCGATGAGAGGAAGGAGAGTTACAAATACCTTGCAAGCAGTAATCACACTCCACATGGCTGCCTGAAGTGTATTCTTGAATATCGGGCTTTGCAAAATCATTTGCGACATGTCGTACCAAGCCTGCGCCATAGACTTTACACTTTCCACACCATCTGGATTGATAAAAGCCTTCTCCCAAAGGTTATTGGCTCTATCCAATATACCTGCGGCAGACTGCTGCTGCATCGTGTACTCGCTGGTTACAGCAGTTGCCTCCTCGAATGCCTCCTTAGACTCGTAGAGATGATCCTTCAGCACATCTACGTTCTTAGACATAGTTACCATGGCGGTAACGAGTCGCTGACCATCAGAACCAAGGTCTTTGAAGATGCCGCCAAGGGCATTCATATTACCCTTATCTCGCATCTTTTCAAGTACCATCACAATGGCATCCATTGCGTTGCCTGCTGCATACATTCTTTTGATGGTACCATCTGGAATGCCCAAATCCTTCTCGATAAGGTTATGGTTCTTCTGCAAAGCTACAATGAACTTAGACATCGCCGTGGCACTTACTTCCGGCATCAGGAAGAGAGAATCAGATGCAGAACCGAGAGCCAACAACTGGTCGGTAGTGATACCTGCAGTACGGCTCACACCGGTTAATCGCTTGGCAAACTCCACGATATTGGTAGATGTAGAGGTAGAGGTAGAAGACAGTTTGAACATAGCCGAACCCGTAGCAAGCATCGCTTTTTCGATACCCATCTTCGGAATGAGACCCATCGTTTCCACCATCTTGGAAAGAGCCGGCAGCGCTTCCTCTCCCATTTCCTCACCAATGGCTACATTGATTTGGTCGGCAGCAGCTACGAACTGCTTCATACCTTCCACGCCATACTTACCCATACCGAGTTTTGCTCCCTGGTAGGCAAGTTGAGCCAAGCCATCGACGGAGGTACGAGTATCTATCTTAGCCAATTCCTCAGACAGCTTATTGACATCCTGCATCGTGAGTCCGGACACCTTGCGAATATCCGTCAAAGAAGAAGAGTATTCAAAGTTCTTCTTGATAGCAGAAGTAACTGTATCTTTGATAGCATTGAAGACCTGGAAGAGACCCACGTATGCCGTAAGGTTCTTCACTGCCGTCTGCCAGGATTTACTTTGCTGGCTTATTGCCCCGGTAGCATTATCGATATTCTTCTTTAAATCCTTCAGCTCTTTTTGTTTCTCGTTAAACTCCTTGCTTTTGGTGTTTAACTGATTCAACTCTTCGGAAAGCTGATTGTAAGCCTGTTTCAACTCATTGATAGAAGCTTTCCCTCTTCTTCCTCTCTCGATAACATCATTAAGTTGAGTATGCGAAAGATAGGTACCTTTCAGGGCTTTCTCCAACATAGCATACTGCTGACGGAGCTTTGCTACCTCTTGCGAACCCACCGGCAACTTCTGAATCTGCTTTTGAATAACATCCATTGCCGCCTTAATATCTTCTGCAGGATGCCCGTTAGGGTTACTCAAAATCTTGATGAGTTGTAAAGAAGCTATAGAAGCCTTCTGAGCCTTACCGGAAACCGCCTCCAGGCGTTTCTCGATGGTAGCGAGATTTTCGTTATAGGAATTGATCTTCTTCTCATCAGATAAATCAGTATTATCCCTGGCTTCCGTGAGGGTTGTCTTTGCCCTGCGCAAATCAGATGCCGATGCGTGCTTTCTGCTAACGACACTGGTAGCCTCCGAAACACTCATCTTGCCTTTACGTCTATCCTCTTCTGCCTCCAGCTGTTTCAAAGTATTAAGGTTAGACTGATAGCTGGCATCGGTCTTCTTTAAAGAAGAAACGAGTTCTCTCTGCTGGGTTAAAGCCTTACTGAGCCATTGGTCAGACTGCTCATTTACGTTCTTCAGTCCTTTTTCAATCTTCACATATTTTCCTTCGAGCAGGCGTATCTCGTCACCTACTTCCTTCATCATCGCACGGATGGAATTAGCCTGCTCCATTTCAGCCTCAGACAAGCCTTCGAGCTGACGCTTGCCATCGCCCAATGCACGGCGCAGGTTGCGGAGCGAAGTATTACTAAGCTGGTTTACCACGCTCTGCAAACGCTCATTGGCAGAAATATCCTTAATCTGCGCAGAAGCCAGCAAATCATACTGCTTCTTCAAATCCTTGATGGTCGCATCGAGGGCTTTATATGGATCAGTGTTCGGCTTCAGGGTTTTCAGCTTCGCCTGAGCCGCATCTATCTGGTCGGATATACCCGCTGCTGCCTCCTGCAACTGCTTCAATACCTGGAGCGGCTGCTGCCCATTGAGCGTGATGATAGCCTCTGTTTTATTCTTTGCCATTGCTTTTTATTTTTAATGTTTATTTTTTGGGGGATATGAGACCGGCGATGGAATCGCCGGGAACGGGAGCGAGAGGGGTTACTCATCTTTGCCTTCCAGGGCGTTCATTATCTGTAACAAGCCTTGATAACCGTAGTAATCGGCAAGATGGTTTTCATATCTCGTTTTCAGTCTTCTCACCGTGCGCATGATGGCAGGACGATGAGATTTACCTGCCCTTCTGTCCCACTTGCCGATGTAGCGGGTTTTGAACTTAGCTTTCTTCGAGCGGTCCACCTTGTCGGCAGTGATATGGGCAGCAGGGTCACGAGGATCACCCGTCAAACCTACACCAATATCCACATAGCGGAGATAATCGTTATAGCGGATTCCTACCATCAGATTACCCGTCTTTTCGTCGGCTTGATATACCGTACCCTCAAAGGATTTCTTACCTTCACCCGTAGAGTACCACATGCCGTGTTCCTCGCGGTATTTGTTCACCTTCTCGTAGCCACGATATACTTCTACCGGATAAATCTTCTGGGTATTAAAATTAACTTCTATATCGAGAAGAGCTTGTTTAAGATATACACCTGCCACCTCTTTCAGGGGTGCAAAAGGCGACTTGATAGGTTGGGTTCTGATAGGCATGGCTTATTCCTCCTTTCCGTCTTTTGTCGATGCAGGAATGATATATTTCTGCTCCTTCCCGCATTGGAAGTTATAGAGCGGACGGATAGTCTGCCAATAACAATCGGCAAGAAGCCAGCTCGGACCATGAAAAAGAGGGTTTACACCATAGGCAAAACTCTCTATATTAATGGATGATAACTCGATGCCCAACTTAGGCTCTTCCGTCTTAAAGTTTCTGTCCGTGATAGGACAGATACCTGTACGGCGAAGCTGAGTGAGATATGAGGCGAGGTCTTCGCAATACTCCATCAGATCATCCGATGCAGCCTGCAATTTACTGCCATCATATCTGCCTAACGTAGCAGAGGAGTCTTTCAGCCGGGTAAGGAAACAGACCTGATAAGTAATCAGGGCTTGCTTATCCGATTTCAACTCTCCGGAGTTCACTACACGATAGAGCATACAGGGAGAATGAATGATATTAGCGTTGCGGGAAAAGATATTTTCCTCATCAATATCACGAATGCGGAAGAAACTCTGGTCTTCCAGCTTCTTACTTGTCGGGTTATGGGATAAGGGCTTGTAGATGGTTGCCCAATGTTCCAAAACATTTGATATTGTCATAATTCAAAGGGGGGTTAACACATTATTAACTGATAGCGTACAGAAATTAAGAGTTATTTGCACAGAGTGCTTTTTCTCTCATCATATATTCATGCCCGCTTATTGATAAATAGATACCGGCTCTTGCCAGAATAGTCATCGCCTTTACTACCTCGGGTTTTTCGTTGGCTATCCAGTTACATTCATTAAACTCGAAGGGTTCGGGGGAGGAATGAAACTTTGCACCTACTAGTTCTTGAGATAAAAAGCGTTTGGCTTTAAAGATTTCCTTCAACGGAGGACGTTTATTGCTCGTTTTCTTTACCATCGCTTGCTTCCTCTTCTTTCTTATCTTCTTTCGGAGTAACTTCTTCCTTGTTATCCTCCTCTTCTGTTGCTTCCTTCATCAGGTCTTTCAGCTTCACGTTGAAGTGTCTTTCGGTTTTATCGGCTACAATCTTCTGCATCACTCTTGCCCAGGGTGCACCATTGCAGGTACTCTCGTTTTCGAGAATGCTCACGAGCTGCACACCACAATAAATGGCGGCAAGATAGTTAGCGAGATGGAGAGGGTTCTGAAAATCGAGTATGACGGTATCTACCATCGTGGCCAAGAATATCGCAAGGATGAGGACGGAGAAATCCTTCACCATCTTTGCCATTTTCTTAGATTTCAGTTTGCCGTCGATTTTGCATCGAGGGTCTTTCTTAATGGCCTCCCGATAGCGGGAATAGATACGGCAGTTGCAGCGCCACGCCGTATAGCAGTCGCAGATAAGGGCGAAGAAGCATACGGCGATGTAGTTAAGAGATGGTTCCAGGGTACACCACACCAAGCCAATGATGGCTGCAAGAAACCTGGTAAGGGTCGGAATTAAACTTTGCATTTCTTTTTTTTTTAAAATGTTATCCTATGTTTTTTAATACGATACAAAGGTATCGGTTTTTTATCGAGAGATGGGGACAAAAGGGATTGAGGAACCTGCGATAGAATCGCAGAGGACGGTGGCGGGAGGGGTGCTATTTCAAGATAGGGGGGCGGGGGTTGTCCCAACCATTTAGGGGCGATTTCGTAATTTTGTGGGCAGATAAAGAAATTAAAAAGGCGCAAAATGATAAACGAGCAATTACAGAAAAAGATAGAGCAGTCTATCCGACTCCTGCAAAGCGTACAGAAAAGGTACGATGGAGAGATAGAACTGGCTTATTCGGGCGGCAAGGATAGTGATGTGATCCTGCAGCTTGCAAAGGAAGCTGGTATCAGATATAGAGCGATATACAAGAATACCACCATCGACCCACCGGGCACTATCGCCCACGTGAAGGAGATTGGTGTGGAGATTATCAGACCTAAAGAAAATTTCTTTCAGCTTATTGCAAAGAAAGGGTTTCCTAATCGCTTTAGCCGTTTCTGCTGTGAAGTTCTGAAGGAATATAAAATCCTCGATAAAACTGTTATCGGTGTGCGCAAAGGAGAAAGCAGAGCGAGAAAGGAAAGATATAACGAGCCTACCGAATGCCGATACTATGGTTCTAAGAAAAAGGAAAATCATGTAGAACAGATTTATCCTATCTTGGAATGGACCAATGAAGATGTGAGGGATTTCATTCTTGATAGAGGATTGAAGTTAGCACCAGTATACTATGATACGGGGGGGCAAATCGACGTTACCCGAAGACTCGGCTGCATGTGCTGCCCCCTGGCTTCAAGACGCAAGCGCCTTATCGAGTTTCAGAAGCATCCCCGCATAGCCAAGGCTTATCTGAGGGCGGGACAGAAATTCTTAGATACGCATCCTGACTCGTCAGCAGTAAGCAGATATGATAACGTTTACGAATGGTTTACGCGTGATGTGTTCTATGCCAACAATAAAGATTGGGAAAAGGCAAACGGCACACTATTCGGTAAGCCCGATTACAAGAAGTTTCTGGAAGGTCAGTTTGGTATCGACCTTACCATATAGCCTTCCGGGGGTTCGGGGGGTTGAACACGAATGACACGAATAGCACGAATTTCGGTTTTCGATGCCCCACCAGGTTAACATTAAACATTAAACATTAATAAGAGATGAGTCAACTTACGCAGAATACCCTGCAGAGAATAGACAAGTGGCTATCTAACGGACTGAGCATTGACACGATGTTTCCGAAACTGGAACAGAAGTATCGGATGCAGCTCTGCTACGAATTCTATAAACGCTGGGTACAGAACAACGACATAGACCCCAAGACTACCTGCCGCAACATAGCAAGGCGCGACTATGCGCTGTTTATGAAACAGGCAGGACAGGGCAACAGGGAGGCGCAGGAAATGGTGATGGCGCTGCATATTGATATTGACGACGAAGGAAATATCAAACCCCGTACCATTACCGAGCTGACAAACGATGTGGCGGTCTGCAACCACATTATTCGCTTTTTTATGACCGATGAAAGCCCGCGTCACAAGGCGATGTATCTCAATTCTGCTGAGTGGCTTATCCGCACAGGCAAGCAACAGAACAACGACCGTGCGGTGGATAAGGGTATGCAGGCATTGGCTACCGTTTATGGCAACTTCCTCGAAGAGAAGGATGCTACCGAGGAAATGCCGGATATGAGCCGCATTGCCATTACGCAAGATGTGAGCATCGTGAAGCGTGACAGGGTGAACTATACTGACGAGTACAAGAAAAAAATGGCTCGCAAGTATGGTCTTACGGCAAAGGATATGCAGGATATTGCCGAGGAGGAAAGTCTGCAGGAGCATAATGAAAAGGTACCTGACTATATGGAGTATATGGAAGAGGTGCTGGATGAACATGCTGAGAAGAAGGAAGCCGAAATGGATATTCCGGAAGAGGAAGGTGATACCGAAAAGGAAGGAGGCGATGATGAGTAAGCGCAAAGGTGATCATCATTATCACAATAAGGTTCCCCCCTTTACACCGGACTCCGAACATTACACCCGAAAACAGCATACCTGGAAGGCGAAGGTGGCATACGAAACAGAGGATGCTGCCTGGGAGTTCCTGAACCAAAGACCGGAACTGAAGGCGCAAGGGTATGTGGCGTACCAATGCAAGACTTGCCAGAAATGGCATGTGGGAAAGTTAAGAATTAAGAATTAATAGTTTATAGACTTTATGGCAAAAGACTGGGTAGGCGGCAATGCTGCCGTATTTAAAACGTTAGGCGCAAGCAACCATAAAAACGGCGAGCGACAGCGTGAAGACTACTATGCCACAGAACCCGCAGCTACCGAATGGCTTTGTAAGATAGAGCAGTTTACGGGGGGGGTAATTTTGGAACCTTCTTGTGGCGAAGGGCATATTAGCGAGGTATTGAAGGCGCATGGCTACGATGTAGTCAGTCGTGATTTGATAGATAGAGGTTATGGCGAGGTTGCAGATTTTCTTTCCATCGACAACTTAGAATGGAACGGAGATATTGTTACCAACCCACCCTACCGATATGCCTTGAATTTCGTAGAAAAGGCTTTGCAGATTATTCCGGAAGGAAGAAAGGTTGCGATGTTCCTGAAACTTACTTTTCTTGAAGGGAAAGGAAGAAGACATCTGTTTAAAACGCAGCCACCTTGCAGGGTATGGGTAAGTAGTTCACGATTAAAATGCGCCATGAACGGCAACTTTAAGGCTTTCGGAAGCAGCGCAGCAGCCTATGCCTGGTTTATCTGGGAAAAAGGATATAAAGGAGAAACTATTCTAAAATGGTTTAATTGATAAAGATAGAGTTATAGAGGATGGAATTAAATAAGATTTATAATGAGGATTGCCTGGTAGGAATGAAAAAGATTCCGGACGCAAGTGTGGATTGTGTTATCTGCGATTTGCCGTATGGCGTTCTCAATAAAAAGAGTGAAGGCGGTGGCTGGGATAGTATTATCCCGCTTGAGCCATTATGGAAGGAATATCTGCGCATAACCAAACCCAATGCGGCCATTATTCTTTTCTGCCAGGGCATGTTTACCGCACAGCTTATGATGTCGCAGCCGAAACTCTGGAAATATAATCTTATTTGGAGCAAGCAGCGGGTAACAGGCTTTCTGAATGCCAACAAGATGCCTCTGCGCTCACATGAGGATATTGCAGTATTTTATCGAAAACAACCTGTCTACAATCCTCAAATGGTAAAATGTGCGCCACATCAAAGGAATCATCGAAGGGGAGATGGCTCTCATAGTTTGAAGCGAGGTTGTTACGGCGATCATAAAGAAGTGCCTACTATCGTATCAGATGAGAAATTCCCAAGGAGCATTATCTGCTTTGATAAAGAACATTCTGCCGATACCTTCCACCCTACGCAAAAGCCAGTCGCCCTTATCCAGTATCTTATATGTACTTATACCAATGTGGGGGGGTGCGTTCTCGACAACTGCATAGGCAGCGGTACCACCGCCATCGCCTGCATCAGAGAAAAGCGCAACTTTATCGGTTTTGAATTAAACAAGGAATATTACGACAAGGCTTGCAAGCGCATTCAACTTGAAATGGCGCAGCCGAGTTTATTTTAAATCTGCAAAATTATGGCAAAGATTATTTATTTCGGAACCAATGGGTGCTCCGGGCACTACCCTATCGGTATTGATATGGCACTAACAGGAGAAGAATACAATAAATGGTGCGAGTGTGATAATGAAGTCTGGATAGAAAACATCCGGAAAAACCCAGGTCGCCACCTGGTTCAACACCATGGTGAAACCTACACCAACTACGGTGTACCTTTTTCTGTAGATGAAGACAGAGTCGGAGATCATACCGAACTCTTCTGGGAGGGAGTACACTCAGAAGAAGAAATGATAGAACTCATAAAGAGCGACCCGTTTTTGAAACGACAATTTAAAATGTAAGCAACAATGATAGTAATAAAAATCAAAACATGGAAAGACTGGAAACAGGACTTTCTTAAATGGGTGCAAGCACCTCGGCGCAGTACTTGCAAGGAGTACGTAGATTATATGGAGGCTTTACAAAATCAGGTTCTCTACAAAATAATAAACGACACTTGCGATAAATACGGCAATATGCGTGAGGATCAAATTCAAAACATCACCGAGGCAGTCGAGAGATGCGTGGCTGAGTGTGCCAAAGAAACACGCAAGTTAATCGATGATTGCCAGCCCGCAAAATTGCTCTAAGACTGTAAAAAACTGACATATCTACGGATTTCAAATCCGCAGGAACGCCTAACGGGCGCAAGGACGCGGCTAAATCAACATACATTCAGGATAACAATTTTACTATTATGCAGCAACCACATCAGATATATTTAAACAGATTCCAGCAAGAACTCTTTTATATGGGGGCAAAAGACGAAATCGTCATCGCTGGACGACGTACCGGTAAAACAGACGGATTGGTAGCGCCACGCGTATGGGCGGTATCAAACTCTATGCCTGGTATGTTGGGAGCTTGGCTGGCTATTTCCAGGCAGCAGGCATTTTCTAAAACTATTCCTGGTACCATGGCTGCCATGGAACGAATGTTCGGCTTCACAATAGGCATTCACATGGGATGGGGAAGACCACCGAAACATGCCCGTCCTGCAATCTTTAAGCCAAAAAACTATGATAACATTATATGGTTCGCCAACGGCGCACAATGGGCTTCCATATCCCTTGCGCAAACTGCATCAGCAAACTCATATACGTTCTCACACGCCATTTTGGATGAAGGTAGATTTGCAAACAAAAAGAAAATCGACGAGGAATTTATGCCTTCTCTGTCAGGACAGACTCATCCATTAGGCAATATTGAGTTTTCAGAATATAACCCCCTCTATAGAGGTAGACTTTTTGTTTCCGATGCTGCTCTGACCGCAAAAGGCAGTTGGCTGGAAAGGGAAGATGAGAAGTTAGACTTAGTGATAGAGAACGGACTTTTTAAGGGTAAAACCTACAGATGGGTTCAGGAGCAGTTGGAAGAATATGCCAATAAAGTTATCTTTTACAATGACCTACTCTATAATGCCCAAAAAACAAAACACACACCACATGTGGTTCCTGCGGAAGTAAGAACGATGATTCGTGCAATAGCATTGAAAATGCTGAAGCATGAGGGCATGTTTCGTATTCTACCTAAACACGGAAATCATCTTACCAAAAACATGGTAGATATGGCGGTAAACTACAAACTGGTTACTGCAGAAGATGCCGAACTCATCTATGATTACGAATATCTGATTACACCAGAAGAGGATTTCGAGATGCAGATGTTTTTACGTTCTAAGAAATTCCAAGATAAATATCTGAGAGAATTGAGGCGTTCAGCTTTCGTAGTACGCAGGGCATCTACTCTCGAGAATGTGGACATTCTCGGTGAGGATTACATCAGGCAGTTAAAGCGAGATCTCCCTGCCTACACTTTCGCAGTTTCAATATTGAACATCAAAATCAAAAAATCGAATGATGGTTTTTACTCTAACCTGGATATAGATAGGGTACACGGTTATATCCCCGACAACGAGATAGATCCGCTCTCAGTGGCGAAGTGGGAAACAAAAAAGGCTACGGGCATCATCGGCGGCAAGAAGATTACATCAGAAAGTTATCAGCCCGACTTAAAAGAGCTGTCCGAGAGAAACGACTGCCGTATGGATAGCGACTGCGTGAACGACCTTCCTCTTTATCTCGCATTTGACTATAACGCCAATATCAATACCCTGGTGGTAGGTCAGGTATATCAGCGTGACGGAGTAGAGGCAGTGAATGTAATCAAGAGCTTCTATGTAAAGAATGAGCGCAAGCTGAGAGAGTTGGTAGATGATTTCTCGCATTACTATGCTCCGAAGAGAGCCGTGAACCGTGACGTGGTTTACTTCTACGATGCCACGGCAAAACAAGGTGCATCGTATGCCTTGACCGATGAGCGATTCTACCAGGCAGTGATTAAGGAGTTGGAGCGCAATGGCTGGAATGTTACGGCAATAGATATGGGTGTGCCGGAAAAGCATGAGGTGAAGCATCGCATCATCAATGATGGTCTTGCCGGCATAGAATATCCTGCTATTCGTATCAATCAGCCTAACAACCCCGACCTGATTATAGCATTGCAGCTTTGTGAAGTGAGCATCGGCTATCAGGGATTCAAAAAGGATAAGAGTCAGGAGAAGAAACCGGAAACGGAAGACAACCTGCCTTTGCAGCAGAGAACGGACTTCACCGATGCCTTCGACTCGCTATATCTAGGATGCAAATTCTGGCGAGGAAATATCGGTTGGTTCGTACTGCCGGACGGAAGGAACGTTTAACTAAATGTTGAATGCTAAGTGTTGAATGTTGAATTAGGCATACGCCATTGAGATAAACCAGCGATGGAATCGCTAGGAACGGAGGCTTTACTCCGAGAGGTAATTCAACATTGATAAAAACATTCAACACTTAACATTAAACGAAATGAGGGGCGGGTGTCATCACGACAGCCGCCCCTCTTGATATTAACAAAACTTTACCTTAAAACAATTTTGACTTTTAATTCATGAGAACTAATTAATAAAGAAAATAAAGTCCCCGCGTTTCACAACGAAGGAACTTCAACAAGATCAAAAACTAACAACTCAATAAAATTAAAATAATCATAACTATTACGTTAAGCATATTTTGATAAAACACTAGAAGAATCTATTCTTTACACACACATTAGAATTAATGAAGAAATTAGAACCCCGCGTTTCACAACGAAGGAAACTCTACGATTTTCAATGAGTAATAATAATTGTTTAACTTATAAAATATATCTGACAAAACATTAGAAGAATCTATTCTTTAATCTCAGGATGATCTCTGAGATATTTTTCGCGAAAGTTACGGAACATAAGTTCATGCAACTTTCCCTTTTCCGGACTCAGTGTTCTCCATCTCTCGCTCCACTTTACCTTTTTACGGTAACAGGCTATGCGGACCACGGAGGATATAGGAAAATCGGTTGCCGTTCTTCCCGTTTCCGGATCATCATACGTAATACTAACTATCGGACGGTAAACATCACGAATACATACGCCCTGTTCTGCTACTGCCTGGAGAAGTTTATCATCATTCATTGGCAGCAGCAAAAGGGCATCACCGGAATAGGAATTATTAATGAGCGATTCAAAACTGCGGTTATGAAGTTTGATAAACCTGCCATCGGTGAAATAGATTTCCACCACCACTTCCTGGTAATCGCCACTATCCTGGTCGAGATCAGTAATCTCATCCCATAGCGTTTTATTTGCGAAGTCCATCTTACCGGAAGAATCCATCATCAGCCAATAGACAGACTTGAGCTGTTGCAGCATCATCTGCTCCCCTATTTTATTCATACGCTATAATCTTTCTTTTTTCTGTTTGCAAAGGTAATACTTTATTTTTTGATGGGCGGGACAAGAAAAGTAAAAGAGTAAAAAGGTAAGAAAGCCTAGCGGGGTAAGGACCAGCGATAGAATCGCCGGGAACGGAGGCGCAAAGCGGTTAAGGTTCTTTTTACCTTTTTACCCTTTTACCTTTTTACCTTTCAAAGTTCTTTCACCAGCAGCAGACGATCGTTTTCATTCCTTGCCATTACACGATAGCCAAGGCGTTTATACCATTCGAGAACGAAAAGCTTACTGCCTTTATCATCCCATTCCAGCTGTGCCGACTTGCAGCCCAGTTTCTTAGCTTCCCGCTCTGCGGTCTCCATCAGGAGGCGAGCCGTTCCCTGCTTGCGGTACTTCTCATCTACCCAAAGGTTGTAGATAGCGCAATCGGCATACTGATAATACTCGTCTTTATAAGGTCCAGGCTTCGGTACCTCCACCTGTACGGTGCCGTGATTGATTTCATCTACGACAACAATCTTTTGTGATGACTCCCAATCTTGAATCTGTATCATAATATATTCTTTTTTATAAATCCTTAAAGTCACTTGCTAATCAAATAAACTCTAAAGGTAAATCCTTTCTTGGTTCTATCTTCAGACCATGATTATTCATAAGCTGCAGGCAAGCATCCTCTGTAAGATTCTGCCCGTCGATTTTATCCTCTTCGGTTAATGGAATAGGCAAAGAATCTTTAATCTTCATAAACAGGTCTTGTATTTTCTCCTCTCTATAATCGGAATAAAAATAAGCCTTATAATCGAAATAACCGAATACGAGACCTTCTTGCAAATCACCAGAACCATAATGAGGACTTATGTCACGCGTCCATCTTAACATAGGGAAATGAGAAGACTCTACTGCCAATAGAGCATGAAAACGCTCCAAAGCTATAGCTTTTGCCTTATCACGATCGATAGCTTTCAGGTAAAAGTAAAAACGACTGCCTATACCATCTCCAGATCGAAACCTTACAACATCGAAAAACTGACCCGACTGACTTAAATCATTGACAGAAACATTCTTTGCTTTTGAAGAGTTATCTATTCTGATAGAAATTTCATACCAGTATTCCTTTCGAAGCTGCTCCTCATCATCAATATTATATTTCTCTATAGTTCTATCCTCGGCTTTTAAAGCAAACGAATCAGCTTTCTCTTTGTCAGAAAACACGCCATCAACACGATAGTCACTATACTCGCCAGATGTTACTACGTAAGCGGTTTTAGGCTTATCAAGAGGAGCTACAAATAGAGCATAGAGGGAGGTTGCAGGAACCCGATTTAAGTTAACGATATACTCTACATCATATAACCCAGGATGACTTGCAGCAAACTCTCTGCTCATCTCAGGAATTCCTTCGCATAAGAAAATACCATTTATATCGGAACCGAAATGATCGAACACCTTTGGCCCATATTTATCCATAGCGAACAATACTGGTTTTTCTTGTTCACCTTTTACGTCTTCGAGGTACTTTCCTTTTGCCTGTTCTATTGCCTTGTAGAAATCTTCATCGAGATACATATATCCATAATAGTTCTCTCGGAAATACTCTTTACCTTCCTCGGATAAAATCTGAGCCTTAAAATCGAAGAATTGCTCCTCATCCATGTAGTCCTCGTACAAATCCCGCAAACCATTTACAATAAAGAGAGACATCTCTTCCGTGCAAACGATAAACGGCTTACTGAAATCAACATCAAAATCCTCATCGGTAATAGGATGCCAAAGGGATTTTTTCTTTTCTTCTTTTGTGTATAAACTCATATTTTATAAATCTTTTAATTATTAAAATGCGTCTTTAATATCGCATCTTTTCTGAGGTTGTTATAAAATTCCTTTGGGCAAATGCAATCCCAGAAGTTATCTGCTGACGCATTATATCTGTTGCCAAAGAAATCACAGGCACAGTTTACACTTGTCTGATTGAAAGCGATTGCCTCTATATCATTTACACTGTGAATCTTAATAAAGGCACTCAGTTTTTCGTATTGTTGTGGATATATACCTCCACACTCATCAGCGACAACCTTTAAGCATTCAAGATAAACTGGTATATCTTCGCCTAGAACCTTTGCAAAATCAAAAGTAGATCTGAACACCATCATTTCCTCATAAGTTAAACGGAAATCTTTCTGTAGGTCCTCGATTTCCTTTTTGGATGAAGAATAGATCCATCGGCTTACATATTCACCTTTTGCCTGTTTTTCCTTCACCCCTTCCAGTTCCAGCGGTTTCCCATCAGCTCCTACCGGTACGTAAGACGGAAGGTATTTCTTCTCCAGATACATCCAGAGGTGAGGCATTCCACCCCAAGCATTGGGAACCTCTATAGCGAGTTTCCAGCACTTCTTTTTCTTCATTTTAACGTATATCTCAAACATGATAAAGCTTAGTTAATGATTAAATGTATCTCATCTTCGTAGTCCTTGATAATCTCTATCGGACGGAAATGTTTATCCAGGTACTTCTCGGGAACTTCATTCAGTGGACCCTCAAATAAGGTCTGAAGGTTGCAGGTATCAGGCTGGATAGTATCAATGCTTACCTGGCAGAACTCGTCAATGATAGTACCTACAAGGTCGCCTATCTTCAATGGCGAAGGATGCAGCTTCTTCTCCTCTTCATCGCTGAAAAAAGGAACGAATGGCTTCTTCTTCTCACAAATCACATAAGGAGTCACGATACTCTTATGCTTGGAAGCGTCCTCTATAAAACCATTATAATGAATGGTGACAGCGTTAAAGTTTCCAAGAAGGTTGATAGGGCAAGCCTGGATAATCTCAGCAAGAGTGGGTTTGAATAAAGCCGACGAGCCGAAAGTATGCACTGCCTCAAAACTAGGCAGCACACTTTTTACTTCCTTGGGGTGTTCCTCATTATATGCAGGCTCATCCCAGATACAAGAGTTACCAAGCACATCTTTAACCTTCGGATATTCCAAAAGCAAAAACTTCTTTGCCTTCGAGTTAGAACGGAAGCAGATGACGCTGATGCCTTCAGCTATCTTCTCTATCTGTTCCTTTGTAAATTCAATCTTTTCCATAATCTATAAATCTTTTAATCATTAAAATGCGTCTTTAATATCGCATCCGGCTACGGCCTTATATTCTGCCTTGAGGAAAGCAATCTCATCCTTCAGGCGCTTGATTCCTGCGGTAGGCTGATTACGCTCTACACACTTTTTCCAGTTGCGGTAGGCATAATAAAACTTATCGCATAGCTTCAGTTCCTCATCGGTGTACTTTTGCTGATGCAGACAGTGTGCCTGTTTTATCTCATTCAGTTTACCATCCGCTTTAAGTACAATCAGCCCGGCATAATCAGGAAGGAGAGGATATACTTTCGCACTAAGGTACCAAGGTACGCAATAATAAAAGAAATTCGGGCGGCGACGTTTCTCATCTCCATTCTTCAGCAATTCATGCTTCTGCCGCTTATGGGTGAAATCGTTCTTGAAATCAGCAAGGGATATTTTGCATTCCACCTCATACCAATATCCGCTTCGGGTCTTGATGAGCATATCACTCTCCCAGCCGAACACATAAAGGTTTTCTACGATAAACTTAGGGTTCGATTTCCAGCCGCGCAAATGCTGCTGAAGAAGCTGCTCTGATACCTGCTCCTTACTAAGGAGCTGTGCTTGTTTACTCTTTGTTCCCATCTATCTTTTTCATTTGTCCGTCCTTTAATTCATAACTCACATCTCGAAGTCTTGACTCTAACATCTTGACTTGTGATATGGAAGCTACATAAATTTCGGCTTTATCAGGATCGCAAAGATTTATATCAGGAATAATTTCATTAGCGAAATTATCTGTTTTCTCGCTACGGCTAATTCTTCTATCCGGATCGCTAACATAAAGCTTTTTTGAATCACCGTCTTCACTCCAAAAGAAATGAAGCAATATCTTTTTATCTATATGCCAAAGGTTAGCCTTTACGCAAGCAAAACTCTGTTTAGTACTCCGAGGGTCTTTGCTTTTCAGGAAATAAATCACACCTTCCTGCATAAGCGCAGGAGGTACATTAATATCTCCCACGTATTCACTATATTCACAAGGCCTGACACGATACTTACAGTTTTCCGTATCAATATCATATTCCTCTGGGTTGAAATCTCGCCAATTAGGTTCCTCCAATGGGCGATACTCCACGGGATTCCCATCCTTGATGGCTTGCAGCACCTGCAGCAAGCCATCAACATCAAACAAATAATTCTTCTTCATACTCTTTTCCTTACTTTTATAATCCTTACTTATGAATACGGATGAGACTAGGGATGCAGCAATCGTAAGTTTTATACCCTGGTTCCACGTAGCTGACTTCTGGGTTTGTATCACGCATAGTGTTTATTTCATCCAGGGAATAAGACCACAAACTGTAGGATTGAGTGAAACCTATGTAAAGAATAGAACCTTCGTTGTCATAGCCAGCAAGACGACCGAGAAAATTTCCCTTCGCCTTACCAGCCGTAATCAGAACTTGACGACCGTGATAGAGATGATAAATCTCTTTAACCGTCAATCCGGAAATATCCTCAAACTCGGAATCTTCGGACGCAGGAGTATTCTTCTGCTCCATCCTCTCTTCGATAGGCTCTACCTCCATCTTAATATGCAGCAGTTCACGTTTTTCACATTTTTCTCGTTCTCTCCTGCTTTTGAAAACAAAGAGCTTTGCCTTTCTCCAGCTATCTGCCCAGCCAAGAAGCAAAAGACCTACAGAGAACCCAGCCAGCACTACGATGGTTGCCTCCAGGCAGCAATCGTATATCTCCTGCGATAGAACGCAAGGATGGGTATAGATATTCTTCAGCTTGCCGAGAGCGTAAATAAGGACAACAGCAAGGATGGGTACCAAAATCGCCAACAGGTTAACACCGATAACCTGGGCATAATACTTCAATTTACTTTTCATCATTTTCTTTTTGTTTTGATTCATAAATCTTTTTTATTTCATCAAGATTTCTGACACACAAATCTCGATAAGCACCTTCAAAAGTTTCTGCCTGTTTATACATGCTGTCCTTTACCATAAAACGGCAATCAAGACCGCGTGCCAGGGTTTTAACCGCGATAACGAAACCGACAAACTCGTTAGGATCATATCTATCTTTCTTGATAGGCGACTGGGTACCGATGCGTATCTCGTCCGTAATCTGATATGTTTTCTTGATTACTTCCGATGCGGTGTGAATACTCGTTATCGGCTCCAAAGACACAAAGGTCTTAATCTTGTATTCATCATGCAGTTTGCGCAGGGCTTCGATACGCTCCTCTGTAGAAGGAGCATTAGGCTCCAGCTTATCTTTACCGGTAATAGTAAAACCGATGGTAAGATCACGAAGGAGATCATCCGGATAATCAGCGTCAGGTTCCAAAAAATCTTTCCATTTGTCGTTTTCTAACCAATCTGTATTTTTGATAAGTATCGTAGCTGGAATTTGACGATCTAACAACACAAAAACTATCATTCGCAATATATCCATATCTATATCAGGATCAAACGGATCACAAGTAAACGAAAAGAAAATTCCTCCGTCTTCACGAATTACATCTTCCCCAATTCTTATTATATCTTTAGCTACAATACTTAGGGCAACAACAGCAGTCGTATCTCGAATAACTTTTTGTGGAATAGCATCATGTGCAGTCATATTGTTTTTCTTCAGATATTCATTGAGCTGCTTATCGCGCTGCTTGATGATAGGTGTTGCCAGTTCCGGCTTATCGCCGAAGACATGGCTCAACACCCCTCTACGGTTATAACAATACGTGCAACCGTTAGAACAACCGTGATATAAATTAATTGCCCACTTGGCATATTCACCAGCCGCACCCTGCGGCTGGTAAATCAATGCTCCCTTTACAGGAGTTTCTTTCGTTTCTGTTTTCATACGCTACTTTTTATTTTTCTGTTATCACAATATCGCCATTACTATCTATCTCTACGTTGCAGTCTCCCAAATCGTACCAATAATCGGGAAACATAACGCAGATTGTCTTATGGGGCATGGTGTGGCGAAATGACAGGTTAGCCATTAATCTACCTTTGGTTATCGGCGGTCCGAATAGACCGAGACGAAGCCTGTCACTCGTCTGAAATTCACGTTTTGGAGCTGTAAAGTAAACGGTTCGCGCTCGGTAGATACTGTGGAGCTTGCCGACGAAATAGATAAAAGCATCATCCCTTGCATTTTTAAAGGCAGGGGTAGATAACAATTCTTGCTTTGTCATACGCTATTCTTTTTTATCTTCTGGCTTTTCAATCAAGAATCCGATACCAGCGTGGATATTACCAAGCTTATACCACTTCTGGCTGAGAGTCATCACATAGCTGCTGAAAGCATTCTCTTCGATATCCAACTCGAAGGCTTCGTCAGTATCAGGTTCACCGTGTCTGATATAACCTTTACCTGGGGTATAGATGAGACGATAGTAAACACCATCCTTGCATAGGTACAGACCGCTATTCTTACAATCAGAACTCCACCATTTCGGATTTCTTACATAGCAAAGCATTACATCACCATCGTAAATAGGAATATATGATTTCTTGCCCTTATTCTCGCCTACGTAATCTTTGGCATCAACATTATCTACCTGGCGGGCGGTAGCCGTTAGCGTATAGCCGTTCTTTATCATTTCGGCTATATCAAGATATGCAACCTGCCATTGCAAATCAAACTCCTGCGAAAAACGCTCATCGCCTCTTTTAAAGAACGCAAGGATATTTGGCTTTCTATCCTCGCCAATGGCTGCGGTATCTTTGATGAGAGAGTTGAAGACTTGAATCTTGCTAGCTTCCAACGCCATGTTTATCATGGAATAAAGATACCCGTCCTTCTTATCTTTGATACTCCAATACTGGCCAGAAGCTATCTTACGCAGATCACCGTACATATCCATCGCCTCACGTTCCTGAATATTATGCAGATGACAGACAAACTTGTATTGGTCGGGATAAACGCATTCCACCATATTGCTAAACTTTAGCATATTCTTGATGATGCTTACATATTCTTCTGTTTCCATACGCTATTTTTGTTTATTTTCTAAATCTTCACTCTGTTCAAAGTTTTTATTCCAACAGATGATGGTACCATTTTCAGGTACTCTACAAACGTGACCTGGGCAGCACCAGCATTCAACGGAATCTGTTCTGACAAGGTCTTGGTTTATCTCATCTTTTTCTCCGTGAGGACACGGGATGTTCTTAGGGTACTCTGTAGCTACGACTTTTATCTTATTATAAGCCCCCCGAAGTCTACGCTTCAAAGTATTAATCTCTTCACGCAGCTCACTTATCTCTTTTTCCAAATCGTTATTGCGTTTGTATATTCTATAAGCGGCATTTCCCTCCCATCGTTCGTACTGCTTACGGAAACGATGGTTGGTGTACTTACGGAAGAACTTAGACTTACTGCCCGATTCTATGATAAGGTCAAAGATAAAGCCTGCTATCTTCTCCTTTACATGATTCATATTTATCTTCATACGCTATCCTTCTTTATCACTATTAATAAGATCCTCATACTCTCCTATCGTGATTTCCGTGAAATCAGGATTGCACTTCTCGGCTCGAATGCTATCATCGAAGAAGGCAAAGTAACGGTCTTTGCAGCGGAGAAGCTGAGTGATAGAGATAGAGTCACCTTGAGAACCCCCTATGCCCAACTCCTTCAATATCTTGAAATGATTGGTTACAGCTTTATAGGAGGCAAGTACCGCGGCGATAGCCTTGCCCTGCTTGTATCGCTTGTTAGGTGCTACGCCAACGTAACGACCATCATTAAACAACTGGCTATCTACCTCTCGCCATAACTTCTTATCCAGCTTTTCATATTGCGCAGTCGGCAACCAGATAGCGGTTATATCATACTCTCGCAGCAGACTGCGGTTAGGCTGATAACCTTGCCACTTCTCAAACTTGAAGCCAACGGCTTCATCTACTCTTTTCATGTAGGCCTGATACTCTTTTTCTTCTGCTTCAAGAATACCCTTAATGTATTCGTAAGCCTTTGAACCTTGTTTAGCTTCGTATAACATACGCTATTTTTTTTTCTAAAAACATGTATTATTTACTCACCATTTTATCATACTCCTCCTGAGTGATTGTGCCTTTATTCAAAAGGCTCATCAGGTAGAAGCGGGCCACGGTACCCAGGGCGATTTTCATTCCCTGATATACCATACCGATGGAATCATCATCGGTGAGGATGTTCAGGTCAGACTCCTTGCCATCCTTCTCGCAAGTTACCTTGACGGTAAACTTGTCATCCCTCATCTCGTGATAGGAAAGGTTGAGCTGCAAAATCTGCTTGCCAAGCTCCTCTTCTTCTGATTCATTCTCTGCATTCTGCTGCTTTGTTTTTTCTGCCATAATATTTTTATTTGTTTTTAATATCTGTCAACTAATCTAATTTAACAATATCGGTAATCTTCTCCACACCCCGCCATTAGGCTGGAACTTGCTCTGCCAATCACGATACTCTACATCGAAACGGACACCAAGGTCTCGGAATTGCTGAAGATTCAGAGTAGAAAGAAGCTCATCATTTTTCTCCTTGCGGTCCATTAAGATAAGCCTGCAGCTTTTCATGGAGGCAAATATATGAAAGAAAACATCCAGTGCATTCTTTCCCAACATGCCTTGTATAGCCCAACGCTCACGATTGGTTCCTTTAGGTGAGATGTTTACGCCATCTATATCGGTATAAGCCTTATTTTTGTTCCATTGTTCTACGTTGTGGTACATAGAATATCCCGAAGTATAAACATAAAGGTTTTCTATGTTTTTATATTGACCTCGCAGATTTTGCACGAAATCTGCAAAGTATGGAATTTTGAAAGGTTCGCCACCTGTCAGCAACACGGTTTTTGCGTTGTTAAGTTCCTCTACCGTTACAACCGGAACAGAACTTAAATCATACTGGTCATTACAGCATAACATGCAATGATTATCACAATCTGTATTTAACATCAGATGAATAACGGAATGATCCGCATTCTCTTCGTCTTCATAATATCTTATCATACGCTACTTCTCGTTTTCTTTTTGTTGAACATCTTCTTTCTTATCTTCCACATACTTCTTGCCGCAGAAAGGGCAATACTCGGGCAGGATATTTACCTGGTTCCACTTCTCGCAGAAAGAGCCATCTTTCTTCTGTTTATGGAATAAACCATAAACATTCACCATCGCAATGCCCGATGGAATACCGATACTTGTATCAAGGCAACCACTCTCGTTGGTCTTCTCCTTAACCATTTTCTCAACTCTGCTAATACAATTACATGCCATAATCTTTAATGTTTTTATTTGTTCTAATAACTATCAACTAATCTTTTGTGCATCATATAATAATGAAATGGGCGAGGGTCGTTTGGCTCGTCTTGGTGATAACCCATTCCGGTAAGCCACTTATCTGCCCAAGTACCAGGTTCTGGTTTCATATCCCAATTTACAAACAGGATATGCACGCCGTAACCTTCAGCTCTAGCCTCTAAGGTTTTTATCATTAAAGCGCCAATGCCCTTCTGCCGATCTTCCTCGCTAACGATGAAGCTATTTATATAGCCACACACTGGGTCCTTACTTATCGGATTGTAAGCAGGATCAAACTCCATCAAGGCGAAAGCGGTACCAGTTAGATTTGTAAGGGTAAGGACATTTTCTTTCCAAGAACCATCGTGGTCGTTGTAACATTTAATCTCTTTAAGATATGATATAAAAACGAACTCCGGCTCTCTAGCTTCCTCGTCAGATAGAATTGCAGTTTTACATTCTGCCTCATGAATGAGATTATCTACAATTCCATCAAGATAGTTTTTCTCAGTCGCCTTCAGAAAGGCATTTAATCTCGCAGCCAAGGCTGCACGCTCTTCTTCTTTCATACGCTATTTCTTTCTTCTCCTATTACGTTTATTCTGTAAATACTGCCCGAAATCTTTCGGAGTAGGAATCATCATTTCCATTGGCTCCGGACGTTTATAAATACTCTGAGGATAATTAATATCTAACATTTGTTTCTATACGCTAATTAAAAATTATGATCTTTACAAACATCAAAACATGATGTTTTGTCATTATGTTTAACACACCATGCAGAGGCACGATGGTCATCGTCGACACTGTACCAAAAACAGTTGCCGCAAAACTGATCCACTTCATCGGGCATACGGCTATTGCTTTTTGGGGTTATAAATATCTTCCAGACTATCGTCTGTATCGAACTTATTGCCGACAACCTCGAAAAAAAGGAGGCAGCTATCTTTTTCTGAAAGCTCGAACAGGTATCTATCCGCGTTCTCTGTACCGTTTCTGCGAATGAAGAATGCGCCGTGATCAAACATTACCGTAAATCGGGCATGGCTCTGTGTATGCTCAAGAATATCACCTTCCCAAATCGGGTTGACATACTTGTCGCAGAAGCCAGTAAACATACAGACGGTTTCAGGGTTAATGCCCGTAGCGGTATAAATAATCGGTTCGCAATCTTGATTCACTCCCAGTGGATGAGAAATAAAATAGCGATTATTATCACTACGACGAAAATTGCCAGTAACCCAACTACCTGGAGGAAAATTCAAATCCCGTTCGTCGGTACTTTTTGCTTTAAATCTTATACGTTCAGCTTCCATAATCTATACCTTTCTTTTTTAGATACTCTTTTGCTGCATCAAAGCTGTCAAACTTCATAGGGCGAGTGAAACGATCATTCAGATACCTGTATCTCTGCCACCAATGTTTTTTATACTTAATGAAGTACTTCACTTCATCCGTAAAACTCGGAAGTCTATCCCCATTAAAGAATTTTGGGAAACGAACCGAAAAAATTTTTATCTTCATACTACTATCCTTTTTAAAGTAAAAATACTCAGCTACCTGCTCCATCAACACGATAAGGGATATTACGAATATCGCAAGAAGTATGAGCTGTAAATCTAAACATGACTCAAGTGTCATACGCTTATCTGAAATTATGATTATCGCAAACTAAATCGCATGATGTTTCTTCTTGATTGTTAATGCACCAGCCCTGGCCGTAGGCATCTTCGTTGTCGAACCAAAAGCAGTTACCGCAACATTTCTTTTCTTTCTTTGCCATAAGCTATTTGAATCTGATTACGAACATATTCTTTTTTAGCCACGCATCGGGGCACATGCCCCTTTTTGGCTTATCTACCGTTATATCGTCGATTTCCTTTTCGATATACGGTTGGTTATCTTTCGGATAACCGAGGAGAAAATGAACGTGTGTGAAAGGCTCTAATACCTCCTTGCGGTAAGTTCTATCTTCCGGACTGTCCGAAGTGTGCTTGAGCCCTCCGGTGAGATAACCTTGCACGAAAAGGCCTCTATCGGAAACACGATGATATTTGGCTACACCAGCTATCAAGTTTGGCCTATTCGGTATATCCTTTTTTAATAAACGAATCGTCCAGTATAAAGAGCATTCTCGATACTCCTCTGTCTTCTCTCCGCTAGCTATCTTCTGGTACCACTCATCAGTAAGATGAATGGTTAATATTTTCTTCTCTGCCATATTATTTACCTTTATATTCTATACCATTTCTTTCAAGAAATTCTTCGGCTGCCTCTAGGCTGTCAAACTTCAGGGGGCGACCGAAATAATCATTAAAGTATCTATATCTCTGCCACCAATGCTTTTTGTACATGATGAAGTACCTTTTTCTATACGCAAGGCTCGATTGAGGGTCCACATGCCCATAAAAGAATCTGGGGAAATAAAGTGAAAAAATTTTTATTTTCATACTACTATTTCTTTTTAACTTACTACCTCTACATACTTCAATTTAGCAAATCGGTATGAGGTGTATACTCCATCGAGTGTTTTATTGACTCTTGCCGTAAATCTCAGGATGCAGCCTGTATAATCGTGAAATCCTAAGATGATATACTTCTCACCGACATACCCTGCTACGTATGCGCCAATATCTTTTCCCTTATAAAGGGCTGGCTTCCCGCGATACACATCAAAAAAGTCTTTGTTTGTCATGCGCTATTTGCTATAATCTACCCGCTCATCTTTGAAACCGGTGAGGCGCTTGGCATCCTCCTCGGTTATCAATTCCAAATCATCGGTATTGTCATTATCCTTGATAACCAAATCATCGGTAAGGACGAAATAATACTTACCCTCATGGGTGGTAAGATTGGTAGGACGAAAAGGTATGCAGGCAACGAGGGCACGCAGCCCTAACTTCTTCAGAATATCATCGTGAGTGGTAACTGGAGGATATGAAGACATCACTTTCTTTATGGCCCTACCCTCTTCATTATTCAGATTAGGAGCTACCCAGAACTGATTATCATCACTATAAGTCCTGTTCCAGACTTCCTTATCCAATGTTTCGTACTCCTCGGGAGTAACAACAAACTCGTAGATTTCCAACTTTCGGGAAAAGGTGGAGTTTACATAAGAGGCAATGACTCGGGTTAACTGGAAGGGTACCGCCTTGCGGATGCGATCGCAATACTCTGCGTTTTGCTTTCGCTCCTTATCTATCACGTCCTTCACCCACTCGAAAGACTTAGAACCTTCTTTTAATTTAAATATGTGCATAGTGCTATTACTTTAAATGATTTTTCTTAGGACAAGCGATTGAATCGCTGGGAACGGTGGCGCTCTTTTGCTTTTTGACTTGGCAGGAGCAGGAGGCTGAATGAATGCAGCAGGTGCCTCTGGCGGTCTCAAAGATGATATACTCGTGACCTTTTGAAGTGACGGTAATGCTGCTACCTTTTATGCGGTCGCCTTCTCTGTAATCGGTAATGAGAGCATGGATCAGCAGATAGAGCATGCCGAACATAAAGAGTGTAAATATCACATCTGAGGTCGTTGCTTTCAGCTCATTAAAGAGTTTCTTTAACTTTGCCTTATCCATACGCCTTAACAATTATAGAGCTTGATACCATAGCAATCCTTCATCAGGGTTACTGCCCAGTCGGGATAACCGCCTTTATGCTGTTCCTGATAGATTTCTATCTCCCGGTTATAGCGCTGCAGAAGGAGAACAAATCTAGGGTCGGGCGTTTCGCCACCTTTGATGTGATACTTCTCCTGGGCGAACTGCATTTCTACCCTCAGCTTGTAGCTGTAGGTAAACTGCTCGTTGCCTCCCTCGTGGAGAATGATAGCCATAACGCGTGCCAGGTCATCCTTATTCACTACCGCCATGTTTACTGCATCGGCTGTGCGGAGAGTAACGAGATATAGATCAGAATCGAAATCTGTTTTATCCATATCATTTTGTTTTTATCTATTACGCTTTTTTCTCAATTTTTCGCTGCACATTTCTAGCTTAATTAAGACATTATCCGGAATATCTTCGACACGAAAATCATGCTCTGACGCATACAGACTAATAATTTCCTGATAGAAGTCTTTTATCTCGTCACGCTTAAACGCTTCGTAAGGAACGAAATCTATTGCTTCTACGGAAAGCATAACCCCATCTTTACAAATACAATTTGAGATATAAATGCCGCCAGGATATACAAAAAAAGCTTTATCCTTACAAATTCTCTTCAGACATCGAAATGAAGGAACTTCAGCTAAATCTTGTGCTATCTGCAATTCGGAAACCTTTCTGTAGCCATATATCGAATGAATATAGGCACTTACGAAATCGGAGCGAAAACGAACCTTGGAACGATGAAACAGCCAACCACCGTTTTTCCTTCTGGTTAACATATCCGAGTCTATTCCACCTTCGGGATAGTGATAAACTACAGCATAAATGCTGCCAGCCTCGTTGCGGGTAATAAATTCTACATCTGTTTCTGTCTGCTCTACCTCCCGCGGCTCACCCATACGCTTAATAGCGTTATTGAATTTCATATACGCCTGGTTATTGGTATACTCATCGCCATAAAAGGTAGATACTACCTCGATAAGCTCATTGCTGTCTTCCTTCGAGAAATTCAGTAGGTTGGGGTTCATAACTACTTGTTGCATACGCTATGCCTCCTACTTGTTGTAATCTACCACGATGTTGTATTTGGCGAGGACGGGTACCAGGCCAGTCATTACACCTTTGCCCAAGAGAGGAACGGCATCGAGCACGCTGTATGGGATAACCTTCTTCTTCGGGAGCTGTTCACGGTTGGCTTCCTCTTCTAGGATTTTCTTGTAGGTTTCCAACTCCTTGTCGGCATCATCGCGCTCATCGAGAGCTTTCTTGTATTTGGCATTCAACTCATCGTATTGTTTCTGTGCCTCCTTAGCCTCCTGTTTCTGCTTGGCGATATAATCACTGGCCTTGAGCATGGTAGCATTGGCTTCATCGGCTTCTTTTCGCAAGGCTGTTATTTCATCCTGATGCTGGGCTTTCATATCCTCTAGCTGATGTTGCAGATCAGAGAGCTTCTGGCGAAGGGCATCCGTATCGGTGGCGGTATGGACGAAATCGAACAGACGCTCTATGTTCTGCTTTAACGAGGTGCAGGTTTCGGAAGTGGTACCGATAAGGGTTACGGCTTCCTCGGCGGTGAGGGTATAGCCTGGAGAGGCTTCCTTTTTGCCAGCGATGGAATCGCTGGGAACGGTGGCGAGAGGAGAATTTTTATCAGATGCTCTAGTGAAGGGCATTGCAGCTTTAGCTTCCTCGGCCTTCCTCTCTTCGGCTTGCTGCTGTTCCTGCACAAATTCGATAGCGGAAGGCATATCTCCCAACTTATCGTAGTAATTGTCTTCCTGAGCATCGAGTGCAAGGCGACCTTCGTATACTTCCCACAGGCCGTTGTCGATGAGATAGTAGATAGCGGAAAGCACGATGCGCTCACCGTATTCATCGATGTAGGCATTGAGCGGTTTCACCCAGGCTTTTTCTACTACGTCCTTGAGCCATTCCTTATAAACGATGCCCATCAGCTTCTCTTTATCCCCTTCCACAGCATAGCAGGAGGCGATGCGAGGGATGATATAGAGAGGTTCCGTTTTCTGCAGGAAGTTCTCGAAGTTGATTCCGAGCGCCTGACGGACCATATTACTTACGCTCTTGAACTTGTATTTCTTCAGCAATGAGCGAAGAATGTTCTGTTGTTTCGTGTTCATGTTTTTGTAATTGTTTATTGTTTATTTTTATTTGCCACAGTTGCCATCCTGCTGCCCGTCTGATGTTTCGGAAGTATCGTCCTCACCCTCGATGATTTCAAAGCCATGCTTGCGGGCGGTTGCCTCGCTGCGCTCCGAACGGTTAGTTTCACTATCGTAGGCTATCCACCATGGGTGACCGGGGACAGAGAAGTAATTGAGACGATGCGTCATCATGTTCTTAAACGATGCAGCCGCACTTTTCATCGGTCGCTGCGAAAGGTTTAACTTCGTCTTGCGCTCCAAGCCGTACTCTTCGCGCAAACGCTCCTTCCGCCAGACTTCCTTGTGAGCTTCTGACGAACGGAGAAGAAAAGCCTTATATCGACGGGGATTTTTCTTCTTGAGTGCCTTCAAAGGACAAAAGCCGGATTCAAATAATCGGCGGCGGCCTTCCTGACAGGCTTCGCTTACCGGTTTACCTCGAAGGGAATCATAATAGCCGTTCTCCTCGCAGGTTTTCTTAACGTCCATTATCTGCTGACGGCGTATAGCTTTCATATCCTTTTTCAGTCCGAGTTCATTTTTAAACCTTTGGACAGTAGAAAAGGAGATGCCGAACCATTCCATCATTCTGCGGTTGGAGTTTTTGGGGAAGAGTTTAATGAACTTCTTCTTCAGCTCACCTTCGAGCACATAGGTTTTCACACCATTGCTTTCGGGTGTTGCCCTCATCGGTATCTGATACTTCGCCTCGCCTGTTGGCTTACAGGGAGTTTTCGTGTTCCCGAAACTCATGCTTCAGCCTCCTGCGCTGGGGTTGAACCAGCGATGGAATCGCTGGGAACTGAGGCTTGAGGGGGACAGGAAGAGGCGGCTGAAGGCTCGTATTCCTCAGCAATGCCGCGTCGGTAATCGTAACACACAGTCTGCTCGCCGGCTGCCACTCGCTCCTTGTTATACTCGGCGAAGGCTATGCCTATCTTATCCATATATTGCTCGTTGGCACGGCGGTTGGCCATCTTAAAATCGTACAAAGCTTTCTGATACTGGGCATGGGCATCGGTGCGCTCGGCATCCATCAGAACAAAGAAAGATTTCTTTTCCAAGGTTTGCTTGCCCAGGAACTCTTTCAGACAGGATTTCTGTTGGTCCTTGAAATCCTTCTCTTTCTCCATGATTTCCTTCTTGCGTTTCATAAACTCAGCGCCGGCCTTTGTCTTAATTTCCAAAGCTGCATCCTGCTGGTCGTCTCTTTCCTTGCGTAAAGGCGCAAGGACTTCTTTCTGAAATTCTTCTAATGTTCTCATTTCTTTATTAATCTTTAATGTATTATAAAACTCTTCTTAGTCGAAGAGGGAAGGATTTTGTCTCTTCTCTCTTTCTTTTCTTGCTGTCTTCTCAGCTTCCTCACCCTTCTTCTTTACTTCAGCTTGCTCGGTGAGGATTGCCTTCAGCTCCTTTCGGGAAGCTAAAGGGTTTGCATTAACGATGGCGATAAATAAAATTCTGCCCAGCTTTTTATAGAGCGGAATAAATTCCTTATCTATCAGGTCGGCTGGCTCGCTGGCAGGGATGCTAACCTGGTTCAGGTCTTTCCCTTCTTTGTTGACGATGAGGAAGGTTCTTTTCTTACCATCTTCGTCTTCGATTTGTACGCCTCCGGAATATTTGGCTACACTCAGTTGACTGCGCAGCCAGCTTTCCTTTGTGAATAATATTGTTTTCATATACGAGGGGTTGCTTATTTTTCTGCTGTTAAATCATTCTTGATTTCATCCCACATCGCCATTTCCACCTTTTTGCCATCGAAATGGCCAACGGCTACCAGTTCGCCACCTTCTTGGGTGGCATCCGCTGATGAGATGGCGCTGCTGCGGATAATCATAATATCGAACTCGTTGATAGCATCAAGAATGCTCTTCATATCAATATGCTGCATTTTATCTCTAGCATTCAGACGGATGCGCTGAATATCAGCATCGGTCAGCTTACTGGATGTTTTCTCCTGCGCCTCCTTCACAGCCTGTGTCTCGATAGTGATACGCTGCTGCTCGTAAGCATCAGCAAGCAGTTCCGAGTTTTGTATCTGGGCGGCGATGTTCAGAAACTTCTCGAACAATTTGCTTCCACCCGCCAGCAGCGTGGTAGCTAAACTCTGCTCAATGAGAAGAGTCTTGCCCTTTACCTGCCAATAAATCAAACCAGCCTTCTCCCACTTCTTAATCGTGGCGATTACGCTAGTCAGACTATCCAGTATTTTGAGAGCTTTCTTTGCTCTATGTCTTTTAAACGGATTCCACATAATCTATATATTGTTTAAAAATGAATATTCCAGTTAAAAAGCGCCCTATGCTCACGCACCGGGGAGGTGTAGGGAAATGTGAATAGACAACCCTACATTGCTTTTGCTTGTAGTTAAATACGGAACATCCTTACGCTAAAGGTGTCTGCTATGAAGCATCGACATAAATTCAATAATTTAACAGTTAGAGCTTTAAAAATCTTCGATAAACTATATTGAATCTTAAAACATGAATTACCTTAATGAGTGATAAACCTGGTACCGTCTACTTCAAGCACCAGAATGTCGTTAACCACACGGATTTCTCCGCTATTAACGAACTGCACTTTCCTCTGATGCCTCAGAACGTCTACCTTCAAACAAACGCATTCACCTTCATCTACATGCCCGGTCTTTGTAAGGAACTTAATGTAGAACGATTTGCGCTTTACATTTCTCGCTGTTTGCGGATGCACATAGCCAGTTACCTGCTGTCCGCTTCGTGGGTCTATCCACTGCCACTTCTCGCAGAACTGACGGAGGTTCTGATAAGACTGATGATATTTTGCCATAACTATTATTGTTTATACGAAACCACCGAAGTCGTAATGATCACGAGGACCATCCTACTCCTTATCCTCTTCGTAAGGAGGAAGCTTTGCTTGCAGGAATCGGTTTAGGATGATACTGTCTACCTTCCGTTTCTCCTTGGCTACCCTTTGCCGATGCCGCAATATATCAGGAAACAGGATGTTCTTGAGCGGGTTCGACCAATCGGCTGCGTCATTGCATGCCGAATAATCGGGGTAAAGAACCATGGAGTAATGCGATAACTTACCGTTAGGGGTATCGAGCATCGGACCAGCCAACGTAAAGGCTTTCTCCTCATTGTAAAGAACCATGTGCGAGGTCTGTAGGGTCACATCCTGATGGTTCTGATAAAGGATTCTGTCTCTGTATTCCATCAGATGAATATCTATCCAGTCTTCTACACTCTTATCGGTAGAGAGCACCAGGTGAGTTATCCAACCTCGCTCAAAGCAGGTTTGAAGATAGTTGATGATATACCCGGTAGCAGATGTTCTGCTTACGGTCATCGCCAACACCATCACGCAGAAATGATTTTTCTGCGCCCGGTTGGGATTTACATCTGCCAAGTATCCGATAGCGTGGAAGAATTTATCTACCAGCACATCGCCGTGCGTATAGAAGCTCAATGCCCGCCGTGGGGCTTGGATGATTGCCTTGGGCAGCTTTTTATCTACACAGCAGGGAGGAATAAAGAGCAAAGTATCATTCATAATCTTATCTTATTCGTTCGATGTAAGTTTATTCACTAATAATCATCGGCATGATCAGGGTCAATGCTCTAGGTGATGATTCGTTTGCGGTGATTACCCCAGCGCGGCTAGGGTCGCCAAGATGCAGGCATACGGTATCAGACTGGATAGGTGCCAGGGCATTCAGCAAACTGCTTGCCTGGAACCCGATGCGATGACCATCTACGCAATTACTATCGATGATAAGTACCTGGTCGTTCGCCGCCATATTGAAGTCCAAATCCTGCGCTGCTATATCGAGGAACATGCCTTCTTTCTTCAGGACGATCATGTTGCTGCTTTCTGAAGAGAAGAGTGCTACACGCTTTACTACGCTTGCCAACTCCCGTTTGTCTACCACAACATCATAAGGGTTGTTGCGAGGAATTACCGAATTATAATTAGGGTACTGACCTACCATCTTTTTGCAGACGAAGGTAATATCATTACCCGAAGTGAAGCGCACCATACTCTCGTTTGCTTCTATATCAATATCTGCGCAGTCATCAAAAACCGCCAAGCTCTTGAAGAAGGTTCTCTCTACGAGAATAATGCCAGGTGTACCGCTACGGAAGAAATTGCTGCCTCCCGTTTCAGGGTTGTTGGTATGAATGAGCTTGATGAGAGAGTGACCATCAGAGGCTACAAAAGTAACCTCACTTCTGTCCTCGGCTACATCGATGCAGAGACAGTTCATGATTGGTCGAAGTTCAGAATTGCCTACAAAGTTACCGGCATGAGAGAGCACATTACCAAAGGTTGCCATCGGCAGGGAGATATGAAGACTGGCATTATCAGGCTGCGCTGCACGAGGAAATTCCTCGGCGCTGAAATAAACCAGACTGACGTTACCCTTCTTTACATTTTCGCCGTTCTGGGTACAATACTCAATATTCATTGAGCGGTTCTTATCCTGAGATAGATCCATGGTGACTACGCAGTCAGCAGGGAGTGTAGAAAGGAGAGACAACAGAGACGTGATAGGAAGAACAACGTCTTCTTTGAAGCTGCCTTCCACGATACTGAGAGGTGCAGGGATAGATAACTCCGAATCAGTGGTAGCTGATACGAAGAAGAACTGACCATCTTCCTTGCGCTGGGTAAGGAGCACATTGCTCAAGATGGCGATGGTTGACTTGCTGTCGATACACTTCGCAGCTTTCTGCAAAGCTTGACGAAGCAAGAGGGATGATTGCGCTTGTATTTTCATTTTGCTTTATTTTTTTTGTAAATTCTATTTTCTTGTTTATGGACCAGCGATAGAATCGCTGGGAACGGAGGCGCAAAGGGGTTAAGGTTCTTTTTACCTTTTTACCCTTTTACCTTTTTACCTTTAAAAAGGCAGGTCGCTCTTATCTATTTCCTCTACGGTAGCTGCGGCATTGTTGCCATCGCTAGCGTTCGGTATAGCTTGCCTTCTGCCCTGCTTGCGGGAGGTGAATGTCTTCCATCGCTCTTCCTCTTCTGGGGTGAGAATAACAATGTTGCCATCGTCATCACGGTATGGTAATGGGTCGGGACCTTCAACGTATTCCTTCGCTATCCGCTTTAACTCGTCGTAACTTTCCGGAATATGATCCTTTCCGCTACGGAAGAAGAAATAGACGTGCTTACTGGTCTTTACCCTGCGGATATGCTTTGGCTCCACACTATCATCGTTTTCCCATTCACGCCCTACGAAGTATTCCTCCGTTATCCAGGCGCGAAGCTTGAAACAGCCATGGCGCTTATTGTCCTCACCTATCAGGAGATGATCAGGATTGCAGATGATATTCATATTCTTGCAATACTTCTTGATTTTCTTCTTGAAGGTGGCTCGGCTATATTCCTTACTTTTACCCTCGCTGGCATCAGCCCAATCACGCATGAACTCATTAAACATTTCGTCTGCACAGATAGGTGCTGAATAGACTTCATTACGACTGAAGAACCACTCGAAGTAGTTCACCGTGTTCTCGGTCAGCTCTCTTACCATCAGTCTTCGCTGAACGTTTTTCTGAGGAGCAATCACAAAGGTATGATAGCGCATGATAAACTGAACGGCTAAGGCACAGATGTATATCGCCTGATTGCGGTCTCGCTCATTCAGATTCTCCGGTTCCTTAACGAGGTTCTTCATCACTTCCTTGGGGGAACGTGCCAGCTTATGCTGCATCGGATTTTCTCGACAGAACCTATCCGAGAAAGATACCAAAGGAAAACGGCCGATGGTAGACTCATCATCATCACTCAACTGCGAGTTGCTGGAAATTACGTTCGTTGGCGATTCTTCCAACTTGAAGACGATAGGGTCACCAAACTTTCGTTCTACCTTGGCTCCCGCCGTTACCTTATTATAAAAGTACTTCATGGGGAAACCCGAAGGTTTATCTTCCCAATGTACTACCCTATATTTACCCGGAGAAATCAGCAGGTCGGAAAGACTGAACTTTGCATCGGCAATCGTCAGGAAATCTTTCATATCGACGCGCAGTACATTGACTGCTGAACCTACCACAAGTTCTATCATCAGTGATTTACCCGAACCGCCACTTGCCTGCTTCTCGTCCTCCACCTCATCTTCGAGAAGATAAGGACAGATACTCTGCATATCAGCCCATGAGCGATAACAAATTCTTCCTAAACAGGAAATCATGTTGGCAAAATGGGAGTCGATGTCGGCGATAGCTTCGGCAGGCATTGGCTCTTTGTTACGGATGCAATCCTGCTCCAGTCGCCACTGCATATTGCAGCAGCCTCGAATCACTCTCAGGATAGGCCAAAGCTCTTTCTCCTGCTTACCTTTCCAATCCACCTGCCAGCGGAAGGTTTGCGCCCAATCTTTAAGCTCGGATTTTTTTTGGTCGATTTCGGCTCTTGTGAAGACTGGCGAACCGTCTTCGTTGGTCTGAGCTTCCTGCTGGGCGATGACTGCCACCCTATCCTTGTATTCCTGGCTCTCGCTGATAACAAACGGAGGATTGAACACCCTCATCGTAAAATCATACGGTCTTTTAGCCAGGGCAGGTATAAAGAAATTCAGGCGGTCATAGCTGACTGGCATGATGGTTTCGGGCGTAATCTTCAACGCTACATTGCGGAAAAAGAAATATTCCGTATGCGCATCGAAACTTTCTGTGAAGTCTATCACCATGCCCTGCAAGCCGCCAGCCGATTTCTCGCTGAAATTCTTTTCTATCAGGTTCGCGCAGTCTGACATCATCTTGCGCTCCTGATCATTATGCCGCCAACTCTGTTCAGTAAACTGCAGAAGTTGGTTTTTCGTTGCTTGGATGATACTCTTCTGGTCGATGTATTCTACGAAACATCTATCCAGATGGATATACTGACCTACAAGGTCGGTACTCTCAGGGTCTATCATTCTGTAATAGCCGTGACAGGTCATAAAGAGCCACACCTTGGTAGGCGATACCTTGCAGGTAGGCGGTTTAGGTTTGCCGCTTCTCGGATCACGGGGATATTCTATCTCGAATGGATCGGTGTTGTTGGCACCCCGCAATCTCGAATATAGCGGCAACCTTATATCGTGGTCGAACTTGAAGTTATCGGTATCATTCATGTGGTAGCACATCAGATAATCTCTCACTGAGCGAGGAGAGCAACCGTACAACCAGTTCCACCTTTGATTATATCGGCTTCTGAAGCCATCGGGCAGCGTGGCATAGCACATATCGCAATATTTGGTGGCGATGGCTCCGCAATCCCTTTGGCTGGCGATGTCGTTAGGGTAAATCATAATCACCCTTTCGGCAAATCGATTCATCTTCTGATACTGCACGGCATTGAAATCGAGTTTTTCCTGTCTCCACTGCCCACGCTCGATATACCAGAAGTTTCTTCTGCCCAGCGAAAAGGCTACGTGGTACCAGCAGTACTTTTGAAAGTGCTTATCCTGCGCCTTATCCTGACGCAGGGAACGCATGGCGTAAAAAACGCTCAATGCATCTTCCGGTGTTCTGCAGAAAACGATGTTCTGAGCTTTGATGTCACCTACTTCTATAGGTTTCTCCTCAACATGAAAAGTGCCTTTCGGCTCACCATCCTTGGTTTCGTTCTCTACCCATATTTCTTTCGTGTCGGTGTAAGCCTCTCCCGGTTGCAACTTTTCTATTGCCGAGTGAACGGCAGTAGAGTTGTTATTCCGATGGTCCATCGCATAGGTGAAGACCTTATCCCCCATCAGCCACTTGCTCACCTTCCTCACGCTGTGATCCTCGCAAGTAGAGAAGACGATAGGGTCTTGCTGCATGGCTGGACGGAAGAAGCATCCGCAACTGCCTTGTGGCGCTATCACGTCTGTAGCAAAGCAGACGAAGAGAGGGTTCCAGGGTGTGCCGTAAATGATTTCACTCACCAGTTGTCCGTTTCTCACTACGTTGGGCAGCGTTACCTGATCCACGGCATAGATGCGGAAATCTTCATTCAGCATTTTTGTATTGAAGTCCTTGCCGAAGCCGTACTGCGGAATGCCTTTTACTAATGTGACTTCGCACCCCAGGGCTGCAAGCTCCTGGGGGTTGAAGTCCGTTTTTGGCATAAATGAGAAAGTCTCTATCGTTTGTGACGCGATTGTTCGATAGTCCATCTTTGCAAAGAGCATCGGCCATTTGGCTCTCGTCTTCTCGTTGTCACCATACACCCTCACGATGAGGTCATGGCAAAGACGCAGCAGACTGGCTCCGTGCATCGGCAGTTGGCGCATGGCAGCATAAAGCTCTAAGGCTCCATAGCCATACTTGCCGGTCTTGGTACACATCCAGCGCATGGCACCATGCTCTGCCTTGGAATTGTCTTCCACTCCTACACCGTTATACATACCGCCTCGCTCATTATTGTAGATAATGAGGTGTGGTGTCTGCTTTGCCTTGCCCTGCTCGCCATCGTCTGCCTCTTCCTTCTGGCAGAGCGGACAGAAACAGGCAGTCTGTCCCTCGATGCGCTGCTCATCGGCAGGTTTTACGAGGAATGCCATGTCAAGGTTGGCAATTTGGTTCAATATCGGGTGGAATAACATATCTTACAGTAAGAGTATTATAGTTAAAAGAGAAGGGAAGGCACCACTCTTGACCATTGACCAGCGATGGAATCGCTGGGAACGGAAGCGAAGGGTAGGCCAAACTTCAAGTGTTTACATCTTGCCGGGTTATATTCCAGAGCGAGCGGTCGGAGCATTTGAAAATCTGTGGTACTCGCCCGCTGCAAAGATGCAGTGAATCGTAACCGTAGGGCATTACTGACTCCTACTACCCTTGCATAAGAGTGTTTCCAGAATGCCTCCCCTATTCTCTTTATATCATATTGTCAAAGAAAGAAGACCTTTCGGGCGACTGGCAAAAATCTGAGGATGCCGCAGATACCGTCCGATGGGGTTCCCAGGCTTTTTAATCAGACTATCCCCCTTCTTCTTGAAGCTGCGGGTGTGAGATATGCGATGAATGTTTCCAAGTCCACCTATCGCCCGTCCGGTCTTCCTGCCATTTTAACCGATGGCTCGTTGTCTAACAAAATAAAAATCGGAAACGAAGTGTATCGTACCGAAGTTGCATGATGTCATGCAGAATATCTTTTATTTCTTCATATCTTTATGTTTTATAAATTCAGAAATGTTTCCAGGCGATAATGCCTTATCTTACAGTTGCAGATGGTTTCCATGCGGTGTACGATCATCTGCGAGAGACTTTCCATCGTGAGGAAGTCGGTATCTAGACCGATAATCTGCACTTCCTGCCTCCAGTATATCTTCCCGTTCTTGCGGCGGCAACTGTGCGAAGGCGTGATAATCATATCTTCCACGCTGCCCGTCATCATCCTGCAAAGATACTCACAGGTATCTTTCAGCAGGGCGAAGGGCGCATAGAAAAGGAGGGTTGGAATATCATCCTTCAGTCCGCTCATCGTCTCGGTATAGGCGAAGCGATGCAGCATTCTGTATTTAGATAAGTTCCTATGCCTCTGCTGTATGCCCTTCCGGTTAGGGATATATGGCAAATCAAACAGTCTTGGCATAGCCTTCTCTTATCTTTTTCATCATCTGCCAGGTACTATAGATACTTCGCTTGCAGTCGAAGATAGGGTCATGTGCCGCACCTTCATCGGCGATGTCTTTATAGTCCATAGTCAGGGCATAAGCCTTGTCGAGGTCGAAAGGTTCCTCGTTTGGCTCGGCTGCATCCCAGATGATTCTCGCACATTCCAGATAGAACGTGCGATGATCTCTCAACTGGGTATGCTTTATCTCGAACTTGATACCCATCTCCCAGCAGATATATCTCAAGATAGCTACATCGAAATCAGTACCCTGCGCCCAAAGGCAAAGTTCATCATCACCGAGCTTCTTCTTGATATAGGCTATCCAGCCGAACAGGTCGTTCACGATTACATCAATCGGCTGACAAGGTGCCTCGTCGCTGTCATTGCCGAGCAAGGCAGCTTTTGCCTCGTCACTCTGTTTTGACCACCATTCTGCCGTACTTTTGTCAAATGCGAACCCGTTGATGAACATGCTTCGCAGGTCAACGTGAGCAGAAAAAGTGGAATTTCTTAACACACCATCACCTTCATCAAAGAAAGGTGATTCGTCCCCATATCGCTTCCACGCCACCGCACCGAGACTCATCACGGCTGCGGTGGGCGAGAGCGAACAGGATTCCCAATCAAAGGTTACATCTATCATTATATATGGTTACGAATTTTACCTTTTTACTTTTTTACCTTTAAAAGCAAGAGTGCTTTAATTCCTTCCTGCTCCCATGGCTTCCAGTCATCAGCGGTAAAACGCTTGATGATGGTCGTGCGGCTCATGCCTCGCTCCTCCATAAAGGCAAAGAACTTCATGCAGAGACCGTTGTTGGCCTTCTTCAGACAGGTGTAGAATACACCCGACTCATCGCTCATAGCAGCCTCAAGCAAATATCCCTTCTTACTAATCTCGTTGCCCAGGGCATCGGTCTCTACATACCCAGATAATAGGTTAGCTACTTCCGGTATAGCTAAGAACTGCTTTTTGCAGTTTTTAATGCCTTGGATTTCCCAAGCGTCGAAACCTTTCTGAAAAAAACGGAGATAGAAAGTTGAGATTGTGAAGCCCTTATCCGATAAAAACTCAGCTAAGTTCTTCTTTTCCTCCACAGAAATATCATTTACCTCTAATGGAGAGTTCTTTCTGCAGATTTTTTCTATAATTTCCTTTGTCATTTCGATTTTATTTCTTAATTTTGGTGCAAATTTAAAGATTAAAATCGAAACAACCAAATGTTACCTATATTTTCTTTCAGAAATTAGGGGAATTTAACATAGGTTACATATATTAATTGATTTCGAGATGAACAGATTAGAGTTATTCACCTTATAAATGTAGTTGAGATATGAAGTACTTTTACAATTACAGCTTCCTAGACAAATGGATGGAAGCAAACAGCAAAATCACCAATAAAGAAATTATGAAGGCTATGGGTACTACGAGTAATGCGTGCCTGGATAGCTGGATAAGAATGAAGTCGCCGCTGCCTACCATCGCCATGCTGCGATTCTGCAATGCGTTTCACGTTCCGCTCTCGGCATTTATCGTAGATGCGGACCAGCAAGGAAGGGAAGGCTGCTGCGAGGAGGGGTATGTATGCCCTGGTATAGATGACCAGTTTGAACCCGATGGGGGCTATCTGGATAATGAAGAGAAGCGCAAACAGGGTACGAGGGCGCTGCGCAATCCGCTCGATGTGGAGAGGATGAAATCGGTAGTGCCTGGGTGGACCAGCGTTGGAAACGCTGGGAACGGAGGCGCAAAGGGGTTAAGGCTCGGACGCAAGGAAGAGACTGCCGCTGCGCCTATGGATGCTGCTGCGCCTATGAATGCCGCTGCCCCTACTCCGATTACGGAACCGGTTACAGCAGCAGAAACGGACATCAGCTTGAAGACCCTTAACCGCATGCTCGATATTATTGCTGAACAGCAGAAGCAGATAGGCGATCAGCAGAAACTCATCAGCGAACTCACCCATCGTCTGGAATCTCAGCAGCCTAGCTACGGCATGGTGGCAGAAGAGATACATCGCGAGACGGAATAAAATAAAAACAGCCAGCTATCCATCACGGACGGCTGGCTGAGAATGTTTCAGCTTAAACTACGTTTTAGAAACAACTCATATAAAACATATAAAATAAATATATATAAAATATAAAGAACGAAATATGATTAATGCTCATTTACTGCTGCCATCTTGCGACGAAGGAACTCCTTCTCCGTGATAACCTGGCAGTCCTCGCTTGTGCTCACGTAAGGCACATCGGTATAGAAGAAGCCATGATGCAGAAAGAGGATAGGCGTTGTATTGCCAAAGGAGAACGGAAGCTGCACCTCCTTGCCTTCCTTACCCTTCGCCATCTTAGGCTTGAACTGCAGGATAGCGATAAGAGCCGTTTCATTTACGATAGGCAGTGCCATCATCTCCTTCTCCAGTTCGCTGTTTTCTTCTGGAATAAAGAGCGATGTGCTCTGCATTCCGTCCTTGGTAGGAGTCTGAATGTTCGTCCAGCCTTCCTTGCTGATCGTGTTTTTGAACTCTACCATCGCCACACCACCTGCAAAGCCTTCGGGCGATTCGTAGTAGGTATCGGCTCCCTGCTTCTCTGCCCAGGCTCTCGCCTTCTCGCTTGCTTCACTACACTCAGCAAGAAATGCCTTCAGCTTCTTGCCTGTCTCACTCTCCTCAGCTATCTTCAGATAGTTGTGAGGTCTGTTTTCTTTTTCCATAAATCCTTATTTTTTTAATCTATTATATAATTTTCGAGAAAAATTGTATTTTTGAGTATATATTTTCAACGAAATATTGTATTTTTGAGAAACAAAACAGCGATAGAATCGCTGGGAACGGGGGCGCAAAGGGGTTAAGGCTTTTTTACCTTTTTACCTTTTTACTTTTTTACCTTTAAACAGCCCTGCAATAGATAACCGGCTCGCCACTCTCATCATTCTGCATGATAAAGCCCCAGTATCCTAGCTCCTGCAGATAAAGCGAAAGCGGGTCGCCAAGCGGACAGACTATCGCCTTGAAGTACTCACGAAGTCGGGCATCGTTAAACACTTCGCAACCGTCTACCCAATGATCCAACGGCTTATACTGATTATTGAAGGCTTCTATCTTTGCCGGGATAACGAAATCCTGCAGCGTAACTTCTGCCTGTTCATCATTATCCACGATGTCGTAACCGTACTGCACGTGTTTCTTACTTTTTCCCTTCCCCATGGTCGATATATTTATTAATTGCTGTAAGTACCAAAACTATCACGATAAGCAGAAAAAGGGCGAGGGCGTTCTTTCTGGCTTTCTGAATCCAGTTAGCCTTTCTTGTCTCTGCTGTATTCTTTTCCTGCGTATCTGATAAGCTGTCGGTGGCCTCCCAGTGGGTGCCCACATCATTACTGCTACTGACGGCAAGGCTATCGATGGTCTTCTGCATCGTATTGATTTTCTGCTGCTGCATCTGCAATCGCTCCTCATAAGAAGACTGGTTGTTATAACTGCCCTTGCGATGTGTAGTGCGGTTGGTGGTAGTCTGCTTATTGCCGGAGGAATCAGTGGTCTCGGTAATCTGCTCCTGGATAGTCTCCTCATATTCGCCCGTTTCCGTAGACGAAGAAGAAGTATGCTTATCCTCGCTCACCTTAATGGCTACGCTGTCATTCACCATTACCTGCTGATGCACGCTATCCTGCTGAATAGCCGATACGCTATCCTTCACTTCCTGGTGGTTATCGCTAACCGCCCGTCGAGAGGCAGCACATGCCGTAAACATCATCGTCACTACTGCTATCAAGAATAGTTGAATAATCTCTTTCCTTTTCATACGTTTTCATTTCTTTTAATGTTTCTGATGCAAAGGTAAGAAAAAGGGGAAGAATAGATGGGACAAACAAATAAAGGTAAAAAAGTAAAAAGAGCATTTAAAAGTAAAAAGGTAAAAAAGTAAAAGAACAGCAGGGCGATATATCCCGCTAGGCTCTTTTTACCTTTTTACCTTTTTACCTTTAACTTCTGTAGAACACCGGGGCAAATGAACCTTTGCAATCGAAAAACTCCTTCGCCTTCTCCTCGATACCTAACTTTCGTATCATTTCAAAATCATCATCGCTGCACTCTACACAGAATCTTCCGTTCTTCATGCCAATGAAGGAAATGCGGGAAAGCAGTAAATTCTCAGCATCGCCTATAATGAGCTTGCAGAATGCCTTCCACTTGTCGGCACCTTGCCCGCTCTCGGTTACAATCTTACTTTCCGTAGGCTGATGCACATGGGCGAATATATCACCCTCTACCGGTTTTCCAGTTTGCTGTGAGCTGTTCTGCTTATACCGCTCATTCAGAGTGGCAGCAATATCGGTGTTCTTATCCTTAGATAGATGATTCTCACCAACCACCGTGCGCCTGACATGAAACCTGATAAACTCAGGATCACCTTTTCGTTTGCCCGATTTATAGATGATGTCATCGTCTTTCAGCTCATCAAATACAATGTCCGTCTGCGATAACTTCTCCATTCTCTGCAAATCCCTACACACCACATCGAGAACTTGCTTTCTGAATTGCGAGAACTTAGGGTATTTGTTCATAACCGGTTCGCCCAGCTCATTCAACAGAATCTCCTTCTTGTTGTTATCTAGTTCTACCAAACCGAGATAAGACTTCAGTTCCAGGAAAGGCACCGATATATCCATGCTACGGTTCAAACCTATCTGACGCAAGAGATAGATATATACGCGTGGAGTGTTCACGTTCTTGGCAAACTTTGCTATCATGGATATATGGTGAATATACCCCTGCCCCATATCGAATACACGCTTAGAAAGTTTCGGGTCAATCTCAAGCAGGATATATCCCAGTATGCGGTCCACCTTCTTTCCGTCCTTAGTCGTATATCCGTTCTTTGATAACGGTATACGCATTCGGCTGAATATATGCGTAAATTCCTCGCTGCCATCGGGCAGTGTGCTCTTCACCGCCATATCAAGAATACTTGTCTTCAGCTCCGCTCTCAACTTCTGATAGCTCATATTCTCATAAGTAATGAAATCGTGAATATCTATCTTGATAGGCGGGATATTCATAACAGCATGGTCCACGCCTTGCTCAAACAGAAAATCAGAACGAGCGTCGCCCAACTGTCTTTTCTCCAGAAAATACTCATCCACAAATTTTTGAAGGTGGGTACTCGTTAGCATCAACACGTTCTGCTGGAACAAAGTGTATTGCTTATCCAGTTTCGTGAGCGAAAAAGGAGTATTTATCCAGGCTAAACCCTTGTTTTCATTATCTTCATTCATATCAAATCTGACTTTTCGTTTACCTAAATCTGACTTTTCGTTTACCTAAATCTGACTTTTCATTTACCTAAATCTGACTTTTCGTTTACCTAAATCTGACTTTTCATTTACCCAAATCTGACTTTTTATTTACCAGTATCTTTGTAAGTATCTGAAAACTAAACTATTAAGATTTTACTAATATATATAATATCTATAATCTTATAATTTTCTATTTAAAGATTTCGTTTTTAGGTAAACGAAAAGTCAGATTCAGAAAGGTAAATAGGTTCAAAACCACTTTTCAGTTTACCTTCAAATCTGACTTTTCGTTTACCTGCATTATCCGTTCTTATGTCTATCCAGATACTCGATGACTGCCTGCAGAGCGATGTCCTTGATAGGCGTACCCGTCTCCATCTTCATCTGCAATATCTGCATGTAGTAGTCCATCGGCACATAGATGGTGATACCGTTCTGCGTCTTCTTGCCAGTTTTTCTCATAGGTGCAGGGTCGGGAGCAGAAATAGGAGCGGCTGATGCGGGAGGAACAGGAGACTGCGACGGTGCTTCAGCCTGTGGTGCAGGTTCCGACTCTGCGGCACCCTGCCCGTTCTGCTGTTTCTCCAATGCCTCGGCAGCGCGTTTCTGGCGAGCTTCCTCATTTGCCTCATAAATCTTTTCTATACCTTTGATGGCTGGAGAGTCTTCCAAACCTTCAAACTTATGTATACCACTTTTTGTTTTTCTTGCCATAATCGTAAATCTCTAAACGTTAAACATGAATCATTATTCCGGCATGCTGGCCAAAATCTCCTTCGTAAAATTCTCATAGTCCTGCCCTACTCTGCTGTAAGGCGAATAAGAGAATATATCCTGATTGATAGCCTGCGCCTCTACCATCTTCGTATCTCGACGGGTGTACGAATCGAACATGTAATCATCAAACTTATTGCCCAGATACTCCTTAAACTGCTTGGTGGCTCTCGTCTGATCATTACTCATCACCATAAACAAGCCTCGAATATCAATATCAGGATTCAAGTCTTCACGCGTTTCCTGCACCGCATTCAGAATTTCGGCAATACCTTTCGTTGCCAGCATTTCGAGCTGGATAGGTATTACTACACCCGTTGCCACAGACAGGGCATTATGCGTAAGCAGAGATAGCGCTGGTGGGCAGTCTAGCAGAACATAATCGAAAGCCTCCAGGATAGATGAAACTCCTTCTGTAGCCAATTCGTCGCCTCGTACTTCCGTCAGCGGTTTGCCGAATAACTTATACAAAGCCTTGCGTGGTACCGGCATCTGGTTTAGAAAAGGTTCGATGTTGATAAGCCGGTAAGATGCTGGGGCAAGATAGATGCCCTCTCTTACCTGATAGACGGGCAAAGGAGACTGCTGTATCAGCGCATCGTATACGGTATGCTTCCCGATATTCTCTGCCTCACTCCATCCGAAGAGGAAAGAGAGACTAGACTGAGGATCAAGGTCAATGAGCAAGATACGAGGCTTGCGCTCCTTGCCATCTTCACCCTTACCGAAGTAACCTTTGCCATAACGGCGAAGACCAGTTGCTAAACTCTGTACGGTTGTTGTCTTACCAACTCCTCCCTTGTGGTTTACGAAGGCGAGGATTTCTTTTAATCTTGTTTCTGCCATAATCTTAAAAGTATTAATTCGTTTATATATTTATTAATGTGTTCGTTTCTTTAAATCCACTAACGCATCCACGCATAAATGCACGTTTGTGCGTTTCTGGTTTTGTGGAAATATGTAGATACAGAATCATGCTTTTATGCGATCCTTTTGCGTTATTTCTTGAACACGCTACAAAATTAAGAATTTAAATTGATACTACCAAATTTTTTTATAACTTTCTGCGTTTATGAGTGCATTTATTTGTTTATTCGTACATTCATGGGTGTATTGGTTGCTTTATTCCTTGATACCTGCATTGATTTATTTATTTATTCATTTGTTTGTAGATTTCTTTATTGATGTGTGCGTTTGTGTATTTATGCGTTTGTGTATTTGTGTATGCGTTTCTGCTTTTGTGGAAATGTGGAAACGTGGAAATGTGGAAACGTGGGGATAAAAAATAAAGGTGCAACATACCAAAGTACGAATGCACCTTTTTACCTTACTGTCCCCCCTAACCGTCGTAATCTTGTTGCGCTCGAAATTCACATTTGGAACCGTGAAGGTGGAGTAGGGCTTTTCGCTGTCTTTCTTACCCATGGTAATGGTGATATTGGTAGAGTAACGTAGGAAAACCTATTCCATCAGGTTCGGGTCCTTGTCATATCTGCTGGCGACTTCCTGCTGCCACTCATCACGCTCTTTCTTATATAGTTTCCTCTCATTCTCTTTGCCCAGAACATCGTTCCAATCCTTTTCAAATTCCTCCTTCACAAATTTCCTTATCGGTCCGAGATACTTCTTTTCTTCCTGGCAGATCAAACGGTTTTGCTTTTTGCGGTCGTCAGCATTCAGATAAGTTGATTTCCGGAAGAATATTCCGAATCCAACCCCTAACCCTATCAGCTTGCTATATTCTGTCAGGAAAGAAACCAGGTAGTCTCTCAACGTCTTTAGTACATCCTCTTTCTCATCCTTTAAACCGAGTTCCGTAAAATGTATATACTTAGATAAAGACATAACTATTACGCCCTTGTCGGTTTCTACCGTCAGCTTATAGGACGAGCTTTTTTCGCCCCATTCACGGTCTAGAAATACCTTCAATGAACCGGTCATGTTCGATTTATCTATATGAACATCGTAACTCTTCAGGTCGGGAATAACCGCTGGAATAAATGTGGTATATCCGAAGACGTAACATAGATTTTCAAAAGGTATCGTTTCTCCACGATGAGCGATGATAGAAGCTCCAGTCTCTTCATTCACACCTTCAGGAATCTGCCAAAAACCATCTTCGTCAATGTAATAATACTCGTCATAACCTTCTAAACTGTCCTTATCTTTCTTCCATGCAAGACCAATGCGCTCATACAACATGCCATAATGATCAAGAAAGATGGCATGATCGCTGCAGGGGATAGTAACTACTACTTCATTATCTTTCATATTTTTAGTTTTAAAATTGTTCTATAATTGATAACGCAAAGGCCTCCGGAATTATTATATACCCTTACGTTTTTTTATTAAATCTCCTCAAGTAGCACGCCCTGAAGGGGCAGAAGCTCCTAGCCCAGGGCAACACCCTGGGTAATCATAGGCGCGCCCCTCTCGCCCTGTAAGGGCAAAAGCTTTCTTGCGTTCCCAGGTGGTGGCATAGGCTGCGCAGCCACGCCTACCAGATAGTGGGTTTTCCTTGCGTCTACGTCCTTATCACGTCCAAATGGTACAATGATAGGCGACGATACAAGATAGCCGCATACAGGCTTAAAATCTCTGGTGTACGATGGTGATGCAAGCAACTCGGCAATATTCATCTTTATGATAGCCGCAGGAACGGAAACGGAAAGGTGTTTTGTTTCTTTCTCGTCTTCCTCCTTATCCTGCGCCAAATCTGCATGCTCCTTAGCCTTCAGCGCCTCCTTGAACATCTTATCCAGCTTCACACCTTTGTAGGCGAAGAAAGCGCAGCCACGATAGCTGTTAGCCTTATTCCGTCTATCATCAGGCATAAACTCCTTACAGAAGCCGGAAAGAGTATAAACCTTGCCCTGGTATACCACCTTGTTATTGTCTATCGTGATAACCCTCTGCCCACCATGGATAAAAGTAATGATGTCGCCAGGCTCGATGCCGATCTTATCAAAAGTAAACTTGCGGCTATCATCCACAGACTTCTTTTTCTTCTCAGAAGATGACGCAGCCTTTTCAGAAGATGATACCACAGGAACAACTTTCTTTTCAGATACCACAGGAGTAGTGATTTCGCAGCTCTGCTGTAAAAGGTCGATAAGATTACCTGCCTTACCAGCATCGTAAACGCCATCGGCCACCAGTTCGCCCACATAGGCATCGCCCATCGTGTAAGGACAGATTAAATAGATATATCCGTTTCCGCATACTGCAGGCTTTGGTGTATTAGCCTCCATGTCCAGATAGAGCACATCTAACTGTGAGATGGAAAGCAGTTTTTCGCCCATAAAACAGAGATTAAAGCTATGAGCCAACACCTCATCCGTAGCAAAGGTAGCCCAATTTTCGCCCATCTTTACCGTGATAACTTTCTCGCCCTGCTTACCGGAAAGATAAACCAATTCTTCGTTTACAGAGCGGATCATCTGCTGGATAGCCTCCCAACTGCTGCCCAGATGCACAGAATGCTCTGCCGATAACTTGCTAAAGCAGTATGTCCAGTTCACAAAACGACAAGTAGAAGGCTCGTAGGAAGTCACGCCTTCAAACTCAATCACAGTAGCCTCTTCGCGGTTATCCAGTTTGGTAGCCATCAGTTCGTAGGTTTCTCCCTTCTTCATCTTTGCGCACATCTTTTTCCAGGTCTTCGCGTTGATAAGCATTTCGCGGGTATCACCAGCCTTCTGGGTGATGGTTACAGGCATAGCAAGCAACTTATAGGTATCTGTAGCCACCAGTCGTTTTTTTTCAGCGTCGATAAAGATACTTGTCACAGCCTCTTTATCCTGCTTCTTATAAACGAAATCGCAAAGCTCTGCCATCTCCTTGGTAGCCTGGAAACATACGCAGCCACGTTCCTTCTCGTTCTCCTCCTGATAATTAAACATGTGCGCCTTCTTGCCGATACCGGCAAGATTCTCGAACTTGGTAACAAGACGGAAGATATGCGCAGCAGCAAACTCGCAGCGGAAATTGCCTACCTCTATCTGGATAAGCTCATCTTTATCTGCATCACCCCAATAGAAAATCTTACCCAGGTTCTTTGCTATCTCGCTGGCACGAAAACAACCGTGGTCGTTTCTTACCATCTTCTGCCAAATCATTTCAGCTATTTCATACAGTTTGCTGAGGATAGCCATGTTCAGTTCCTTATTAGTCATAATCTTATAATCTTTAAAAAAACGAAAGTATTAAAATTGATGTATTTTATTTGAATGCTCCAGCCAGAAGTGGCAGGAAGAACACTGCTACACCGATGGTAGAGAAGAGCAGCACAGCTACGCCTACCAGGGCGATGGCTGCAACGGAATATGTGATTGCTTTTTTCATAATGCTATAATCTTTAAATGTATTAAAATTGAAGTTTATAATTTTGTCGCAGCATCGGTGAAGTTTCACCGATGTTATAACAAGGAGTGACTAGCTGCCGAAGGTAACAGTAGCTACCCGAGTATCTTTGCAAATCTCTATGCCTTCTATAACGTAATCTTCAAATCTATGAGGAGTTCCTGAGCAAAGACCGTTTTCATAGTCACTCTCTAAGCATTGGCGAATTATTTCGACAAGTTTATGAAAGGTAGTTGCGTCTACGTCTTCATCTATCCTCCATGATCCACCATTAGAATCAGAATTTACAGGATAACCATATCTGATACGTTTCACATTGCAAATCAGCTTGCAATCCTCCTCCTCGATAGGTTCGTCTGTCACAGGTATGCAAATATGCTCGATTACCTGTTTAAAGTTAGAAGCCTGTACCGAAGGACCGCTGTCGTGACTATCCTCTTTCTTCTCCTCGCTTTTCTGCTGCTTCTTCTGAGCCTGCAAGGTCGCAGCCTCGATAGCGCGAATAATATCCGTGATATATCTGCTGCCTCCATGCTTTTTGATCCAATCGTGAACGTCATCGGGTACCACATATTTATGAACGCTGCCCTCTGCTGAGCGTCTGCCTCTCTTATTTGATGTTTTGGTATTCTCCATTTTCTTTGTGAATTTAAAAAGTTGCTATAAAATGTTCTATTTTTCCGAAATAGAAGGTTGGCCAAAGCCTTTTTGCGTTCTATTTTTCCTCTTCCTCTTCTTCGAGTTCAAAACCTTCAGCTTCGATGATCTTACTATCGTTACCCATCGCCTCGGCTTGTTGCTCACGAGATAAATAGACTGGCCAACAAATAAGATCATCTGCATAATTGCCAATATCTATTTCTGCCTTATCCTTGTAGTTCCAGAACACGGAAGCCATGCAAAACACCTCCATCGCCTCTTTATCTGATAGCATAGATACCGCGCCCAGGAGTCGGGTAATCTCCTGCTCGGAACAGAACTCATTTTCTCCATCGCCCATAAGAACGGAATCGTGAACCTTGTTAAAGAGAGTATCAGAAGCTTTGGCCATATCCACATCGTTAGGAGAGATACCCTTAATAGCCTCAGTGATGACTGTCAGGCTGTGGGAATCGTTCAGCAGCCAGATAGCACGGAATCGAGCAGAAACGTTACATACAGCCAGATCCAGGTGGTTTTCACCTATCCACTTCGTGATATTTGCAACGATGCCATCAATATCCTTATTCTTGCATTTTGCTTTGTCGATAACAAAATATCTACAAGTATCAAACAAATCTCCTTCTACGAAAGTGATGCCTATGCCCGACACATTATCTTCAACCGTCCATACTACAGATTCGGTCTTGCTGGATTTTACAACAAATCTATCTTTCTTCATATTGAATCCGCTTCACCGTGATGCGTAGGGCTAAATGATTATATTACTTTTTCTTCTTTAGCCAGGGAAAGAACCAAGAACCTTCCAAATATTGTTGCGCCCTGATAACAGCATACTCCCTGGTATGTATGCGCAAATCGGACGGAATCTTCTCTATTATCTTCCCTTCTAATTCGTGGTCGTAATTCACTTCGCACTCTTTCAGAAGCTCATAGAGAGGATCATCGAAGAATGAGGCAAATATATGCTCCTGAGTGTCGAGGTTTAGAAACTCGAACGAGCAGAAGGGATAATCAAGGAAGGCGTGCAATATCTTAAACATCTTTATTCCGCTTATCCGCGATGCGGTAGGGCTTTAAAAACTTAAAATTCTATAATTTTTCGGGTAAATTGATACATCGTATTGTTTTATTTCTTAAATTTGCACTCGTCTTCGGAAGGCTTTTAATCGTACCTTTATGGATATTGATTTAATCGAACCTTTATGGAATGGAAAGAGCAATATAACTTCCGTTGACGGTCAGACTCTTCAAAGTCTGTGGATTCAAACGCTCTTAAAGAGCCAAATTTCTACTATCGTAGATTCGAGCCAGAAGGCTCGCAGTGCCCCGGCTTAGGTCGGGGCTTTTTCGTTTTATGCGTAAACGCCAATTTTATGAAACTCCAAAGTTGTATGGTTATCAGGATAACTACAATCCTCAAACATAACCCAATAACCTTGCTTATCCAGGAATATCTGACCGATTGAGCTTGCACTATCTTTCGGCTCGCCCGCCAATCTATTGCATATTATCCTAGTCAGGTCTTTATAAGGTTGACGTTGTTCGTCTATGATACGGAAAGAATATATATTCTTATCTCTTCCAGTAATCGTCAGCGTGGTTATTAAACCCTCAATCGTTCCAACTCTTTTGTATGTATCACCCTTACACTCCAAAGACTCACAATTATCAAACAATCGTCTTGCAAGAAACGTTGTTGTATTGTTACAAATAATCTCCGACATAATTATTCCTCCTCTTCTTCTTCCTCATCCTCATCCTCGTTGCTATTCTGATAGTCGTCGCTATGTGCGACCAAATCATCGAGAGCTGCCTTGAAGTCGAAATCCTTTCTCGGATAATCTGCTTCGTCATTTTTCAAATCATCATAAAAGAAATAAGATCGCTCATCGTCAGAAGCTCGAAGGATTCCGCCTTCGGGGTCTATCCAAAAACCAAAAGAGTAGGAATCATTACCCCAGCTATAAACGTTTATCTCGTAACCCTTATAATCGAGTGCAAGAAAATCAACCACTGATATAAACTTGATACCCTCGGAGTCACCGGCAACAATATAGAGACCTCCATTCTCGCCCTCTCGCAAATCGTACCAGGCTTTATCTTCGTTCTTCTTTTTCCACTCTGAAAACTCCTTCCATCCGTTTTCGCGTGTTGAAAAAGACTCAAAGCGTTCACGGACAATATCCTCCAAGGTATCACTGCTTTCCAGGGCTTCACTATCAAAAAAGCCTTCACCAAACTTCGTGTACTTAGCATCACAAAGAGGAATATTTACGCAGGATAATATATTATGTCCACCATCGATTGTAATTCTCATATCTTATCCGCTTAACCGTGATGCGGTAGGGCTGAAAATAATCTAATTTCCGATACCTGCCATAAAGCATTAAGACTCTTCAAGAACTCGCTTCATATCAAGAATAGCATTCTCTAAGGTCCAATCCTCCTTGTTGTATTCCCCATCCTTATCCAGAAGCTGAATGTAGTAATACTCGCTATCCTCGTTAAATCTAAGCTCGTAGTCTTCAAAGATAACCTTGATAGCTTCTACCTGCTCACAATAAACTATGCCAGTCTGGTCGCCCGCAAGATAGTAGTAATCACCGTCCTCTGTCTTCTTGATGTCGTACCAATGCTCCTTGTCTTCGTCATTGATCCATCTTGCCACGGTATCTTCCATGTCGTAACCATCCCCCCAATTATTATCCAGGTAATCGGAAACCACCTGCGAGAAAAAACCTTTTGGAAATAAATCAATATCAATATCCTCAAAAGCAGGCACACCATCTACAACATTAGTCAATCCGCCATCGCCTATTATAATATCAGGATTTGAAAATTCTAACATACCTATTGACTTAACCGTGATGTCGAGGGCTATAATGTGTTATTAAATCTAGCAATAAATCTCCGATGCTATAACGAATAAATATCATCACCGAGAAGACGGGGAATGATTTCAGCATCAAGAATGCTATCGTAATCCCAGAGACGGGCACCGAAATCTTTCTTCAACTTCGCTACTGCCATCTTATATGCCTCCTCGCCATTCTCGGCATAGCCTTCATATTCGTAATACTTATATGAGAAATTGACGGTTGCGTAAAGGCAAACAGTAAAGAAACCTTTCGGCATCGCCGCCAGTTTCTTGCGGCGCTCGTTGATTTCTCGGGCGATGCGCTGCTTTTCCTGAATCTCCTCATCCTGCTTGCGCTTGCGGTCTGCTTCCTCCTTCGCTATGATAGCCTTCTCGCACTCCTCTGTGGTATCAGCTAGGGCAGGATAGCAATAGATGAAGGATGAAGGGCTACAGCCTGTAGTCTGCAATTTTCTACCCGCCTGCTCGTCCTGATAAATCTTCTTCAGAAGGGCGTGAACGTTGTCGTTAACCTCCAGCTTTCTGCCGCCCGGCTCGTTCTTGTCGGTTAGGCTATTGATAAACTTCTCGGCTTCTTCTGCTGAACCGATGATAACTTTCTTATCGAAATATACAAAAAACTTCTTCATGTTGTCTGCGCTTCACCGTGATGCGCCTAGGGCTAAATAATTTATAGTTTATAATTTACAATTTATAGCTGCCTAATTCTTCTTTAGCTGCTCTCGCGCCCACTCCTTTGCGGTTCCCGGCTCAATATCGCCGTAGCGCTCCATATTGTGCGCCTCGTGCAGGAGATTATCGTAGTCGGTATTATTGTGGCGCTTGCTCGCCGCAATGATAGCCATGGCGTGGTCGTAATCCTTGATAGGGCGAAGAGGATTCTCACGTTCCATCTTTGCGATGAGCTTGCCGCGCTTTACGCTGTCGCCGCGCTCGAACTGGCGTGAAATCATCGCTGATATTCTGTCGTTCTTATAATCTACCTTTTCCTCTGCCATCTGCTGCGCCTCCTCGAAGGTAACTGCATTCTCAGATTTTCTAACCAGCGAGCGCGCCCATGCGTCACGAACGTCCTCCCAGGTTTTCACCTTCTTCACGACCTTCTTCTTTCCGTCGAGCATTTCGACAAATGCTTTTCCGTCCTTCGCATTCAGATAATAATCGTGATAGTGATCCTGATAGCCATAGCCGTTGTAGTTATCACCGAAGGTATGATAATCTACCTTCTTTTCCTCGACGAAAGCCTTCAGCTTACCCAGAAGTGATTTGGTACCATCGAAGACGCAAACGTTTACTACGCCGTTCTTTTCGCACGCTGAAACGCTGCTCTTATGTTTCTTGTTAGCATTCTCAACGGATGAAAATTTGGAAGGAATAAATACTCTTCTATAAGTTCCCATATTGTCAGCGCTTCACCGTGATGCGCTAGGGCTAAAATGATTATTATTGTTTTTATTATCTTCTTGTTTTATCTGATGCAAAGGTACGAATAATTTCTGAAACTACCAAATAAAATGCACTTTAATTGCGTATTTAAGTGCATTTTTAACGTTTCGTTACATTTTTAGCACCTCATACCTTATTTATCTGTCATTTGTTCGCTGTGAAGTGTCGATCCTCACATCTCGAATAGATATTGCCAGCCGTGGCAGCGAGAAAAGCAAAGGCAAGGTGGCTAAGTTTTTTTACCTTTTTACCCTTTTACCTTTTTACTTTTAAAAAATTGCCGCTGCTATCCATCACGGACCGCAGACAGCCCCTTGTAAAACTATAAAACAAATGCGAACGCCTTCGCACGTAAACATTTAATTTTTAAAGTTATTTAAAAGAATATGCACCCCGCCGTGGTGCTGCTCCACGCTGCCGGTCTGCCGGACGGGGTAGGGGATTTCTATGCTACAGCAGCAGGAAAATAGTGTTTGTTGTAATACTCCTTATATTCATCCTCAGTCATACTATTCGAGGCCAGAAAACTCTTCCAGTTACCTTCCCGAACGTATTCCTCTTTCGTCTCCTCAAAGGTATGAGGAGCGATGTAACCGGCAGGATAAAAAGCCTCATGCCGAAATTCGATTGCATCGCCAACCAAACACCCTGATAGGTTCAGGTTCTCTTCGTCCGGAGTGTCCTCGCTCTCCTCCAAAAGCTTGTCGTAGTTCTCAATACTATGCTTAATAATCGTGCGAATATCCTTCGCCCAGGAGCAGGTATCGTCCGGCTTGATATTGCATTCCTTCAGCACCATCTCCACAAGCTCATCGATGCTCTTGCGGCTCTTGATATATGCGTTGTGGTAGAAATCGAAAGGGATAATGTGATCCAGCTTCCATCCCTTCTCCTCATTGACCGATGGTCGGCCGTATGCCTTGCGGCTCTCTTCTGTCACCGGCACTTCGTTCTCTACATTCTCTATAACGTTCATACCGTTCTTATTATTATTCTTTGCTTCCATAATTTCTAATTTTTAAATGTTATTATAATATTACTGATAACTATTTAGTTCTACGAGTTCCAGCGAGCCGCCTTCCAGTTTACTCTGGATTTCATACGCAAATGTAGCACCGGCAAACTTCACGTCGTTCTGGAAGTCTTCTATCTGCTCTAGCACGGGAACTTTTTCGCCATTCGTAGCCCAACGAAAAATATGCTCCCTGATACCTTTCGTGATAGCTGCCAGCAGTCGGCGGGTGCCCGCCTTGTCGGATGATCCGACGTAATATCTAACCATTGAGCCGCGGGATTTCCAGTCGTCGCAAGTGCTCAGAATATAAATACGCTTCATACGATTTTCTAGTTTTTCGTTGTTGCTATAATATTACTATAATACCACACTACTGCCTGAGCCATCGCATCTTTCAATGCCTCCAGATACTTGTCGATAGCTGCCGGCGTATCGGTATTGATATGCTTATCTGGATATTTGCCGCCCTGGTCGCCACTGCCAAGATGGATGATGCAGAAGGAGCGGTCCTTGTCGTGGGTGGCTACCATACCACGGCGCTTGCAAAGCGCCACCACCTTATCGAAATATTGTGGCTCGAAAGTGATTACCTGGAGCACACTCCAGGGATATTCCTGGGCAGTCAGCAGGATTTTACCCTGCTGCTGCGATATAGCGAAATTATATATAGCTGATGATTTCTTCATTTTCTATCTGTTCTATAATGAGTGATTTCTAATTTTTCCGATGGGCAATAATAGGGCAGCGCTCAGGCTGCCTTATTATTGCCAGGGTATGTGATAAACTCTGTGATGCTCATCTGCTCGAAGATGTTGTAATAAGCCATCATCTCCAGGCGGTCGTCGCCGTTCTTAGCCCCGATTTCAGCCTTCACTATATAATACAGCATGTAGGCAAGATAGGCTTCCTGAAGGTCGCTCGTATGGTTGAATAAGGCTGCACGGTTCCAGTCTTTAATATCATTACTCAGAAAGGACCAGAAACCATCGCTGGAAGAGTGATTTTCCTTGATCCAGCCGGCTATCTCTTCACGGTGATTTCTTACCTTTGCTATAATTGCCTTCTTTGCCTCGCTAGATAGCCCGATTTTAACCTGGATAGTATCGGTACTGAAGTTATAAGCCAGTGGGTGCTGCACGCCTACGAAGGACAATTTAATATCTTTGCAAACATACTGCTGGAGCCAACGTTCCCACTGCTTGGTGTATGCCTCGCAAACTGCCTTCTGGTAGCTGTCTTCATTGAAGGTGAAATCCTCATCCTCTACAACTTCGTTCCGGTACTCGTAATCTGATACCTCAAAAGAAGAATCCCAGATAGTCTGATAAAAGCCTTCGAAGCTTACCAGGTCGATGTCTGATACATCTAATTTCTTTTCCATAACCTTAAAATTTTAAATGTTCTATAATATGTTTCTTTTTGTTGCCAGGGAATCTTATTTTGCCGGATTCCCTGATTTGATACGCACGCTATAATAAGGCGTACTGAAAGGGTATCTTACTTCGTTTACGAAGTACTCGACAGACGGTGTACTCATTGCCAGGGTATCTTGGCAAATTACCCGTCCATTCATACCGTGCACCATCATGTTGAGTGCACACATTTTACATACCAGCGGATCTGAGTCTTGAGCAATATACTGGAATGGTCGCCCGGCCGAATGGTCCAGTTTGCTAGCCTCGATAAAGTGGGCAAGAAGTAGGCGACCGCTGCCAGCTGCACAATCATTCACCGTGGTGCCTTCTATTTTCGCGCTGGTGGCTTCGTTTTTGCCCGAGCCTATAATGGAGCTCATTATGTTAGAAACACTCTGAGGAGTGAAAAATTGCCCCGTTTTCGATGCCTTACCAGCGGTTAAATACATATCCTCATATAGCATACCGAAAACGTCGAGCCACTGGCCGCGGTCCATTGCCTGGCCAACATCATTCAACCAAGCCATAGTCAAAACGCCAAACTTTGGTTTAGCCTGAAGGCGCTTCTGCTGCCAGTTTTTAAAACCGTCCAGGGTACCGTCAAAAGCCTTCACGCTGAACAGGTCAAGCAGATAGTCACAAAAATCACTTAGCGCCGTTTCGTATGGTCGCCCGTCTGCCTTCGTCTGCTGGCTCAGATAATCAATATAAAATTTCTTGTTTATCATAAATCCTCAAAATTTAAAACGTTCTATAATAAGTAAGCTTTCACACGTTCTATAAAGGGTGCCCTGGGTGATACCCAGGGCTTTCCACGATATTATCTACACTTCCAAATACTGGTAACTGAAGGATACTGCTGCAGGTCGTGATCCATCGCGAAGCCTTGAATATATGAATCCTCGCGGCTGAGTTCCTCAATGAGCTTCTCCACTTTGCGCACCTTTACCACGTACTTTGTATAGTTCTTTCGGGTACCCTGAATGCGTTTTATTTCCTTCTGTAAGACGTTTATCTTTATATCTATAATAGATACCGCCTTTTCCGCCTCCATGCGATCGCCTGGCTTCCACTGCCAGAAATTCTCCATTTTCTGATACCATCTATAATAGAGATAAACGTGGATTTCCTTATAAGGACCAGCACAACTATATTTATATAAGCTCATGCAGCCATCCTCAAAACAGCAGTAAAAGCCCGTGGCGGATTTTACAGCCTCATTGAAGCGCTTATTTATCACTTTGCCGTCAAAGGTGCGGCAAACAGGTTTTAACGCCTCCAGGGCTTTTATTTGCTGCTGGTAAACACCTACTACCTTGGCAACATGTTCGGCGTATTGTTTAGCCTCCATCTTTGCGCGGTCGCGTTCCCAGTTTTTCACCGCCATCTGGTAATCTTTTTCCGTACCTATAATATAGGTAGTTTTAGATACGTGTTCACCTAACCAACGGCGCAAACGTTCATTATTCAATACTTCGTACTCCTTCGCGTTCTCCTCGCTGCTGAAGGTACGGGCTGAAGGTGGAGTATTTTTGTTAAACTGCCAGACGTACACGTCGCCGCTATCTGCTGCAAGTTCCTTGTATCTAGCCATGATTTTCTCCTTGTCCTCTTTTTCCAAATTACCTAAATCTATCTTTGTTTCCATAATTCCTCAAAATTTAAAATGTTCTATAATAGAGTGATATTCTTTGCAGCCTATAGAGAAGGCTCCAGGGGTACCCGGAAGCCTTCACAGGCTTATTTTCCGTATTTGTCGTAATCGATAAAAATCTGTTTGATAACGTCGAACTGAAATGAGAAGTACACCTGATCATAAATACACTCATTATTTGCGAAAAAGTGTACCTCAAACATTCTGCCTTCGTGCCAGATGTCCCAGTGACAGTTTGCTAAATCGACAGCGGCAAAGATATTATTATATACAGCACCGTCGTCAAAACTAATTGTTTCATTTTCCACTTCTACCTTAAAACCAAGTGCACGTAATAAGATAGCTAATTTCTTTAATTCTTTCATAACCTTAAAATTTCAGATGTTCTATAATAGAGTAATATTTTACACGTTTTATAATTTAAAGCCTTCCTTCTCGAAATCTGGAACGAACTCTTCACGAATTGATGTCCAAACCTGGATATTACGCATTTTATAGGTGTAATCAAATTGGATCTCAGTGCGCGCCTTAAAAACAAGGCCTATTTGTTCCGCTCCTTCGTCGGTATCTCGATACATACCTGTAGCGGTTTTGATGCCATTTTTGGTTAAATCGATACACCATTCACGGCTTAAAATCTCGCTGAATGCCTGGCACGCCTCCTTCAGGTTTTCTGCCTGGATCTCGCTGTGCTGATTTCTTATATCAATAAAAAAATCCGGCATTTTAATATTACCCTCTTTGTCGTATGATTCTGAAGGTGTTACTGTGTAGCAAAAATGAAAAGTCTTCATAACCTTAAAAATTTAAATGTTCTATAATATATATTTATTAATTCCTAGTGATATTTTACACCCACTATAAAAGCGGTTTTATCACCTTGTTAGAAGGTGCCGGCGGTCCACGAGCCGCCTGGAGATCTCAAAATCTTTGCACCCTGTTATTTAAAGCTTGAAAAAGAATATCATTATAAAGAAATTGATAACAACACACACACGGCCGCGGTAATTATATTAATACCTATAATTTGCAGCCCGTTAACTGTTACCCCTTCACCGTCGGCGGCAAAGTAAGTTTCAGGCTTAAAAAGCCACTGCCAGGCGGCTTTTATAGCCGCAAAGGTACTTTTGTTCAGGCGTACAAATAGAAGGGAGCACACCGCAAATAAAATGCTTACCAGTTCGGCCGTACCTGGACGGCGTGAAAAAATGATATTATAATTATTCATGATCCTAATATTTTAAAGATTCTATAATGTAGTTATTTTGCGGGTTCCCTGGAATATCCAGGGAACCGGGGTATTTTTACGCACATCTCATGAAGTTATCGAGATAATAACGGGTACCGTACACCGTGAAATAAGGACGCGCCTCTGCCTCCTCGTTTCTTGGAAACGTGTATTTAATTTCTTGCCACCTTTGCGCCGTGTGTTCCTGGTCCATACAATAACGTCGCCACAATACAGCATCACCGCCGGCGTTAACAACAATACCATAACCGCCGCAATTACTAGTTGCACAAAAACACTCCCCGCGTTTTGCAAGTTCGTTATATTCCATTTCCTTTGTATACTTTGCCATAACTCTAAAAATTTTAAATGTTCTATAATAGGGGGTACCGGCGGGAATGATCCGCCGTTCAGGCCTCAAACCTTTGCACCCTGGAATTTTAAAATATATTATAGTGCAGCCAACATAGCCACGGCCGAATTTACTATTTTTGCCTGGTGCATGTTAGTAATTTCCGGTGTGTGTTCCTGAACAAATTGCTTTTGTTCAGTACTCAACGCGGCGAAGTTAGCCGCAAACGCTTGACAGAAAGCTTCTGCTTTCTCGTGTTCGTTTTATGCAACGGCCTGGATCTCCAGGCGTAAAGGTTCACGCATACTTTTTGGAAATTTATCTACAGCGTGTAAAAGCGCCGTTTCATACTCGAAAGTCTCCCAGGTTCTATTTAAGTAAGATACGCGGGAATGCTCGTAATATTTGCCGCCTCCACTTGCAAAAACATGATGACAGAAGCCATTTTTTGTGTTGGTCGTATCACATGTAAAATAAACGTGTTCGCCGTTTACCACAAAATCAAATGTTTTGGTATTATATCTTTTATTTGCCATAATTTCTAAATTTTTAAATGTTTCTATAATAAAGGGATAATAAGGGAGCCGGGACCGGCTCCCATGGCTTTATTTAATCGTCGAGTCTAATTTCATCTGAATTGTCCAGATCATAAATTGCCAGTTGGCCGTTAACTCGTGCAAGTTCCAGGGCCTCCGTGCGATCCTTTACTATTACGGTTGCATCATAATAGTAGCAACCGCTTTTCGTGTCATACCAGCCACCAAAAGCGAGGCTGTCAAAACGAGAAGCTTCTCCCTGATTCTGCATTTTATTGATAACATCAACTACCTTTTTGAGACCTTTGGCCCCAAAAGAGTCTTGAGTAACTGCAAGGGCTACAGCATAACCTGAAGTTATAGGCTGCAGAGTTGCAGCGTTAACGGTGTAACCTTCTGGATTTTGAGCGGCGATCGCTGCAATTGTTGAAATAACTAAATCCTTTTTCATAACTTTTTAATTTTAAATGTTTATACTTTGTTTCTGTTTTACGTTTGCAAAGATACGGATTTATCTTTATTTCACCAAATAATTTGCAAAGAAAATAAAGAAATATCCTTATATTTAACGTTTGAAAACAATATACATCCTTATTTTTACAGTTATTCACAAAAATATATGTTTATCTAGATAAAAATATAATATTATATCTTTATTCTCTTTATGTAGTGTACACCTTATTATATATAAGGGAAAAGAAAACGGTGGGCGATTCCTGGTGCTGGTGGGTGATAGGTTCAGGCGGTGGGCGGTGTGTGCCATCGGTGGGCGGTTCCTGGTGCTGGTGGGTGATAGGTTCAGGCGGTGGGCGGTGTGTGCCATCGGTGGGCGGTGTGTGCTCATCGGTGGGCGGTTCCTGGTGCTGGTGGGCATATTTCAGGCACCCAGCCGGAAGGAGCAACCCCTAGACACCTCGGTGTGGCGGTACGGTCTTGCTGAAGGTGTTTAATCTCGGGAAAAAATACGCGGCTGTATCGCTCTAAATATCAATTATTTAAATTCTCCGCTAGGGTGTGTCGTGCAAAAGCCAGTGCGGGGAAAGTCGGTAATTGTACTTAAAGTGAAAAATATAACTATTTAAAACACAAATAGTTAGAGGAGAAAATAAATAATTAAAAAAAAAAAAACAAAAGCAATAGCTTTTAGTATAGGTAAACATTCAACGCTTACCTATACTGAAAGAATATTTTATGCTAATTTTCTTGCGCTTGCGTTCTTTATTAATACAGAGGAAAGAATCTTTGGTATCTTCTTTATCTCATCATACTTTATCTCTATTAATCTTACGTTATGTCTTTTACTATATTGGCGCAAGCTTTCATCACGTATCTGCTGATCTTCAAACGTCCATGAGTCCTGATGGAAATAGGCTATATATTTATAATGCTGTTCTCCGTTCATTTCAATGAACATTCGATAATCCGGCAAATAGAAGTCAACCATAAGGTGCTGTCTTTTGCAAAATAGATTTTCGTTCGGAATAGGATATTGCGGAACAAAATTAATATGATGGTTTTCTAACCATGTACGGATATGAACTTCACCTTCACTGCCAGTACAAAACGGACAACCGCCTGCACCTCTCAGGTGCATCCATGGGTCTATCATGTACGAATAATGATGCTCCTTGCAAGTAACGAGTCCTTTGGTGTCATTATTGACATAAACGAATTGCGAATAATCGAATCTATCATTATATTTTTTCTTACAACGTTTTACCCAATTTGCCTTACGCTGTTCTGTGGATAATATATTAGAATAACCAGCACATGCGGGGCAGCCGCATTTTTGGTCCACATGACAATCATACCTGGTTTCCTGCCAGCCATGAATAGGGCACTTATAACGAATACGATCCGACTTTATCCGAGGAGGCTTACTTTTATCATAAATATATTTATCTCCATGAACCGCCCTTGCGTTCTTTATCCAATCTTTAGGATATAATCGTCCGTTACAATAGATGCAAGCGCTACCATGTAGTATAGCATCAGCAGAAATCTTATGCTCTCCATGCAGTTTACACTCTACCCGAATCTGAGAAGTCTTACATTTATAATCTTCCCAGTGGAAAACATACTTGTCGCCATAAAGAGCTAGAGCATCTTCTTTAAACATTTCAGAATTATACAAAGCCGGCTTTTTCATGCCGCAACACTCCCAACAACCATGAAGTTGCTTGCCTTTTTCCTTACTTAGTAAGGTTCTTGGTCTTATCGCAAATTCACCATGCTTCGGACATACCAGAATCACTGCCGTATCACGACCTTTATACTCAACCTTAGAATAATCATAATCAAGGTATTTTGCCTTTGCTTTTTCAATAAATATCTCCTGAGAAGTTTTCTTTGGTTTACTCGCTCTTATCTTCTTTATCTGAGACATGATTGAATTTTCTTTCAAGGCGCGACGCTTTTTTGCTTCTTCGTGCTGAAGAGCACGGGCGGCAGTAAGTCGCTCCTGCGCACAAATAGGACAGCCTGCAGATGCCTTGCCTATATGGTTTCCAGCTTGTACCGTAAAGTAATGATTATGCTTGATGCAGCGGATCGTGATAGGCGACAATCCCGCTACATATACGCTTTCAGAATAATCGTAAGCATCACCCCATTTTGCACGAGCTTTTGCTACATATTCATCCTTAGTAAGCTTCTTGTTACTCCATTTTGCATAATAATCATATTCATGCCCTTCCGTGATAGGTTCCAACTTGATTATATCAAGCCAATTCTGCTTGAAATAATCATATAGCTCACGGTCAATGGCTCTAATTATTTCAGAGCCTCTACCTTTACGAAAAGAGTCCTGTACTTTTGAGAAAACCTCGTTTTCGTTCCAATCGGGATGAACGAATAGAATAGATAAAACTCTTCTGGTAATACGTACACGTTTCAACATATCGTGTATCTTATTATTATGCGTATCGTAATTACCCTCAAGAGCATTCTTTGTCCGTTCTATGTTCATTTTACTAAAATCATACAACATAAGCTATACTTTTTAGATAATAAAACATCGGTATTCATTAAAAAGTGGAGCGCAAACACGCAAAAAGGATGCTCAAGCCCATATTATAGGATATGGACTGCTCTTGACTCATACTCCCAGTGTCGGGTGGTGCAGTGGCAAGCTGCTCGATTACTGCCGTGGCTGCCTCCTGAAGGTCAGCTTTACCCATCGGTAGGGTAATGGTTGTTTCATTCATTACTATGCTACTATTTTATATTAGACATCGGCGCACATATTTATATATAAAGAGGCAGTACGCCCTTAACCCCTTGTCTAATGGCAAAAAACGCTCGAGCATAGAAGAGAGCTTGCCACGTCTACGACATTACATCGCAGACAGGGGAGTTCGTACTGCCATATATGTATATGCAGCCTCTGTATCAGAGACACACCATGTGCTTCGATACTCTATGCTCTACGTTCCGTTTTTTATTTTTTTAGACGGTGCAAAGATACGGAGATTTATCGAAACTGCCAAACGTTCTTAAATAAAAATCTTTATTTTAACCATTTTTTAGGCTAAAAACTTGTATATTATAAAAATATATTATACTTTTGCACCACATAAGCAACAATATAATAAAAATAAAGCAATATGAAACACTTGGATATAAAAAGAGCTTTGGCTGATCATAATATAACCCAAGTTCAACTTGGCGAGAAATTAGGTCTCTCTCCTCAAAGCTTAACATCAGTTATAAAAGGCAATCCTACTGTGAAGAAGCTGGAGGATATTGCTACCGCCATCGGCTGCGACATCACCGACCTCTTCTATTCCGACCCTATGGAAGAGGCAGAAGAGAAAGAGACTCCTGCCAAAACGGAAAGCGAGGGCGAAACTCTGAGCGCAACGCTTCGTGGCGATTTGCCGGAAGGTTTCATCGAAAGAGACGTGAATTTCGTGCAGCAGCTAGCAGGGAGCGAGCCAGCCTATTCGGTTCACGAAAACGGATTGGTATCAGAAAAACAGCAGCAGATGATTCAGACCTCCACCTTCTGCCCTCACTGCGGCAAGAAAGTAAGGGTGGGAGTGGTGCTGCTGCCCGAAGAAGGATGAAGGATGAATATCGAATAATTAATAATGTATAACTCTTAAAACAGAATGAAAAAATGAAACAGAATTTTCTATCCATGATGAAACATTCCATGATGGCTATCTGCACAGTGGTGGCTGCGGGAATGATTACTGCATCGCTCACGGCTTGCAGCAGCAGCGAGGACGAAAGCGAGAAGGAGGCGGCTAAGGTGAAGGAATATCTTGCCGGCAACGAGTGGACCATCAACAGCACCAGCGGTACTTATTCTTACTACAAGAACCACCTGGTTTATTATGAGGATGGTGGCGATGTGACTCCAGGCGGTTATGTTGTCGAGCCTAACGTTGCCTTCGGCCACTGGCAGATGGAGGGCGACAAGCTTACTACCCGCTTCGAGGTAGGCCGACCTGCAGGTTTCAATATCGGCAGTCTGCTGAACGGAACTCTATCGGGCGTGCATCTGCAGGAGAGCAACAAGCTTACGGGCAGCGGGACATCGGCGAGCATCGATATGCGTCCGCTGATTGTAGGTACCTTCGCAAACGGCAATGAATGTCAGATGAGATGCGGCAGAACGCTGAATGATATTTCGGATGAGACGGACCATGATGCGGCGATAAGGGGTACCTGGTATTGCGTCATAACTATGACAAAAAATGGAAAGAAGAAGGATTGCATGGGTTCCATGACGTTTAACGAGGATGGCACCATGCACATGGTGATAGAGGGTGAGAAGGACTTCACTACCACCTATTCTACGAAGAACGGAAAGGTTACGATCAATGGTTATCTGGTAGAGAACCATGTGGCTACCTTCTATTACACGAACCTCTACGGTTCGCTCATCAAACTTTATAACTGCGAAAACGGCTACCTCGCGTCGATATGGAGGAAGAACAGAGACGAAGCGTATCAATAGCTCCGAGTAAGTCCCACACGCCCTGAATCAACGGTCACCGGCCGAAGGGAAAGGTAAAGGGCAAAAAAGTATTTGCCTCTCACGCCCTGAAAGGGCTGAAAATCCTAGCCCAGGGCGTATGCGTGTTTAGGAATAAGATGAAGCCTTCTGCTCCTCGGATTAAGGAGCGGAAGGCTTCATCTTTTTTAGAGAACAGCGAAAGAATCGCTTGGTACGTGCACTTTACTACGAAAAAACGGACAATTCTTACGGATATGAACAAAGATTTACAGATGATTTCTAGTTTTTCTCTGATTTTCTCTGAATTTCTCCGATTTTCTCTGAATTTCTCTACATATCTCGGTTTTTCTTCGTATCTTTGCAGTCGAAATTCCGCTGCCCGTAAAAAAGGTGGCGGTGTTATAATCTTTAAAAAAGTATTAAAAAACGATGAAGCCCTGCCGTCCGCGATGGATAGCAGGGCTTTTTTAAAGTTACGGACCAGCGATGGAATCGCTGGGAACGGGGGCGCAAAGGGGGTAAGGCTTTTTTACCTTTTTACCTTTTTACTTTTAAGAGATGAGCCAGCCGAGAAGGATAACGAGTAAACATCTCACCACATCTTCCCACTCGAAACATGGCAGGGGATATACCTTATATTGCCAAATCTTCTCTCATAATTTAGTATCTTTCCCATAATCATGCACAGATTTTACGTCCTAACTTGTGGCGACTGATAAACATGTCAAAAAATCCGTATATATAAAACATTGCTGTTACTATCATTACGGTAAAGCAAGAATCAATCCTATCTTTAGTTGTATACCAATTCCATTCCACGATATGAGACGCATTCACACCAAAAAAATAGCGTTAGAACGGCTTTCTTGCCAAATTCTAACGCTATTTCTATCTACTTATCAGTGTTTATCCTATCACAACATCAAGGGTCTCCATATCAGCGAACTTTAAGCCGCAATCTTTCGCTGCCTTGAACAACTCCTTCTCGTCAACTGCCTCGATGGCTACCTCTACCTCCTTGTCGGCAAGTTCCTTGAAATACTTCTCGGTCTTCTGCTTCT